AATTTAAACCTTTATTTATAATTTATAACTGGAAAAAAAATAGTAAACACACACGTTTATAATTAACTTTTAATGTGTTTTTAATGAAAAACGGCTTTTAAAGCCAACGTAAATAGAATTTTTTGTTTTAATTGTTAAAAATGTCCATTACGCTTTCCATGAAACTTTTTTCTTTAGATGGAGGAGGAAAATAGTACTTTTTAAAAGGGTTGGGTATTTTTAACGTGTCGAAGCTACCTACTCTTTTATACTCTTCCGGAATTGTGTTGGGATCGTATACCGATAATTCTTTATCGTTTATTTTTTTAATTTGTTTAGGCGTATTGTCGGTTTCCTTTTTGTCTTTTTTTTCGTCGTCTGTGACAGGATAAAACGGCCAAAAAGTTGGTTTTTTATAATCTTCCTCATCAAAAAAATCTCCTAATATTAACGATGTTAACCATTTTATGGGATACAGTATTAGACTAGCCGCACTCGATACAAACAACCGAGAAAATTTTGCTAAATAATACACAAACGATAGCGCAAGTTTTGCGATGCTGTTAACTATTAATGTAAAAAACTCTTTTGCGCATATAACTAAAAACGCAAATATTCGAATAATAAAAACCAACGTTCCCTGCAACAGTTTCCAGGCGACTAAGAAAACGTTATATATCGCAGAAAAAAACCACCAAGCTAAAAAAAAAGCGAGCTCTCCCTCCCCATTGTAATTATTTAAAGGAAATAAAAACGCTGCGTTTTTATGTAATAATTATATAGAAAAATAGCAACGAATAACGTTTAAGCTTACGTATTGTGTTTCGTCGTCGTCGCAGGTCGAAAGAACGTAGTAGTCAACCTTTGTTTTTAAATTGGAAGATACGTAATCTACCAACTCTCTCAGAAACTTATAATCCTCTTCTGAACTCGGTACCCATAAATCTTCTTTAACCGCTTTAAGCTCTTTCCACGCCATATCTTTTCCTTCTACGTTACTTAAGTTGTAAAATCCATCAAAGGATATTTCTGTGCACATGTCAACAAAAGTTTTTTCCACCATTACCTTTTTAACCAGTTTTTGGTAACGGTTAACCAACAGGCATCTTCCGGATCTATCAGTTATTACTCCAAACGACTCAACTTCAGCAAACGGACTGTTAACTTCTACAAGAGCGTAACACAGGTTCCTATCTCCCTCTTTTTCGTAAAACTTTACATCTTTTGAAAATCGCGCCAATGTAAATATGACGTCCGCCTCCTTACGTAGCAAAAACACCTTAACGAGCACAACTATTTTTTCTCCTTCTTGAACCACGTTAGACAGTTGCTCGGAACGTTTTTCTAAAAGGAAATCATCCGCGGTTGATATTACCGTTTTATCACCAACACAGACGTCCGTTTTTCCGCCGTTTTTTGGACTAGACAGATGCAAAACCAGCGTGTATTCTCTCCCCCGGTGTCTGTCTTCGGTTATTATACTAAAGCGGTTATCGAACCCCACCCCTTTAAAGCACTTGACTATAGTCAAGTGCTCACACACGTAAACGTTATAGTCGGTCAGGGACGACGCCAGAACCCTCTTTACGGCCCCAAATACCTGTTTGGTTCGTTCGCTTTTTTCCAGTACCAAAATTTCGCACGGAATGAATTGCCTGTGCCTTAATATGTCGGAATCCTCCCATGAGTTAAGCATGAACTTGAGTTCCTCCTTAATACCTTTAAAGTCGTCTCTGAAGCTCTTGAGACGCAACACGCCGTCTGTAATAACCTCCATTTTGCAATCATTCGGTATCTACTTTTTCATTTTTAAAAAAACATCGCCCTTTTTGGCGGCAAACTTCCGCTAGCGGAAAACGTTTAATCAAAACAGCTTCCACGACTTGGTTTCAGTCTTCTTCATCCCTAACCAGTTTAATATTCCTTCCTTTTTTTCTTCTTTATAAAAAGGATTTATTTTATTAATAAGCCTCAATGGATTAAAAAATGAATATTCTTCCTTTTTAAAAGGGTTTAAGTAAGAAATAATACTATAAGAAGAGTATGGATTTACCATTTGTAACATAAACAATATTAATTTACTAACAATAAAAATAAACAGCTTAGATACAGAACTTGTAATATAGTAAAACAAGTTATAAATCATATTAATTACAAAAGAAAACATGATTAACAGTGTTATTTATAAACAAATAAAAATTAAATTATGGCAAACAAAACCTTCCAATAAATAAAATCGAAAATGTTTCATCATCTTTGATTAAAAATATAAATGGATGATCTGCATAAAAGTTGCATTCTAGCACGTTACCAGAATCTGCAACACATGCATACGTTGCGGCCGCTGCCTCTGTTCCTTCTTCTGTAACCTCTATATAAGATTTATGAAAAAATTTAGAAACAAATATATTTCTATCTTTTGTTAAGTAGTTAAATTCTGCTTCTTCTGAAAATATTTTAGTTATTCCAATATTAAATAAAGATTCTCTTAAATCGTACGATTCTGAAATAACAATTTTTGGAAACATCAAACTAACTTCAGCCATTTGCATACAGTTCATCCAATTAACAATATTATTAATAGATAACTGTTCTTCAACAGTTGAAAGACAATTAATATTATCCGGTAAAATAACTATCATGCTACAGCCAGAATTATATGGTATTTCCAATATTTTAGATTTTATGTTTTCTATGTATCCAAAAGAGTAAGAATCTGTAATATGCATCATATCTACAGGTTTGTATTCTGAATCAGAAATCCAAAAATTTTTTAATCGGGTATTTTTTTTTTCAAATGGCAATTTCCACGTTTCGTTAAAATATATAGCATTAGCTATTAATAATTTTGTATCTACTCCAATGCTATCTATTAAATTTAATATTTTTCCATTAGTTAGGTTTTTTACCCATTCGTTTATAGCTTTTTTAACTTTTTCTGGATTATGATCAAAGTCAACTAAATAAAACTTATCTCTTACTTTTTCCATAAACGAGGGGTTTATATTTATTTTCCAATCTCCATACACTTTTGTTGCTAATACAGTATTTCCTAAGTTTTTACAATTTGGTTCTATTAACGACGATAATTGCTTTGCAGTTTCGCCACTTGCTCCCAATAATAAAGTTGAAAGAACCGATGATATGGACAGTGGTGATATGAAAATATTTTCTTTGCAATTGCGCGCAAGTTCCTTGAACAGATCCATAATAGTTTACCTATCTATATTGTTTTGTTTTGTTTTTAAGTTTTATGCAAAAAAACATATTGTGTACATCATTATCGCTTAATTTGTCTAATATTTTAAATTTTATTTCGTTTGGAATAATGTTCCATAAACTATTATTTCCGCAAAAATGTGAAATTTCAACAATAAGTTTTAACTTTTTTTGGTAAATACATTTATGTTTTTTAACTTTTGCATTAACAATTTTTCTGTAAACAGTTATTTGTTTGTTTAAAACAATACTTTTAAAGTGTATGTTTTGTATTTTTAAGTTTCCGTATACAAAATCATAAATATTAACGTTTGATCCTATTAAACGTTTTATAAATGATATATCATTTTTACAATCTATAATAAATTTTTTAAAAAGATTGGTTATTACCTTGTATTTTAACTCGTACATTTTTATAACCGAGTATGCGATACAATTTTTTATTATTAATATTTTTTTACCAGTAAGTAAATTAGAACTCTTAATATAGTTTTCAAACTGAAAAAATGTAGCATCCATTGTGTTAAAACTTGGCTGTTTTTTTAAAAACATGTTAACTATATCTATGTTTTCGTGAACAAATGCCAGTGTTGCACATGTTTCGTTAGTTGATGTTATTATGTTAACAGAGTAACCTAGGTTTAATAAATGATAAAATGCACCACGGTTATTAAAATATGAAGCTAAGTTTAAAAAATTATATCCTAATAAATTTGTTTCATTAAGAATACTGTTTTTAATTAAAAAGTTAAAAACCTTTAGTGTGTTTTTCTTAAGTATTCTTTTATTTTTTTTAATAAACAGTTTTATAATATTAAACAATACAAAATTATTATTTTTATTGTTATCTATTAATTTGCAACCTTTATTAATTAAAAAGTTTACTGTTTTTATGTTAACATTTGTTACGTGATTTACCAAGTAGCAGTGAAGTGCATTATGCCACTCTAAGTTTTTAGAATCGTTTATATTTATTCCTTTTTCTAATAAAATATTTATTACATTTTTGTTTATATTTGGTACAGATAAATAAGTTTGCAGTGCGTTAAATCCATACTTGTTTTTATACAAAAGATTTACGTTTTTTTTAATCATCAATTTTAATAAGTTTAATACATCAATATTTTTATTTTCTAATAAACAAAATATAGGCAAATCTCCGGACGATGTTCTTTTGTTAATATCTATACCTGCTCTTATTATGGAATTAACGATATCTTTAACGTCTTCACTGTCGCGCTGTTTAAAATACTTTAATAAGTAACATAACACGCAAGATAACAACTCTTTGCTACAAGCTTCTGTGCCAATTTTTTTAATGTAATTTTTAATTATAAGTATATAATTGTTATCGTACATTATCATTCGTTTAAAAAAACTTTCAATCATAATATTTTTTACACTTTTACTATACTTGCATAAGTTGATCATATTTGTATAACTACCTTAATTTTTTTTCCAATATGTTAATATCGTTATCTGACAAAAAGTTACATATGATAACTTTTATTTCTACTGGAATAATAGACCAATAACTTTGTGATACCTCACAAACATTGTTTATATTGTTTATTATTTTGTTTATTTTTAAATTCCTGTTGTGTGCTTTTTTAATAACTTTTTTAACACACTTTCCGTAATAAGGTAATTTAGTACATTTTAATATTTTTTTATTGTTTTTGTACCTATTTAAAAGATTTTTGTTTGGTTTAAAAACTATATCATATACTGTTTTGTTACTTAGTTTATCTTTTTGCATTTCTCCAATAATTTTTTTACATTTATTTATTGTAAACGAAAATTCTTTACTATCGCTTAACTTTTTATGTCTTAAGTAAAATAATGGATCTAATGTAAATGCCATTATTATAAGCTGTTTAAACATTTTAATTTTTTTATCACAAAAGAAAATGTTTGAAAAATTATCATCCTCAAAATATAATATTGTATTTTCTACTGTGTTAATAGTTGGGTTGTTGTTTAAAAACTCATTAAATATTTCCTTTTCACACGATAAAATAGCCATAGTTGCACACGTCTCTCCGTAACATGTTGTTAAGTTTACATTTGCTCCTAAGTTAATAAAATATTTAAAAAATTCTTTGTTTAAAAAATCTGCAGCTAACAATACAGGTGAAAATCCACAATCGTTTGTATAATTAATAGGTATATACCTAAGAAAATAATCAACAATTTTTCTTGATTTTTGGTTATAAACACTTACATAGTTTAAAAAAGTTTCAAATATTGAAAATAATAACTTTTTATTATCGCCATCATGTTTCTCAATAGCCATATTAATTAAAAAATCTAACGTGTCTAAATTTAAGTGTTTCCTGTCCTTAACATAATAATGTAAGGGAGTAAAATTATCTCGTTCGTTATCAATTTTATCTATTTTTACACCTTTTTCTATTAAAAAAGATACTATATTTTTATCAACTTTTTTACAACAAGAAAGGTAAACGTGTAATGCATTACCTCCTCTATAGTTAACATCTTCAGCTTTTGATCCTCTTGCAAAAAGAAACTTAACAATTTCATAGTCGCACATACACTTGTTAGATAAACAAACCAACAATGGTGTTAATTGATTATTATCATAACTGTAAGTTTCATTATTCATTATTAAACATATAATTTTCCTAACCTCTCTTATAGATAAATTAATCATATTATTTGATAGGAAAACGTACAAAAGAGATTCGTTAAACATACTTGTATACACGTAGCAACTATGCTTAAAAAGCAACTTAACTATTTTTGGCTCTACATCCGGCCGAAATAGGTATCTACTTAAAATTTTTTTCCAACATAAACTATCTAGCAAATGTTTTTCCATGTGTATATAATGCTCTACAATATTACTGTTTATAACATACCTTTCATTTGATATGTAACTGTATAAAGAAGCCATTTCTTCTTTAATATAGTAATTTTATTTCATTATTTTAAAAAAATTAAAGCGTATTATGTTTTTTAATTCTTCATTTGATAAGAAATTAACTATTGTTACTTTTATTTCATTAGGTATTAAATACCACCAATATTTATTACCGTTACATTTTTTATCTATTACTTTAATTGCTCTATTTACTAGTTCGTAACGTTGCACTAAGAATATAATAATTTCGTTAATTTTTTTCCCATATATAATAGAGTTTTTAAATTTTAAAAATCCGTTAGATGTAACATGTTTTAAAGAAATAGATTCAATTTCTTTATTAAAAATTATATCATATACAGATAAACCTTTATCAACAATTTCTGTTTTCATACAGTTTAATTCTTTTTCGCAATAATTAATTATTTCCGAAAAATGAATAACTAAATCGTTGCAATTTTTGTAAAATATTGGGTATACGCTAAAAGCGTATCTGATTAAAATAGTCATTAAAACTGACTTATTTTTATTTATAACAATATCTCCTAAGCCATTTACTGAAAAATAGTTAAATGTGTTTTTTATAAGTTTGGGCGAAGGATTTTTTCGTAACACCGTTGAAAACAATCTTCCGCTACCGTTATGTAATGCAAATGTTATACAAGTATTTCCATTTTCAGATACAGCGTTTATATCATCGCCCAATTTTAGACAATAATCGAACGCCATTTGATTATTAAATTTAGCTGTCCATAGTATTGGATGAGGTATACTATCTTTTATACCGTTAATAATAAAATCTAACATATGAATGTTTTTTTTATTATATGTTTTAACGTTAACTAAAAAAGATTCAAATAAAGACTGAAAAAAGTTATCACGAACTTCAAATTTTTTAATTAAATATTTTATTATTTTTATAGGTATATTATTGTTTGTGAATTTAATATTGCTAATACTTATGTTGTTATTTATTAATAATTCTAAAACTGAAGTTTTTATACATTTTGATTTTTCCAAGTATATACTTATTAGATTATTTCCATTAAAATCCTCAACTTCTGTATTTGCTCCATATTTTAAAAACAGTTTTATCATAGGTAAAACATTTATGTTAGAATTATACATTAAACATATAAAAGGGTATACACCGTTTATGGTCGGTAGGTTTATATCCGCGCCGTATTTTAACAACAAACGTAACACTTTTGTAACTACTACACAATTTACCTTGTAATTATTTAACAGTGAACAAATGGGAGTTTCTAAACTTCCTCTATAATTAACATTTGCACCATTTTTAATTAACAGCTTAACTATATTAATTTTAATTGTTTTTTTTTTTAAGTATTGTTGTAAAATGCTCATACCCCTATAAATTTCATTAACATTATTTTTTTTATCTAAAAAGTATTTAACCATGTTATATTTTATCTTTGTAGACAATAATATATATTTGTAAAATATAGATGTCATTTTTAGTATATTGTTAGTTATTATTTAACAATACATTTTCAATAAAAAACACATTTTATTATTATTTAACTAAAACTTTTTTACGTTTTGAAAATATTTAACGTATTTATTTTTTCACAGTATTGTGTTCCTAAAACAAAATATAATTTCATATAACATTATTAGAAGATTGTCTAATAAAAATGTTATTTGTCCTACAAAACATGTTTTTAAAAACTTTTTTAAAGTTTTTTCCAACAAAAGCATAAATTATTGGGTTAACGCAACAATGAACAAAAGATATTAGCTCTGCTATGTCTATTGAGTATACTATTTTTTTTAAATGGTAACATCCTATATCTATTAAACCTACACTCTGCAAAGAATTAATGAACAAAACTATGTTAAAAGGTACCCAAAAAACTACTGTAAACAAAACAACTGTTAAAATAATTTTAATGGATCTTGTTTTATTTTTATTTTTACAGTTTTTAAGCGTATAAAGTATTTTAGAGTAACAGTATATTAATATTATTAGCGGTATTACTATACCAAATATATTTATCTCAAAATTAAAAAATGCAGACCAAGAAAAATTTTCATGGTAGTCGTTAAATATACATTGTTTAAGATTATCTGTATTATCAACATAATAAAGAACCATTGCAGGCATTGATAGAAATACAGAACATACCCATGCAGCTACGGATAACAAAACGCTTAAACTTATACTTTTATTTTTTATCTTGGTTGCATTAACTACTAAAATATATCTGTCTATGCTTATTAACGTTACAAAAAACATGTTGCTAAAAAATCCTACAAAATATACTCCCAATACCAACTTACACATAAACTCTCCAAATATCCATTCATTTAAATCATTATGTATAATAAAAGGAAATGAAAAAACTAACATCAGATCCGACATAGCTATGTTAAACAAATAAACGTCTACTACAAACATAAACCTTTTAACAATCAAAACAGCTATTACTAGTACGTTACCAATTAAACCAAATATAAACAAAAGAATATAAAATACTATTACAAAGTAATTCACATCAGAGTTAACCATTTCAAAATCGCACTCTTCTTCAAAGTAATAACTGTAATTATCTACGAAAACCGTTGTTTCCATCGTTAATATTTAATCTAAATACATTGATATCGTTTAGCAACAACTTTTATTTATGTTTTTATTCTTATAAAATAATATTTAAAGTAAAACATTAAATGCAAACATTTCTTTTTGTAAATGCTTTTTTGTTATAAACCGTTCCATGCTATACTGTTTTACAAAAATTGTTAACATATATTTTAAACAATTATTGCACAAAAGTTTTAAAAACTTTAAATTTATATAATTGTTTACATTATGTTAGTTAATAAAAACTAAAATTTATTATATATAGATGGTTTTAAAGTTGATTTATTACACGACAAGAATAAAGCTATTAAACCTAATACAAATATAAAACAAATTATTGATAGTAAAATTATTATAGTGATGATGTTTTGTTGTGTGTTATAGTTAGTTGTAGAATTATTAAAATCTTCATCCAAGTCATCGAATAAATAATTTGGTTGTATATTATTAAACTTGTCTTTAACACACTTTGGTATGCCGGGATACCAAATAGAATTAATATCGCACGTTGACACAGATGATCCTAACAATATAAATCCTTTTTTACATTTAAAATTAACAATATCTCCATAATAAAATTTTTTTTCAAAAACGTTTAAAAATCCATTTTGTAACGCTGGATACTTACATCTTATTAACTTACAAACAGGATATTTTGGCATCCATTGTTTATTTATACATTTTACAGTTGCGTTACCTACTATAGAATATTTTTCTAACTTATTTACTTTACATGCATAAGTAACTAAATCTCCAAAAGAGTATTGATCTTTTTTATCTTTAATATATCCGTTTAAAATTGTTACTGGATCTTTACAATTGTTTTTACCTATGCACATATTTTTGGTACTCCATGATCCGTTATTACAAGTAACAAAAACTTTGTCAAAATTATTATTGCATTTATATTCTAAGTTTTCATTTTCTTCATATACTTTGTTTTCATAACTATCAACGTTGCTATATTTTGCATCATTTTTGTTAAATACGCAAATACACCATGTTTTACTAATAAACAATAATATAATTATTTTTGTTAAATTTATCATGTTTATATTTAAAAACTTAAACTTTACTGTTACGCTGTAAAAAATCTTTGTTTTCTGACAGCAAAAAATGGTGTCCTGCATAATGGGCACGTTTTTTTTTCTTTTTTCCAAGTATCTATACACTTTATGCAAAAACCGTGATTGCAATTAGGTAATACTCCAAAATATATATTTTTAACATTTTTATTATAAACTTTTTCCATACAGATTCCGCATTCTTTATCTTTAGATCTTTTGTACAAATCCTCGTATTCTAGTAAAACACTAGACACGCATTTTGTTAATTCTGAATAAACTTTTCCTTTTTTGTGTATAGCCTTAAAGAAAATATCTTCCTCGTCATCATACTGATGGTGAAGGCTTGGTTTTTTAATTAATTTTTTTTGTTCGTATAATTGTATTAAAGAAAATACCATATCTCTATACTCTTGAGATATCCAAGTTAAAACATCCCATAAAATTTTTTGATGTATAAAAACTCCATGTATTTGTTCAGTTGTTTTACTTTTATACACTCTTATAGATAATTTATCAATTGAAATTTGTTCTTCTTCAGATACACTAATTAAAGTTCGTCTACCTCTTAAAAGAGCCTTCCAGCGACAGTATGATTTTTTTGCTATTTTACAAAGCTTTGTTACGTTTACATATTTGTTATTTGACATTAAAACGACTTTAAAACACTCTCCGTGTAAAATGTCGTAATTTTGACATATATTAGAATCATCTTCCATTTATAATACGAATTTGACTTTACAGTTCATTTTTAAAAATGGTTTAAAATACTTATTAGTTCGGTATAATTTGGTAAACTATCATAGTTAAGCAACTTAACTGCGTTCATGTATTTTTCTAATTCTAAAAATTCTTTACTATCATTAAAACATTCTTTCATTAAAAGGTTTACATCATTCATGTATTTTATCTTTGACATTTTAACATATTCTTTATTTTTTAAATCGTCCTCCCATGGTAATTTACCACTCATCCACTTTATCATACAATATCCTAAAATTTCAAGGTCTCCTCTTCTAGAAGGATATGCTCCGCAATGCGCATCTATGCTTGTAAATTCTATTGTTCCGTTATGCATTCTTTTTGGATCTTTTTTAAATTCAACGTGTATATCGTTTACCATAAACCTAAATGCTAATCCGTAATCTATTAAATAAAGTTTGTTTTTATCGTTTTTGTCAAGAGCTATATTAGAAGCCTTTATATCGCTATGTACGTACCCGTTGTCGTGAATAAATTTTAAAATAACCAAAATTATAGCTCCTATTTTTAAAACAGTTTTTTTAGGAAGTTTGTTATCATTAGCTTGAATTATTCTTTGAAGATCACAACCCAAACGATCGATAATTATAAACCTATAATCATTTTTATCGCTTTTATGAAAACCAAAACCATAACACTTTGGTATTCCTAAATAAGAAACGTTGTTTGTTAACATCCAATTATTAATTATTTCTTTTTTCCCAATTCTTTGATAAAATATTTGTTCTACAAACAATGGTCCGTTGCTTTTTGGTTCAACCTTAACCACATGTGTAAAATCTTTATTTTTTTCACTATCTTTAACTGCAAAATATATAAAGCCAAATCCTCCCTTTCCCACAATTTTTCCTATCTTCCATTTTGTTTTAGTGGTGTCAGTTAAAACCTCACCTTCTTTTAATTCTTGGTTTTTTGACATCGTATTACTTAAAAAAAGTATAAAAAATCATTTTTATGTTAAACAAACAACTCCTTTTTCGTTATTTTTACTAACTAAAAAATTAAATACGCATGTATAACACCCCCTATCGAATAAGTTTACGTTTTTAATTAATATTGTAGATTCATTAAACGATTTAGAAACATAAAGTATTTTTCCTTTAAATTTTTCTGAAATAACAGGGCCACATATTCCATAACCAGCTATAAATTTATTATCCTTTTTCCATGTTATTATTATTGTATTAAAAGATGATGTTTTGGTACATGTTATTTTTATATCCAATGAATTTATAAACGATTTAACAAAACAACTTGTAGATTGCAAATAATTAAACAGTGTTAGAACACTTACAAATAATAGCAGTAGTTTCATAATTTTTTAATTTATATAAGTTTTATTTAAAAATAGCTATCTAATAACTTTATAAACTTATTGTTATTTTTAACATATTTCCAAGAACAAAAGTGACTATAAACGCATGAACACTGTCCATACTTAAATGTAGAACAGCTTGTTGAATATTTCCACTTGTTTTTTTTAATGTTATATTCCTCTACAGAATTGGTATATCCGTTTCCTGTAAAACCACCAATAACGTATATCTTATTTCCTAAAACACACATAGACGAATCGTTTCTAGGAGTTATTAAATTTGGAATAAAACTCCATATTTTTAATACAGTGTCATATTTATAAACTTTGTTTGTTTTAGCTAATATTTTTCCTTGAGATTCTATTATATATCCACCAGCAATATAAATGTATTTATCAACAGCTGCTACTGCTAAACATGCCCTAGCTTCTGGAATAGGAGTGTGAGATACCCAACCATGTTTTGATAGACTTTCAACACAATCAACACATTCAGATCTTCCGGTTATTGAGGATTCTTTTATACCTCCAAAAATAAATATTACTTTATTAGATATAACAGCTCCTATGCTTGTTCTAGGTTCATTTAATGGAGGTAGACGTTTCCACGAATTAAAACCTGGCTTCCAATATTCTACAGAGTTTACATATTTATAATATCCCTTTCCTCCTATTACGTATATTTTTTTGTTGTTAGAAACTAGTGCGCACCCGTGTCTTGGACTAGTTAAAGGAGTTGTTTCTTTCCAGGATTTTGTTTTTATATTGTAAGTAGATACAGACGATGTTGGCATATAACCAAATGTACCACCTACTACATACACGGTATCTTCAATAACAGCAACGCTAAAAAGATGTCTATGTTTTAACATGTGTGTTATAGTTGCCCAAGAATTAGTAAATGGAGAATATACCTCTACCGGAGTTTTTAAATCTAATGGATTTTTGCCACCAACGGCTATAATATATCCTTGTGAACGTTTTCTAGGAGTTTGTTTACGCGTTTTTTCTGTTAAGTATTTAACGCAATCGTAATTATTATATATTGAAGGAATGTTAAGTAACAACTCAATCATTTTTTCACATAGTAACGATTTTTTAATTGTTTTTAATAGCGAGAGTGGACATTTTTTAACTGTATTTTTGTTTTTATTTAACCATTTACTTAGTATATATGCAGCTAAATCTTCATCTATAACGTTTAATTTTTCGTTAGATAAAATTATTTTTAAATCAGAAATACAAATACTATTGAATTCTGGGCGGGATACAATTTTTAAAATATTTTTAATTATCATTTCCATTGCTACATTTTCAAGTTCCTTTCTACAAAATTTTTTAGCATAATAGTACATTCGTAAACAATTTTCTTGGTTTAACTTTCTTATCATAAATTTTTCACATAACGTTACCACTCTTGTTATTTGTAAATAGTCTGCTTTGTATAATAATATCTCTACGTTTGATTGATTTATATTCAAATTTCCAGAATAAATAAAATTTATTAACAAACTAAGTGAGTTAAAATCTATACCTGACATATTAATCTCGTTAGAATTTTTTTCGGAAAAGTTATCTGTAAACATCTTTTTAAAATAATCTGATACAGAAGCTAAAATTATTTTATGCGCTTGTATTTTTTTACCGTCTGCTATTAACGCTACATCGTACAGCAAGTTTTCATCTTTTAACTTATTAATTGAAGTTACTAGGTATTCGTAATACCGTAATACACTCATTATCGGATTTAAAAAAATTAATATTCAATTTTTAAATTAGTTCCTCGTATAATAATCTATTTTGTAAAAAAATTTTTAGGTCAGTAAATACATTTAAACCTAATGCCTTAAAAATATTATTTGATATATTTAACCAATTTAGATATCTTCCCATTTTTTTCCATTCTTCTACTATTATTCCACATAATCCTATTATCTCAATACAGTGATAAACATTAAAATCTTTAGTTATTGTTCTTTGTAACAGTATAAATTTTTTTAAATTAAAAATTCCATCATTTGAATCCAAGTTTAATATGTTAAATATTGTTTTTACAGATCCATACTTTCTTTTAGCTTCTAAGTCAAAACGCAACAACTCTTTAAACAATCGTCCACACTTACTATGTTCTAAACCTACAAAGCCTCTATACCATAAATAATTGCTTATTATGTTAAAAATGTTATCGCTGTCTTGTATTTCATCATTTAATAAGTAGCTTTTTTCTATATTGTTAACAAAATTACAATTGTTAAGTATACCATTATTATGTGTTAACAAAAATGAAAATTCGTCATTGGATTCTATTGTGACTTTTTTATCACTTACCGTAATTTTTATCATCGTTATGTTGTTTTTCTATGTTTTAGTAGTAAAAATAATACGATAATATTTAATTGAATGTATTTTAATTTTTACTATCTATGCGATATGCCATAAAAGTAATAACCGTTAATCATTTTACCAGAAATTTTTTCTTTTTTATCTATCATATAATGTAACGTCGATAATGCAATTTTTATATATTTGAAATTTGGATATTTTCCTATAAACGAGGCACTAAACTTTCCGACTTCTAAATTTAAAAGTGCTAACCCACCTCTTATGGGTTCACAAACAGATTTTTCCAATAAATCGCTTTTACTTAAAGTGTAAACGTGACTGTTGCTGTAACAACAACCGCAATCATCGTCTATATCTTTAACAGTATTTTGCATTTCTTTACTAATAAAACAATGAGTTGCGTAATCAGAACTAGCGTATAATATAGTTCCATCTATTATTAAAGTAATAGACGACGAATATTCGTGTTTTAATTCCACGTAAAATTTAAACCAGTTTTTACCTGGTAACTCATCATATAGTCTACTATGTCTAGATATTAACACATCGTTACTAGACGTTGATGTTATTAAAGGTATAGCTGGATAATTTAATTCGTCAAATATTAATATTAGTATTAATGTATTTTTACCCTTAACAAAGAAAGAAGATATATTGCTATTAACTATAACAAAATCGTTATTTGCAAGTTCTATGTATTTTAAATCATTATCGCTAGTAACGACAATATCGCATTTATGATCAGTACATATATTGTTGTTTATATTTAACACAGCTGTTATAACAAACTCCGTTTCTGGAACGTATGAAAAATCCTTTTTATTATCTACTTTTACTATTTTACAGAATCTAGATATTCTACTAATAGATTTACCAAAAGATGTATTATATAACTCTGCAATTGTTTTATCTATACCTGGACAATCAAAAAGAGATATTTTTTGTTTGGTTTTAGTGCCGGTAATAACATTATCCAATTTTTTACAAACATTTAAACTTTCGCTTAAAGAATCATTGTTAAAGTTTTTACCTACTAGTTCCAATGTTTCTAAATCCTTTAAAGATGTAACAGATCCCACAATGGTACTCATTTTATTTATATACAAAAATGTTTTTTCATTTTTTAATCAAATAATATCTTAACTTAAAAAGGATATTATCGTCTAAGAAGTTAAACAATAAGAGTAGTAAATCTTGTATGTATTTTTCTAAACCTATTTTTCCACAACATTCAGATATATAACCAATAACTCCAATTAATGTTAAAGCGCTAACATAACTAACATCGTAGTTACTATACAAGTATTTTTTAAACCTAGAAATAAAACCTTTTTTTGACAGGTTGGATGTTAACAAGTTAATACTATCCTTATCAAAATAAGTATTAAGGTTCATAAGCTTTAAAAATAAATTACCTATACCGACCGGTACAAAACCAATTCTTCCAACCATGGCTCTCCATGTAAAGTAATCATCCAATATGTTTTTTAAAGAATCATTAGCACTAATAGTATTTGCTGTATCATATGCAAAAAATAAACTATAATCGTTTATTATTCCATTATCTTGCAAATCCATGTTAAAACAAACATAAAATATTTACATTATTTTTCTACTTTAATGGTTGTATATTTTATTTTTTTTAGAGTTACAGATAACGCTTCACATTCAAATGTTTTATTATCGTCTGATATATCTACATTCTCAAATACCAATGTGCTAGTTCGATAAATAAAATTTTCAAAAAATATATCGGTACTGTATAATTGATATATCCTAACACCTAAAGGTAAGTACAATCCGTTATATAACCAACTAGTTAAAATATAATCATACGAATTAATATCCACAAAAGATGTACAGTTAACTTCCAACTTTTTATTATTTTTTGCATATGTAACGTTTGGAATATCAACAATAAAAAAATCGTAATATGTATTAGGAATAACTGTCAAATTTACACACCTTTTTGCAGTATATGTAATATTTTTTAATACGTCGATGTAATATCCTTTGCAGACATATTTTCCAGAATCTGAATAAGTAACGTTGTTTATACCCTTTACATATCCACCTAACTTTGTGTAATATTTATAGTTATTAGTTATTTCTTTTCCTTCTTTAAACCATTTTATAGTATTATGTTTTGCGTGTAATATTCCACAATATATTTCAAAATTATCATTTTCCTTTGCTTCACTTAACATACAATTATTAGAATAAAAAGAGTTTTTAACTATTACAACACTTTGATCACAGCTTTTGTTAGTTGAAACAGTACATAAATACTTAGATCCTGCTTGCAAATTATAAAACGGAAAAAACATTAGCATATTATTTTCTATTCTAGTATTGTTATACTCTGTTGAGTTGCTAATGTTTTTCCAAGTCACAGTATATTCCGATCTGTTCATATATTTCCAGGGTAGTATGTAATTATCTAACTGAGGACATTTTAACATTAACACTTCATTTTCTTTTGCTAATGTTGTTTTTATTTCCCTAAAAGAGCAGTTTTTATTAACTAAATTTATTATATCATTATCAATAGTTTTTAAATAATCAATATTTCCATTTGCTATATAATCATACATATCATCGCCGCTATTGTAACATATTATTTCTTTACATATTAGAAGTATTATATATGTGATTTTCATTGTTTATAAAACTGTATTTGTTTTTCAAAATAACTGACTTTATATTTTTTTTTCTTAGAATTAATAATAATAGTAGATATAAGTATAATTATTACCGTTACTACAAAGGAAGTTAAAACAGCGATTGTGTTATTTATTATTTTGTTATTATTATTTAATGAAATAACGAATTTACTTAAATTAATTGAAATATTTCTATCATAATCATCAAAAATATCCTTAATTGCATCTTCAAAGGCAGATTTTACAATTTCACTTTCAAAAATTATCTGTTCATCTAACGATTGTACCGGAATAAATGATATTTCGTAGCACGTTATTATTGGAGTTCCCAACATTAAGTACATATCTTCTTCTATTAAGCTATTATTCACTTTTAAGTAATTTATATTGTTTAATGTTACCAAATAATTGCTATAATTTCCACAAAGGTAACTTTCCAGTTTAAAGTACTTGTATACAGATTTTTTATCTAAAACACAACATCTGGTGGATATTGCCGAACTCAATAAAGAACTGATATCGTTGTAACTTAAAGTATCTAAGTATATAGTACTAATAGTTTCTTCTATTTCCTTTCTTACAACATTTGCCTGTTCTTCATTTTTTGCTTTAGCTTTTTGCATTTCGTCGCTGTTGGCAAACAATCTAAAAATTTCTCTCCCTTCTGAAGTCATATATTTAGCCAAAGAATTTGTCATTTCAACTACTGGATTTTCTGAATATAATACAAGTTTATTGTATTGATTGTAAAGATTTTGCAATTTTTCATACAAGCTACGCTTAACATACTCGTTTTTATTTGGATTAAAACTAAACTCTTTTATGTAAGGAGGATTTACTATTCTATCTTCTAAAAAAACTGGAGCATATCCAAGAATCATAGAAGATGAACATGGGTCATAATCTGGAGGCCAGTAAATGCCCGCATACCAATAATAGCAAAAATTGTCGCTTGGAGTGGATGTTCCTTTTGAAGTACACGAATCAAAATCTGTTTGTGACTCTTCGTAACTGTAACCCAAATCATTAGTTCTATCACGCTTAGACCATTTTTCCTCCGACAGGGCACAATGATCTCTTGATGTAGCTATTAAAAAACACATACTATTAACGTTTTCTGACCTAAATGGGTTTTTTGGCACTGTTAGTTCTGGACATGAAATTTTTAACTCTCTAGAATCTAAGTCTAAATATACGCTACATTTTCCAAATACATTTTTTAGTTTGTAGTCATCTTTATCATTTACAAAATTAAACGTTATTCTTTTTTCATCGTAACTGTCTTTAGATCCTATATATACATATTTTCCACTTTTTCCGAATATATCGTTGCTTTGAGTTACTCCAAAATTAACATTTATATTTCCTGCAACAACCGAACAGGCAAACATTGTTACAGATATCGAACTAAATGTTCTTTTTTTTTCGGCAGCAAACTTCCAAAAGTGGTCAGGGTTTTTATAAACATCAGATAATGAATCTGCATCTATACTAACTGTAAATGGAGAAGAGTAGTAAAAGTTTATCTTTTGTAGTGCTTCAGCGTTTAAATCACCAGAATAACTGGTAGTTAATCTAACAGTTGGTAACTTTGTCACAACTACTTTATAATCTATTTCTGGTATATTATCTATATAGTAATAATTTTTACAGTTGCTATTTTCACTAACTCTTTTGCATGTAATTGACCTTTTTGGCATAACGTTGCTAAATAAATCAAAAAGATATTTTCTGTCTTTAAAATATTTAAAGTTTAAATAACTAGAACTTAAATTAGAGAATCTAAAATTAACTTGAATTATATCAGATTTATAAGATGGATTTGAGTTATGTACACAAGAAACTATAGCAGTTGCCTCTTTTTGAGATGCAAATCTCACAGAGGTTCTTCTAGTGTTCATAGGAATATTAATTATTGTTTCATTACTAATATAAAATGGTGTAGAACCATAAGGGCATGTTAACACAAAACTGTTGTAACCTTTTCCAGTTATTGTTGACATATCCACATAAATTTTTCTTATTCTAGAAGCACACGCAGTCACATCTTCCAAAATCATTGAATCGGACCAATAACACGTACTACTATCAGTTTGACTACATATTACATCTCCGTGTCCTATATTGTTTAAATCTATGTAAGATGATTTAAAGTCATATTTTTTAAATGTAAAAAGTTGAATATTATCATTTTCGTACCTTGAAAAAGGGTTCATTAGCACCCATCTTTGTTTTTTTGGCTCATATGTTGACATTCTTAACAATGTTCCACATGTTACATACGCTACGGATTTTCTACTCATGTCAAATGGACAGTTGCCGGCAAGAACGTAAAACTTTTTTAAAGGATACATATCACAAACGTTAGAAGGCATATCTTTTGCGCTTTCTGGTTCTCCTGGTGTTGATATTCTTAACAGTTGCATATCGCTAATATCCTGTTCAAATGGCATAAATATGGCTCCTGGTTCGTTACCACAAGTAAAAGTAACATTAGAGTGATAAGATAAAAGTTCCAATATACCGTGTACAATATACGTTTTAACACCTTTTTCGTCCTCTCTTATTAATTTAGCATATGCGTTAACATCCGCTTCAAAAAGTCTTAACTGTCCAATTGGACATATTAGTTTTACTTTTACATTATAACTTATTTGACTATTTTTTAGATAATATATCATACTTGGAATAATATCCGTATATTCCCCCCTTGTTTTTTCAGCGTCGTTATTCATTTCACTATGTCTATAAGCAAGAGTTATCGTGATATCAGAATCAGGCATCATACATATCCGTGAACCAGCTTCTGTTTTTGATACGTAAGCTGCATAGTTTGAAAATTTTTCGATAGCCGGATCAACAGGTGGTCCTTCTCCAGATAAAAGAAAATAAATCGATGTTGCTACATCTATTAAACCTGCGATCCCTTGAATGGCTAAACCCGCAATAGCTGCATTTGATGACCCAGTAATGGCTAATGTACCACCTATTTGTGATAATGCAGAAGATATTAAATTTACAATCGTTTGTTCTTTTGGTTGAGAACCAGATTGTGCAACTATTGATGATATTTTTGAATGTGAAGATGACATGTATGCTGTTAATGCCACGGTTGAAATTATATTATTAATTTTACTACTTTCAGTTAACTTTCCTAACTTAATTTCTTTATTATCTGTGTTAATATTGGCATTGACATTACCAATTTTTTTATTGTTGTTATTGTTGTTATTGTTAAATGGTAAAACAATTTGGTTTTTATCGTTTGGACGTAACATTTTTCTACGAATTGCATTTTTTCTAGTTAGTTTATTATTATTTAGCGGTTCGTATAATGGATTGTCTTTAATTACATAAGTTCCTCTCTTATCGTATAAAGGATTGTAACCGTCTCGTAAATTAACAACTCCATAATCTATTTTTTCGTATAATGGATTGTCTTTAATTACATAAGTTCCTCTCTTATCGTATAAAGGATTGTAACCGTCTCGTAAATTAACAACTCCATAATCTATTTTTTCGTATAATGGATTTTCTTTAATTATCATATTATCATTAACTTTTTCAAATTTTAATGAATTGTAAATTGGATTTCTAACATCACATATTGAATTTTTTGAAGTTGCACAAATAATATCTATCATTTTTTGTTTTTTATAATTAAAAGGCGGACTGTTTGGCACTGGCGGCAATGGTATATTTTTCCTATCTATAACATTAGGATGTCCAAGTTTATAATAAATTGGTTCTTTTATTTCTTCGTATATATGCTCTTTATCGTACGAAAATGTACCGCTACCTGTTGGACTGTTTTTTAAAAAATACGTAGACGATGAAGATAATGATGGGTTTTCTTTTAAATAATAAGTAGAGGATGACGTAGACGGTTGTTTGTTTTTTGAAAAATATGTTGATGATACTGAAGAGTCACTCCAAGTAGATGATGTAGATTCAGTTCTTTGTGTAAACATTTGTGCATAAAATGGATCAAAACGATTACGTATTTTTCTTTTTGCCTCCAAAATTTCTTCTTCCCTTGATTTAAATACATTATCATTAATTTTATTTCCTATATCATCGTATGTATTATCAAAAACATAATCCTCTTTAAATACGTTTACATTAGAAGATGAAGGTGTTATGGCAACATTTTCCTTTGAGTTGGCATATATACCAGATGACGAATCTATATTTAACATGCCTTTAGGTTTATTTTTTCTTTCTATAACTATATTTTTGTTTAATGGTGAATAACTTACATCTTTTTTATTTTTAATTAATTGCCTAGCAATATAATCTGCCTCGCTACTAGTTATATATTTTGAGCTAATTATATCTTTTGTAAGAAGTTTAGTATGTTTTGGTAAGTTATCATACGTTAATATTTTATTATCTTTTATTATTAATGTTTTTAACTTATTAGTGATTGTATCTTTTACATTTTGATAAATATTATTTAATCCAGTTACTGTTCCATCATATCCACTAGCACCTAATTGTACATTTTGTGTGCGGGTTGGTATTTTTGGTCTGGCTCCCATTTCTTCAGCGCTTAAAAGTAATAAGTTACCCTTGCTAGGAACAGGTGGTTTATTTTTTTCCAAAGATCTACGTTTTTTCCCCTTAACATTTGTGTTTTTATAAGCTACAGGATTTATTTTTGGCAAAGAACAATCTTCTTGGTTATCTAAACCATAATTTTTGTGTATGCAAAATGAATCATAATTAAGTACATCAATGGATCTTCTGTGTCTATTACTGGTTTCTTTTTTGTTATTTTCAGAAACAATTGTTTCTGTAGCCGCATCTAAAAATATAGAAACGCCACAATCTGCACTATTATTTAACATTTTACAACTAAAATAGTTATTACTATCAATGTTTGGAACTACGCTCATGTTAATTAAAGTATCATTAAACTCTTTAGGAACACCACACGCATATATCATTGTTTCTGTAATGTTGGTACACTTACTTGTTAAATTTGTAAATACCTCTAAGTTGTTAATAACGGTGTTATTAAGTACATATTTTTGATATGAAGAGTTGTTAAAATTATTACTATAAGTTTCATTATATGTTACGTTACCTAATATTTTTAAAGTGATTACATCATAGCTGTTATTAAAAATTTGTGGGTATATAATACAAGTACCTAAATCGTTTGCTTTTGTAAACGGAGGAAACAGTGATACAGGTTTTGATGTTAATGTTATAGTTAATGTATCATTGTTTAATTGTGAATCTGTGTATATATAAGATATTCCATAACATTCATTTGTTATATTAATAGTAACATTTAAAAAATTAATATAGGTTTCGTATTCATTAAAAGTTACGTTTACATAGTTATTTTTAATATCATATAACGTTAAATTTATTTTAAAATCCAATCTTTTTGTTAAAACACCTCCATATATATAATTGTTTTCACTGTTACATTTGTTATTAAATAACTTGGTTAATGTTTGTGACATAAAAGTCCAATTTATTTTACTTTCCATAATTCTAGCTTCTGAATTTGTTAAGACATCAAAATGTTGTGTGGTTTGAAAATTATCTTCAAAAATTGATATTTTTTCCTTATACCTGGTGTTGGCAACGTCATAAAAGCTGTATAGACCTGCTTTTCTGTAACATTCTTCTTTTGAGTAAATAATAGGTAAAAAAATATATATAACAAAACTTAATCTCATCATGTTGTTATGGTTATTGTATTAAGTAATTTAAAAGTAATATTAAATTTATATTTTTAGTCAAAAAATAAATAATAATTAAATTTTTGCCATAACCCATGTTAAAAAAATATCAATTTCACTAAATAATTTTTTGCAATTGTTATCTATCAATAATAATTTTTTAATTTCCAATACATTAACGTTATTCTTTTTTACTCTTCTTTTTTTTACCTTGTTAAATATTGCCAAAAAGTTATTTGCCACAGAAGATAACGACTTTAATATATTTAATTTTAAAGCCGTGTTTGTATATTTTACAAAAACGTCATTGAGATACAACTCAAACATATCATATATAAAAAAACAAGTTTCTGAAACAGTTATATTATTTAATAAAGCAGGTGTTAATATTCTAAGATTGTGATCTACATCATCTGCCTGTACTACATTTCTAACTTTAAAAAAAATATTTTTAATATTGTTTAATTCATTGTGTTCTATTCCACAATTTAAACTAATTGTTACAATAATTTTGTAAAAAAAAATACAATAAAAGTATAATTTCATTTTTGTTTATATAATGAAAAAAAAGACCGTTTTAAAAAATGTCTGTTTATTCAGTTATTGGAGGATGTGGGTTTATTGGAAAGTTTATAGTAAATATGTTACTATCTGATAGTTTAGTTAACGAAATTAGGGTTATTGATTTAAAAACTGAAAACATTACTTTAATAAAAAATGAAGTAACGATTAAGTATCATCAGTGTGATATTAAAAACTTGGAAGAACTGGTAAAACTAACAAGTGGGGTAAATGTGGTAATACACTGCGCCGCATTAAATAATGCGTATGTTAACATACCGGATGAAGAGGTTTATTCTATTAACTTTAAAGGTACAAAGAATGTTATAGATGCGTGCATAACAAACGAAATAGAATTTTTAGTTTTTACTAGTTGTATGAGTGTTATTGGACCCAATAAAACTGGAGACGTGTTTATAGGCAACGAGTATAATTCTTATTATACTAGTTTTAATAATGCATACTCTAGTAGTAAGTCTGATGCGGAAAAAATTATTATTTCTTCTAATGGAATACAAGTTGGAAATAACAAAACATTAAAAACATGTGCGCTACGACCAACAGGTGTTTATGGGGAGGAAAACTACATGTTAAAAAATTTGTATAATTATAGTAAAAAAAACAATAATAAAATGTTAATGACTGTTCCAAAAGGAACAAAGTCTAGCAGAGTATACGTGGGTAACGTCGCTTGGATGCATGTATTAGCAGCAAGACAAATACAGAGTCCCAAATCAAAAATACCAGGCAACGTTTATTTTTGCTATGACTATTCACCTTATTGTGAATATGATCAATTTAATTTGTTAATATTATCTCAATTAAATATTAAAGAAATGTACGTTCCTTTATGGATGTTAAAAATTTTATCCGAGTCAAAAATGTTAGGAATAGAAAAATGTCCTATGTTAAACAAATATATGATTTATATATCTAGTTCTACGTTTATAGTTAAAACCAATAAAGCATTTATTGATTTTGACTACGTTCCAATGTTTTCATTTGATGAATCACTATCCAGAACTTCTAATTGGATAAAAAGTATTTGCGAGTAAAATAATTACTCCTTATTAGAGTCTATTTCCATTGCATTATCAGAATCTTCATTGTCGGACGAAGTTTCATTTTTTTTTGGTTCTTCGTTTTTTGTTAATTCTTTTTTTTTTACCTTCTTTAAAGTAGTGTTAACATTGTCTACATTTTTTTTTGTAGTTATATCAATAGAAACTGTTGTTTTAGTTTCACAATAAATAGAAATAGTATTACCAGAGTTAGATGTTATTTTAACAGATAAGAACTCGGTTTCCATTATAAATACTATCTAAATATTGTTTTTTCACTTTTTGTTTTTTTCTGTATCGTCGTTACTTATAGTGTCCGTATCGCTTGAAACTATATACAAATTTTCATTTTTATCTATTTTTTTGTTTTCCTTTAAAATATTAATATTAATATTTGAATTATCTTTTATTGGCACGGAACCCATTATGTTAACGCTGTCTTCTTTTATTGTTATAGTCATATTTAAGGTTGTTAAACTCATTGTTATTTAAAATACAAAGTTTTTATATAAAACAAAACTGTAAAATGAATAATAAACTATATTATCAACAAAAAACATGATATTATTAATATTTTTGTGTGTTGTAATAACTAATTTATCACCATCTTACTGTAATGAATATATAAATTCCACAATTCTGGTAAATATAAAGCTAGGAAAAAAAACATGCTGTAACGGATTTACTTATTTATTAGATAATAATTTAGAATTTTATAACATAATGTACAGTAATGTAAACGTAAGCATAAACATAGAAAACTGTTATTTTAATAATAGCATCTTTAAAAATACTAAACACAAAAATATAAGTATATTACTTACATCAAAAAGTAATATACAAAAAAATATAGCGATTATTCCTATAACTTGTAAAATTACAATAGATATAACTTGTACCAAAAATGGCAAAAAAAAATGTTTGGCACAAGAAAAATTACCAAAAACACCTAACTTAATTTATAAAACTGCTGAACATGTTAATGGAATTATAGACTTAAACATATACGGAAGTTGTGTTAAGTATGTATACACTCGCGTAAATATATATGAAATAAGCAACGGCAATTTAATCTATGATCAACTAGACAGTAATTTTTTAAAGTTAAATACCAAATAGGTATTTATTTATAATATTGATAGATTTTCTTCCTTTACAATCAAATGGGTATGAAATAGCTATTCTTGCCAAATTTCCATAAGATGTTTTGTTAAACATATTAGAGTTACATCTTAAAACCATTTCTAGTTGGTCATTTGCCCATTTTTCATCTGAGCAGTTATAATACGTTACACAATCGCAAAAATTTGCTATAGGTGCCCAAACTTGAGATATCATTGAGTTTGGAATTTCCATTAATATTTTTTTTATTTCTATTAAAGTTGTTGTTTTTTTATTAATTAAAAAATCTTTACATAAATTAGAAAAATATTTAAACGATATTTCATTATCTGTAAATAAAAAATCGCTTTTTCCGTGCGTGTTTATTAAAATATTAATAATATCGTGTTCTAAGTTCATTTTACGTATATGTATATGTATATGTATATGTATATGTATAATTATATTATAATTTGTTTATTTAAATTAAGTTTGTCTACTTACATAAAAGTAAACTACACAACATGTAACAGTAGTATATATATTGTTTGCAGTAGCAATTTACCTTATAATTCTATAATAGAATGGAAATTTAACAACAAAGTTATATTAAATAATAATAATACCCTAAAATTTAATTTTAACAATAACTTATCAGGAAATTATACGTGTAAAGCATTAAATCTTTTTAACAAAATAGAGTTGCAATTAGTAATAAACTGGATAACCTCAGAAGAAAAAACGGTTATTTTATATTTACTGGTTACTCAATTAGTTGTTTTGTGGATAACAATACTTACATTGTCACTTAAAATTAACAAGTTTAAAAAAGTAATAAACCTATACGCAACACTAATATGGGTAACTATTTTATGTTTATTTATTCAATACATATTAAGACTTAATAAAAAATATTCTTTCATTGACATATACGGTATTATGTTAATATCTGTGTTACTTTTTTCATCAATTGGCGTTAATGTTTTAACTTTATTAAAAATTAAAAAAAATAAATACCTTATAGTTATCATAATTTTGAAAACTGTTGCGTCTATACTATTTTTTTTAGTATATTTATTAATACTTTTTTATTGTTATAAAAATATTTTTGGATTATTTTTAATTTACAATTTATTAATTATAAACATATTTGAACTTTCATATTTAGTTTGTTTGCTTATAATACCTATAGAATTAAGAATAAAGTATAAAAAGTTAATAATGATTAAATCAAACTTAAACTTATGAATGGTTTATTTTGCAGTATATCACCTTTTCATTTAACTCAATATTATTATATATTACTTTTTGGGGGAAAATATAGTTAAAAGGAATATTGTCAAAAATAGTAATATTTTTGATTACAAAATCTACATTTGTGTACACCTCGTTATAATCCAAACTAATAGATTTGCCAATACATACCGATGGTAATAAAAGTTTGTTAGATCCGGCGTTAACAATACAATACCATTGTTGATTTATTAGTATTTGCGTACATATAATTTTATTTAAATAGCTTATTTGCTTTATTAAAAATATTATATCGCCATTAATAGGATACAATACTTTTAAGTTATTTGCAAAGTTAACGTTTTTATTTTTAATAAGCAGATTTTGCATACTAGGTATATACATTTCCAGTATAATGATTATTAGTTTACCTTTTAAAACCTTAGAAACGTAATATTGTGATAATGGAGATAAAATAATGATTTTATCATCTTTTAATTTAAATTGTTTACAATTATTTAATTCATTTATTATTATACATCCACCTTTTTTTGCTTGTTGGATACAAATTATTACTTTAGAAATAATAAAATCATTAATAAAGTAATACTTTTTTTTATTCGTTTTTAACTTATAAACATGTATATTTATTAAGTTGTTTACTGTTATTTCATCGTCTATATGTTTTTTAATTTCTAACGTAATTTTTCTTGCATGACACGGTCCATAATAATTTTTTTTTCCATTGTTCGCTAAATAATGTACGTAAGTTTTGATATCTGAAAAATTAAAAAAAGGAATAACTCTAAACGTAGAATTCATGTGAATTGTTTAATTATTGAATATATTTATTCACTTATTTAGTTTTATACGTTAGATACAAAATCGTTTGTATTGTAACTATAATAGTTTTTATTAAAATTATTTAACGGAGAATTATATTTTACATCATCAAAACAACTTTCTAAACATATATTGTTTTCATAAACATTATCTTCTGATTCCGGAATATCATAAACAGCAACATCTGATTTTCCATCTAAATCGTAAATTATACTATCCTGAGGTAAATCATACGTTATATTTTCTACATTATCGGTTACATCGTAAACTGTATCCTCTGTGATGTTATCCTGAGGTAAATCGTAAACTGTACTTTCTGATTTACCATAATCATATTTATATTCTTCGTTATCCCAGTTTAACTTTTCTGATTCATCATCCGTATTTATCGTAGAATCAAACTCACTATCACTGCTGCTAGTCGAACTACTATTTTGTTGTTCGTCCTTTAATTTAAAACTTTTTTCCCGCTTACTGGATCTAAAATTTGCATATATTTCACAACTTCCCATATCTGTCCAATCTTCGCTGTTTAATGTTGATGTTTTGTTTGTATTAGTAATTTTTTTTAGTTCTATACATACGGGTTTATTTTTTTTTTTTAAAAACTTTTTACAATATTTTTTATTTATTAAAAATAAGTAAACTATAAGTATTATTAATGAACATGATACTATAATATATGGTATTATCATTGTTGTGATTTGTTGTTGCACTATACAAGAAACTATTTGTTCAATATTTATAAAAATTTATTCGTAACACAAAACACCATATGTTAGAAAATATTTATACTTATTTCCAGAGTTAGAGTATACGCTTTTTGAGTTTACAAAGTTAAAAACACTATTTAACGTTTCCTTATCTAAAGATAAATCGACTATTTCCGATATGTATTTAACATTGCTTTTTGGTATATAATCTAGGTATATTTTTTGTAATATGGAATGCTTATATAATAAGCTTTTAATTCCTAATACTTTTTCTATCCGCATATTTTCGTTGTATACATTGTTATTAGTTATTAAAATATCTTCCACTTTATTGTTATAGTTATCGTATAACCTAAATAATGCAAAATTATAACCTGAAAATAAATTGTAAACAAAACTATCCTCTGAATATACAGTATTTTTAAAATGTATAAAAGGACAATTAACATCGTATTTTATAACGGCTAGGTGCAAATTTTTATCTTTTGTTGTAGTTACATGCTTTAGCGTTGAATGAATGCTAAATGCCTCACCCTTATATATTGTACTAGTTATTTTTAACCCTTTTTTTAAACATTCTATAGATATACTTCCGTTTAAACATATCACAAACATATATTCATTTGATTGGATAATACAGTTATCGTTTTTAACTACATGTGTAGAATTTTTTAAACAATCAACATTTGATAAGTTAAAACTACTTTCGTCGTTATTAATAATAACATGTACAGAGTTTATATTTATAATATTTAACATAGAATGATCAATATTTGTAAAATTATTTATTATATCTGCCAATATTTTTTCATCCGATTTTGAAACAAAATCTTTTAATAAAATAGACTTTACAAATTTTATAACCCATTTTGGTATAAAACTTGCTTTGTTACACATACTATAACAATTATTACAATTGCATAACTAATGTATTATTTCACTTTTACATCGACTATAATCCACCCATTTTTGTCAGTTAAACAAAAGTTAACCATTTTTCCTAAAAACATTAAAAAATCGGTCGAAGGATTAATTATAAAGTGATAATCTCCTTTATTATATAAGTTATGAACTTCTAATATTTTTGATTCTAATATGTAAATGGAAGAAGAAATGTAAAATGGCTGTATTTTATTGTTTATTGATAGTTTTGGATATTTATCGCAACATAATAATATTTTGTTTTTTGTAAGAAATGCATAATATACCTGTGTTACGGGAAACGGAACATTATTTAACTTAGAACAGTTTACTATAAAACCATTACACGCTACGTAACAATCGTATATATCATTTTGGTTAATAAGGTTTACATTTATTTCTTGAACTTCTAACGTCGCTATTGCGTATTCACCTATATAGTCAACAATAACGATGCCTAAATCCTCACATACAGTCTTAAAATGATTTACACTATGTATTTTTATTACTCCAAATGAAGTAATTATAAAATTATAACCGGCGATTTCCATATTACTGTACACATAAATATTATAACTTTTTTATTTTTCATTTATAAAACTTTTTAACACATACAATGTAATTTACTATATCACATATTACACCTTTAAGTTCTCCCATTTTATAAACAAAACATATAGAGTTTTCATTATCATACTTTCCTTTTGTTTTTGTTAAATCTACATTACTGTTCATATCAATTGTTTTATTTGTGCTAATATCTAACCATCTATTATCCTTTTTTTTTAACCCAACCCAAAAATGTTTACTATATGTTAAAGAAAGAACTTTTAGATGTCTAAAGTTTGTTTTTGGCAATCTTGCTTTATAGCTATTGCATACATTTAATGCTCCATTTGCAGCAAGTTGTAAATTTGTATCTAAATAACAATAGTTATCGTATGGAATCCATCCTCTTGCACACGCACTAGGAAAGAGTTCGTGTTTAAACTTTAAAACAGTTCCTATACCACTTACAACAGTTGATAAGATCATAAAAATAGCAGCAGGAGTGGAGTATTTTTTAATTTTATTAACTGTTTGTCTGTTAAAAGATTTCATTTATATAACATAAAACACAATGCTAAAAAGATTTTACACAAAAATATTTTCTCATTTCAGTGCTAATATCTATATCATCTGAATTAAATTCAATGTTAGATTTTAGTAAGCTAGTTCCCTCTTCACTCCAGGTATCTTCAAGATAATCGGATAACCACGAAGTCATAATATTTGTTGGTGGCAAAAAATAATTTTTTGTATTACAATCACTTAGTGCTTCATCAAATGTTTTTGGTTCTGAATTAAAAATAAAACAATTGTTACCGTAAACAAGCCCCCTACATTCAGCATTGCTTAAAGAAACCGATGCGTCGTTTAGATCTTTATTTAACTCTACCATTGATTTGTATTTATTGACTTGTAGTGATAAAGTAATTGTTATTGCCATAAGAGACAAAATAGATATTATAATAGATATTCTAATACATAAACCAAAAAATTTATTTTTTTTACTTTTAGTGTTTTTTTCTTTTTTAAGCTTAGAGCCATAAATTGTTGATCCAGTAAAAGCGTTAGTGTTTTCATTTGAGTTTAACTTATCACCTTCTATATCTAAGTTTACCGATGTCATTTCATCGATCATGTTTATTTTATGTTAAACTATAAAATTGTAAGCTGTTGCCTGTCACTCTATTTCCAGCATTAAATTTCTATATTTTACTTTTGCTATTAATTTAATAACTGTAAATAAAAGATGAATAGATTTAAAGAAAAACATTTTTCTCGTAAAAGTTTATTAAAATACCCATTTAGGCTTGCGTTAGTAGGAGGCTCAGGATCTGGAAAAACAGCTTACTTGTTATCGCTTTTTAATACATTGGTTGAACAATATAGACACATATTTTTATTTACCCCTGTTTATAATTCAGAATATGATAGTTATATTTGGCCTGATCACGTTAACAGAGTGTCTACTTCTGAGGAACTAGATTATGCACTTATTACGACAAAACAAAAAATTGAAAAATATGTTAAAAATAGAGGTAACAAAAATGCTGAAATGTTTTTACTAATATTAGATGATATGGGAGATAAACAAATAAAATCTAGCTGTTTATTAGACTTTCTAAACCACGGTAGGCACCTTAACACATCTATTATATTGTTATGCCAAACATATAAACATGTTCCCGTAAACGGGAGAACTAGCATTACACATTTTTGCTGTTGTAATGTTTCCGATTCAGACATAGAAAACATGTTAAGATCTATGTCAATAACGGGGTCTAAAAAAGATTTATTAAAATGTGTAAGCTTACTACGTGCAATAAGCGTACATAAAAGAAGAGTAATAATAATAGAGGATTCTGTGTTTAGCGAAGGAGAACAAAGAGTGTGCTACGATACCGCAGACGACAACGTTATTCAAAATAATGTTAATTTTAGTATTTTATTAAAACAATTTTCTCATATGAAAAAAAAACTACCTTCTATCTTGTCGACTTATACAAAGTAATATTATCGTATATTAAAAACAAAAAATATATGTAAATATGTTTTACTTGTTTATAATTAAACACCTTGTTAAATTATTTACAGATAGTTATTTTATATTTTCAAAAATAATAGTTGGGAAATTTTTAATTTATATGTTTATACCCAGCATAAACAACGAATTTATTAAATAGGGTTGTTATCATTTGTTTATAAGTTTTAAATGAGTGAAGAAGACATTAACGAGTCTAATTTTAACCATTTATTAGTAAACTTATCAAATAATTCGGAAGTTGATGGAGAATTTTCAGCAACTTTAATGACAATTAAAGAAATTATATCTCAAATAAATTTTAAAATATTAGCTATTAACAAAAAGTCGAAAAAAAATTTACGACCAAATGACATAACAACAAGCTATGTTTCGAAAAGAGAAAACGTTCGCTATTAACTTAAATTCTGGATTATCAACTTTCATAAAACATGGATTTAACACTTATGTAAAGTGGCCACTGTTAAACATAGGAGTCATACTAAATAATACAACAACTGCGGTAAACGAAGAATGGTTAACATCTATAGAACATATGCCAACTAGAAAAATATTATATAAATATACATATAAAATTCTTAAGAAAGAAGTTGGCTTTTTAGTATATCTTAATAGTTCACAAACTCAGGAAAAAAATTTTATCTCTCTTTACGATTTTGATTATTACATTATAGATTCGGATTTTACATTAATTGCGGTTGATAAACCTAAAGAATTAAAAAATACCCTATTGCACATTTTTCAAGAATACAGGGTAAAAAACTTACAACATATAGAACTTATTGCATTTAGTTCAAACACTCAAATAAACGATACAATTTTAGAAGGCATAAACTTTTTAAACATAGAAACGTTTAATAGAGAATATGCTAATATAAAACCTATTTTAAATCAAAATTTTGTTGGATACAATCCGTTTATAGTTACTGCTCCAAGTGGTAACTTAACTTTTTACATAGATGATTACGAATGGATAGATTTAAAGTCCCATCTTAAAGAAATATTTGATTTTTTAGAAGAACAACTTATTTTTGATGTTAAATCCCATAAACTAGAAACATCTGTAAAAGAAAATCAAAACGTGTCATCTTATAACACTAACTCAGGAATGTTGTACGTTAACGACCTCTTAACGATGTGCGTTGTTAATTTTTTTGGATGTAATTCTAGGCTAAACACGTACCATAAATTTGATATAACAAAAGTAGATACGTATGTATTTTTAAATGAATTATCTGTTTCCTTAAAAAAAATTATAGATTCTATATAAAATAAATGGTAAATGAACCCCTCTTCAGTGTTTTTAATAGTTGTGGCTACGGTAGCGATATGTTTAATTGTAATACAAGTATACTACATATATGAAAATTACGATAACATTAAGGAGTTTAATTCTACACATTCTTTACTAGAATATTCTAAAACAATAAATGTTTTTTCTTTAGATAGACGTATATACGACCCAAATGATCACGTACACGATGTAAAACAAAAATGGAGATGTGTTAATTACGATAATAATTACGTTTCTGTATCTATTTTTGGTTTTAAATCTGACAGTGGTAAAAATATTAAAAATTTTTCAACCGTAGATGATTGCATAGATTATACATTTTCAAAGTCTACACATTCTAATATATTTAATCCTTGTATTAACGAAGATAAAAGCAAAGACTGTAATTTTTTAAAATCTGTTCTTTAAATGGACAAAATTTTATCCATGTTTCCTGGGGATGATGAAGAAGAAAAGTCAAATCCTGAAGCACGTGTACCTAACAACGAAGAAGCAGAAAAAAATAATAAAAATGTTGACGAAAATGTTAAAATCAATAAAGAAAACATCAAAAAAGAAATTTTAGAAATATTAGATAACAAATATAAAACATTTCCGGTACGCGACGATCATGTTAATTCAATATTAAATGATTCTTTTATAAACGATGACGTTATCGATGTTAAAAAAATAGTTTTACGACTACTAGTTTTAGAAAAACTTTTTACGTTGTTGTTTGATAAATGGTCTGATAGCAACGATGTTATTAAACGATTAGAACATCATACCGATACTGTGAGAAAAAACATGATAATTCTTAACAAAAAAATAGACGTTCAAACAGGAAGAATCGGTTACGGATTGGACGGTTATTAATTTAAAAAATTTGGGGTTAAATCCACAGATTCCAAAGGCTTATAAAACATAGGATCTCTTTTTTCAAATTCCATTTTTACTTTAACACCTCTAGCATTCATTTGTGTTATAAACACTTTTGATACATGTGTTGTATCTACTTTTGTTAAAATAGTAGATAGGTTCTGCTTTGAACATCTAATGCAAATTTTGTTTCCTTTTACACTTGAGGTAATGTCGCCACAATTTTCGCAAACGTATACCTCTTGGTAATCTTCTTCTGAATCTTTTAACACCTCAGTTATAGTATTTGCAGCGCCGTGTGCTATTAAACAGTCCCTTTCCATTTCTCCAAACTTTATTCCTCCTCCTCGTCTTCTACCTTCGTTTGCTTGTCTTATTAGTTTTGTTTTTTTCCCCCTACATCTGACAGTTGCTTTATCCTGTGTTAAGTGCCTTAGCCTTAAGTAGTATATTGGGCCCATAAATACCTTTGACTTATAAGGAACGTCTGTTTCTGGATCGTACAGTATTTTTTCACAAAATACTTTATTATCGATTTCGTCTTTATCTAAATTAGGATATACGCATTCATAACACTGTTTTGCAAAATCTAAGTACGTATCAATACTAGTTTCGTTGCTGCTGGGAAAACATATTGGTCTATTTTGTTCATTGTTATTATACGGTTTACTAGCATACGCAGCTGTTAATATTACTTCAACTAACATAGATAAAGTTTTTCTTGAAAAAATTGATGTTGAGTTAATTATTATGTCCGGTTTTATACCTTCATCGTCGTAAGGTAAATCTGTTTCATCTGCTATAAAGGCAACCGTACCTTTTTGGCTTGTTCTACTAGTAAATTTATCTCCTAAAATAGGTCTTCTTTCCTTCATTGTTAACACTCTTACTTTTACTTTATCTGTTAAATCTACCTGTACTCTTTCAACTCTAGATTTGTACATATCAGTATACCTTTCGGAAATGTCAAAACTTATTTGGTTATCGTTTACAAAATCGTCTTCTAAAGTTTTTGATGATATATTTCTTGCTATAGCGTCCCCATTTTCTAAAAAAGCGTTTAGTTTAACCAAACCGTTACTATCAAGCTTTGAATACGCGGTTGATTTGACTCTTTCTTTGTTATTAAAGTTTTCTAACGGTATTTCTACTTGATGTTTTTTAGCTGTTATTATGTCTAATCCACCTCTTTCAACAAATTGTTTTTTAATAATAATACCATCTTCTTGATTTATTCCTTTATATGACATTAAAGCTATAATAACATGTTGTCCAAAACAATTTACTGCTATTTTTGAAGTTTCTAACGCTTTACTTAATACTATAGGTCTTTCTGGATAAATAAGGTGAATACCATTATCTATTTTATTTCTTATATCAGAACTTAAGCAAGAAATTGCTTGTTTTGCCTGTGCACATCCTAAAATTGCTCTAGGACCAGAATTGTGGTTTATTCCAACTAATGAAGAAGCAACATATCCATCTCTAAACTCTGAAGGAAAATCGCACAAATGATATTTAACACGTTCTGCTTTTGAAAGAGATTTAAATTTTTGAACAGATTCACACACGTTGCTAAACGTAAACTGTTCTATATCAACCATTTCAACAACATGAGGAAATTCTTTTAATATATCAGAGAATGTAAAGTCCTCAATTTTTTCTTCTAAATCTTTAATAACTGTATCCATTACTAATTCACCATTGTCTATAACTAAAAATGGTCTTATTAGTCTTCCACCTCCTATGTTAATTCTAATTTCGTTCATATGATCTTGAACAAGAGTTATACCAATTTCTAAGTTTCCAAAATAACCTATTCTTTTTTTCCTTCTAAAATCGTTAACAAAGTCGTAAACCTTTTCTGGATTTAATGAGGCAACTAAAGAATTTTCTAACGTTATGTAATACCCTGTTTCAAAATAACTTATATCCTCATAATTAAATGATTTTATATATGAATATATTTTTTTTTCTAACTCTAAGTATTCGTTAGTACATATATTAGTTATTGATGTTAGCACAGATAATTGTGAAACTAATCCAACCTGTGGCCCTCTTTCAGGTACGTCAGACGGACAAAAGTATGCGTATTGACTTGGATGATATTTTCTAACAGAAAACATTTTTGATATTTTTACCTGGTCGGGGTAATAACCTACACTTCTAGGTATTGATATATTTTGCATCCACGAATAATGAGGATGTGTTCTATAACTACCGTCCGTTTTTTTAAATTTTCCACTTAAAAGTCCAGAAAAAGCATGATTAAAGCCTGGTGTTGTTAATACGTGAATATTAACTGAATAAGTTCCCCTGTTTTTGTGATTGTTTATTATATCTGTTTTTATATTTCCAATGTAATTTTCTAACTCGTCGTGTGCAAGTATTTCAAAATATTTTCCGTACGTCAATACTCTATGACACACCATAGAGTCCCTATCTGGGTATCTTGAAGTAAAATAAATGCAATATATGAATTTTCTTAATAACAAAATAATGTAAAACCCTTTTAACTGATTTGGTGAATCGTACATGTGAGGTAAAAAGTTATTTATCATTTCATATTTAAATTCTTCATATTGTAACTGCGATTTTTGTTTTGTATATTCTGATAATACAAGATCATTTATATAATTATCTAAGTTAAAATCACTTATATCTTTTATTAACTCTTTTGTGCTCTCTATTAGCGAATTTACTAAATATATTATTTCGCTTGGCATATCATAAGATAAACTTTTTTTAATAAAATCTAAACTTACTCTTGATAAGTACTGAACTAACAAAATTATATTAACAGTTATAAATGTTTTTGTTGACGAGATAGAACAATTATCCAGCTGCGATATATCCATTATTATTTTATAATGTCTATATTTTGTTGGTAATACATATGATGGAGAAACTGATGAAAAAGAAAACGTAAACGCATTTGGTTTTATAACTCTAAATTTTGGCCAAGTTGTTATTTTTTCTACTAAATTTATTCCTATTTTTTCTACAGACTGCTTGTTAATAAATACACCTCCTATTACGTTAGGAACAACATATTTTGCTGTATCTAAAGGGTTTTTATTACCGTATCCAATAAGAAGAGGTATTTTTATTAAATGTGAATCGTTTCCCTCATAACTGCTTATTTTTGTAATTGTTGTTCCATCTTTTGTCATTACCTCTTTATAAATATTTACTGTAAATGTTACCAGCGCATCATAACTTTTACCTTTTATACTAGCTATAATCGGAGAATACTCTGGTGGAGTTACCTTTATATTATCTATTTCTATCATTATTTTTTCCGTATCATTTTTAAATGATAAAAGGGTTCTTTTTACAGATAGTATTTCTTGAAGCCTGTGATTAATAAAGTTAGAATAAGAAACGTATTGAAAATGTAAAGGCCTATAAAAAACTCCAACTTTCGGATCAGGTGCAAGAAATTTATATCCTATTATTTGATCCATTTCAAATACAGTGTTTTTTTTCATTTTAACTTAGTAAGCTCTTTAGTTCGTCAACGCTAGCAGATTCTATATTTAAATTGTGAAGAATATTAGATCTTTTAAGCATTGTTTTTAACATGGAGTTTGATGTATAAACATACTTTTTACAATCATTAACAGACTTAATTGCTACAATGTTAAGTTTTTTTCCTTTAAAAAATTTAATTTTGCTTCCATTATCTAGTAAAGATGGAAACACGGTATATGGAATAGATTTTATAAAAGTTAAGTTAAACATTCCAATTTTAAAATTTTTAATTCCATACTCCTCTTTTTTTAATTTTATTATATGTATTTTATCTTCAAAATTATTAGACGTTATTATTTCGTTAGCTATGTTGTGTATAATGTTAAACTCTTTTTGGTTTGTTATGCTGTATAACAACAAAAACAAAATTTTATATACAGAAAAGAGTTTATCGATTAGTCCTGTACAATTTAACTCTGTTTTTTCCTTAGATAAAATTATATGCATTGTAGAATCTTTAAAAATTTTTACACATGTTCTATTTAAAAATACTATCTCAATAGTTTGTAGTATAGAACTTTTTCCTTTTGTTATTATAGAATTGTTTATTATATCAACTCTCATGCGTTTTGATACGCTTTTTATCCAAGGTTTTGTTTCATTGTATTTAATTGTTGTACTCATATACTCATCTGATTTTTTTCCTGAAAAATAATGCAAAAAATTTTTTCCCGATCCATGTACTGTTTTTTTAATTTCTCCATAATCCACCTTTTTCTTTTTATTGGTAGTTTTTACATAAGAAATTAACGAGGATTTATCTCTTTTAAAAATTTCAACAGTTTGTAAACTAACATCGTTTTGTTTTGCGTTTATATCAAAAAAATTTGAATACTTATTAAAAATAGTATTATTAACGTTATAAACCGGGTACAATAGTGGATTTATTATATGTTTTGTTATGTGAATATCGCAATAGACAAGTTTTTTAATTTTATTTTTAACATCATCACATTTTACTATGTTTCCAAACATAGTTTCTAACGATATTTTGTTTTTCATAGTTTCGTATATATCACAAACACTGTTAGTCTTTATAAGATGAAAATTAAAAATGGTTCTAGAGTAACTATCTTCGATTTCCCTTAAACAGCAAAATAATTCATCCATATTTAATAAAAAATATTATTTTTAATTTTTTTTATTTTTAATATATGGTTTATATGATATTTTCCACTTGTTTAATATATACCTCATAGCTAAATTAAAACTATCGGCCACATCGTCTAGTTTTTTTTTTGGAATATTTTTTTTTAACCCAAAAACAGTCATCCAATTTAGAAATACCTCTATAGATCTCTTTTTCCTATCCTTATAAGATTTTCCACTCATTACAGGAGACACGCAAATAACCTTTGTAAATGTATTATACAAAAAGCCCTTAATAAAATAAATGAACTTTACATACGGAGATCGTTTCGGTTGTCTTTCCAACAGAACAGATGTATAATTGTATTTAGAAATATCGTCGGCTACTTTTTTTTCCCAGTTTGTGCTCCAGTCGAGCTTTGAAATGTCAATAAGTTTAATACTATTACCATTTATTTCAAATATTGTTCTTGCTGGATTTTTTTTCCCTAAATCAAATGCACACACAACTTCCATATTTTAAATTACTCAATTTCTTTTTTTACATCTATAATAATATTAAATAAAGCAACAAAGTTATTAAAATTGCCGTAAATAGTTTCTATTGTAGGATTATTTAAACAGCTTATATTCTCTAACTTAAATTCTTTAACTTTTCCGTCTTTAACTACAAAATGCATACTATTTACTAGTTTTATAAACTCTTCACTTGGATATTTTAAACACTCTCTTACAATATCAAATGTTGATGATGTTTTAATCTTTGTACTTATAGAGGTTGATTGTTTAATCGCGCAAATAAACTCCTTTACGTTTGTACAATTACACAAACCTAATTTGTTTGAAAATTGACAAATGCTAAATTCATTAACCTTTGACAAGTATTTTCCGTTCACAAAAACATCATTTCCCATATCTTTTATTATTCTACATAATACTTCTGCTCTGCTTTCATTATCTAAAGACATTTTTTCGTTTAATATATAACATGATTTTTTTCTTTTTACGGAAATAAAAGATCCTTTTTTAGCTTTAGAAGTTATTAACTGGTCTACATCTTTAACTAATACTGTTTTTCCAGAAGATGTTATAATTTTAGGAACAAATAAGTTATCACCTATTGATTCTATCTCTATTAATTTTACTTTTACATAACCTACTTTATAAAAGTTAATAACATTTCTTTCTTTATCGCCTTCTCTTATAAAACATATAGAATTAATATAAAAGTTCTTTATAGGTAAAAATATTTTTTCTAAACAATCATAATCGTTTTCACCAAATATTGTATTTGTTTTTACATCTATATATACGTATGGAACTACATTCATATAGTTGCTCGCTATTTTTAAAAAATTAGTAGGTGGTGAATATTTTGAAAATACGTCTTCTAATATCCAATTTCCGTTAAACAGTACAAATTTAAGAAAGTGAATATCTGGATTATCCGTTAATATTTTATCGTTAATAGATTTAAACTTTTTATCTATTTTTTGAATATTTCCAGAACCTAATTCCATCATAGTTCCCTTAGAATAAATAAATGTATTTCCAAAACACATTGGCAAAAATATATATTTACCACATTTTAAATTAAATTTTTGTTGTAAATCTTCTAAATAATACTTTGTTATCGACGTTTCTAATGTATTAACTTTGGTTATCCCTATTTTCCAATAAGTATAACTTGCCCAATCTACCAATGAGTTATACTTTTCTCTAGTTGTTTTATCTGAAAAATCTAAACACCTGTAAAGATTTAACAACTCAATTAATTTTTTTAAATCGTTAGACGTTGCCATGATAACTCTTTTTTTAGTATTATGTTATTTCATTCTTATTTTTAACATTATTATTCCATCAATATCAGAGAAACTTCAGTATGAATATAACGCATATTTAAAGTATAAACGGTTAAATAGCAAATTTATTTGCGTTGATGAAAAAGCGTTTAGTTATACTTTTAACTTATCTGGAATAACTGCAAATATGGCCATAGATAATAATGGTGTTCCTATTCCTTGTTCTAAAATAAACAACGAAAAAAAATACAACCATGTATCTTGTAATAACATACATGATTTAAAAAACGTGTGTTCCAAAGCTTACTTAAACTTATTTTTCACTACATAAATGGACAATTTGGGGGGATCAAAGAAAAAAAAAAGAAAGCCAAAAACAACAATACAAGATAACGATAATTGTATGACATGTTCTTCTTGTTATTCAAAACTAGTAAAAGTTTCAGACATTACAAAATTTTCATTAGATGCATTAAAAGTAGCCGGTAAAGGAAACGTATTAACGTGTGCTGCATGTGGCTCGGAGCTTAGATTACTTAGTGGGTTTGTAAGTTAAATGCTTTGCATAATGCTAACTCTTTTTTTTTACCCTTTTTTTCTATTTTTTTAAAATTAAGTTTTTCAATTGCTAATGTGATTATCTTTTGCGTAAAAAAACCTACCATGTGTTTAATTTCTTTAATTGACGTGTTTGGAAAAACAATAACTGTTCTAGTTTTTGATACAGAAGATCTACAAATTCTACCTAATATTTGTTCTATTTGCATACTATTCATTACAGCAGAACATATAACTAAAGAATCTAAAGTGGGTACATCTAATCCAGTTCCAGAATAATTTGTGGTGGAGATAAAAATAAATCTGTCAATAGATTTTATTTTTTTAACTATATCTGAAATATTTTTATTTTTTGCATCTCCTAAATATACTACGTCTAATCCAAATTTTTCACTAAGACGGTCATAAAAAAACATCATGTGTTTTCGCAGTTTCGTAACAATTATTAATCTGTTTATAAGCATTTTGTTAAAATCGTAAATTATTGTATCTAAAATTAACTCGTTTCTAGGTACATCTTCGGCTAAAATTTTTTCTGTATACATATGATATTTATTGTAGTTTGTATTAAGTTTTTTAACCATTTGTTTTATGGTATCCGAAGAATATGTTTCAAAAAAGAATTCTACGATTTTAATATATTTTTTTAACTCTAGACTATTGGATACGTTAATTATATCATTACAATAAATTCTATTTACCTTTCTAGGTGTTGCAGTAAGAAAATAACAAACTTTTGGAGGGTAATATGTTAAAAACTTTGTAACGGCTGAATTGTTCATAAGGTTATACATATGTGATTCATCTAGTATAAATATATCATAATTTAAGTAAATTTTTTTACAAAATTCTTCATTTAACAGATGTCTACTAACTATTATTAGTATATCTGCTGTTTTTTTAACCATTTCCTTAAGCAAGTTACTTACTCCATCGACTGATACTATATGATCCATGTTTATAGATTCAATAGCACGTTTCCATTGGTTTATTAACATTTTATTTGGTAAACATATTACCGCCTTTTTTTTATGCAATGATAATAAATAACAAGAGGTTATGGTTTTTCCAAATCCGCAAGCTAAGTGAAGTGTAATATATGTAGGTCTTTTGTGCTTATTTTTTTTTTCCATTGATAATAAAACCTCTGAAACAACGTGTTTTTGAAAAGGATATAAATTTGGCAAGATAATATTTTTTGAGTGTTCTATGTTGTTATTGTTGTTCTTATACTCTATTGGCTTTTTAAGTGGAATATCTATGGATGAAAAAAATCCAATAGGAACTAAAAATTTAAACGACGAATTTAAAACAACTTCTGTAAAGTCACCATTTTCGTTAAATAGGAACAGAGAATTGCCTGCAATTTTCTTTAGTTCTGTGTATAGTTTATAGTCTATCTCTGTACATACAGACATTTTTTAATATATAAATGAGTTATTTAAGTTATTATAATATGTTTGACGACTTTTCAGCAGGAGCAGGAGTTTCCGAAAGAGATCTATTTACTAGAGAGGAAGAAGAATCCTTTTTACCAAAAGAAGATGGGGACTTTAAAATGTCTTTATCTAACTTTAAAGGTGCTTTTCCGGATATATTGGTTAGAAACGATGTAAAATCACTAATAGGATTAATTTTATTTGTGTTAGCTATAACAACAACTCCTGTAATTGCTGTAATTATGATAGCAGTTGCTGCAGCGTTAATTCCGTTTCCTTCGTTGGTTATAGCATATTGTTTATCTATGCAAATTATTAATCCTGGAGCAAATAAAACAACTGCTATGTCTATTATCTGTGTGGCTATGGCTATTATTACAATAGTAGTAAACTCTTTATCTAGAACCGCGTACACTATTTCATATATTATTTTAGCAGTTTTATTTTGCATATATGCATTTAACCTTACAAAATTTAAACTTGGATCGTCAACTATTTCCAAGTGTTCTAGAGAATTTAGAGGAGGTGATAAATACGGTGGTGAAAATCCTAGTTTTTATGAAGATTAAACACCATAAATAAATGGGTTCATCTGTTTCGATAACTAGTTTAAAAGTTGCTCCAAACTTAGCAGATCAAAATGAAAAGTATATGTTTATTAATTTTAATTATCCAGAATACAACAAATTAGTTTCTTTTTATGAAGAAATGAAGAACTATAATAACGATACCTTAACAGAAATAACTCCTAGATTTTGTCTTACGGACGATCTTTCTATCGATTACTGTGGTTCGTTTATATCACCCACCATAGCAGAAAAATACATATTAGTTAAAGGCAATGAATGTAGATCGTTTAACTTTAGACCCGGATCAATGATAATATTTAAAGATGAAATTACTAAAGATTATATAGATACCAAACTTCCAGCAATAACGCACAAGTTTATTTCTAAAGGATATCAGTGCAAGTTTCTTAAAAAAGATTTTATTATAGATGATAGTTCGCTAGTGTCTTGTTGTACCAATTTAACAAATACACAAAAATGTCCATCGGTACTTAATAATGGATATGAAACATCTCATTGCGATTTAATAATGTCAAACTTTTGTAAGCGTAATCCTGATAGCTTTCAATGTTTAAAATGGTTAAGAAAAAAAAGAAAAATAGCGTTACAAACGTATTCTGAAATATGTTCAGACCATATGGACCAACGATTTTGTTCAGAGTTTATAAGAGTTGTACGTCCAGAATTTTACACATTTGGAGATACAGCATTAATTAATTTTTGTAAAAAACACACAGCAAACAGAAATTGTTGGTGTGTGTTTCCTCCAAACAATACTTTACAACAAAGGTTTTTAGGTCCTAAAGTTTGTTGGTTGCATGAATGTACGGATAAAACTAGAGATAGAAAGTGGTTGTTGTTTGATCAAGATGTTCAGCGATCAAGATGTAAATATACAGGATGTACGATAAATATAAATTCGTTAACTATGGAAAATTCAAAAGCTGATTTAATAGCAAATTGTTATAATAATAACTCGGTAATTGGAGATATAGATCCTGGAAAGCCAAAAAAGAATAACCATAATAAGCAAAATTTTCCTTTTATTTTTTGGTATGGAATAATTACATTCGTATCACTGTTTATCTTGTTTTACTTTATTGTTATATATTCTAAAAAAAAAATTAAAACGCGAGATATAAATGTTCGTAGACGATAAAACCATTGTAATATATTCAGAATGGCCATCGTGTTTAGTAAATAAGAACGGTAATTTTTTAAAGTTTCCAATTAATAACTCATACACTTATAATAATTTTTTTAAAATAGGTAAAGATGTAACATCTGTATTAATAGTTAACCCAAATATTATAAAATTGCTAAAAATATGTGTTTACTTACGTAATATAGGTTGGAAAGGTGATATTACAATACTATTTGAATGTAGCAATAAACCTCCTCCTTTTAGACTAGTAAATGATAACTAACTATGAACCGTTTATTTTGTTAGGAATAATATGTATTGCGTTGTTAGCAAATATAAAACTATCATCTAAAGTAAAATTGGATATTATTTTTTTTGTTCAGTCCATACTATTTATGTGGTTTATATTCCACTTTGTACATTCAGTGTTTTAAAATTTTTATTAGTTAAATGGACGTAATGGGTGCAATTAACAACTACTTTAACGGTGCATTAATTGGCGGTATTATATTGTTAGCAGCGTCTTGTATTTTTGCATTTGTTGATTTTTCAAAAAATAAGCCCACGGTTACTATTTGGAGAGCGTTAAGCGGTATAGCCTTTGTTTTAGGGATAGTTATAACAATAGGCATGCTAATTTACTCTATGTGGGGAAGATATTGTACTCCGAGCAAAGTAGTTATTGACAATGGAAGGTATAATTCTAGCCAAATTGAACTTAACGGACAATAAAAAAACCATTATTTTTATTAATATAGTTTATAACTTATAGTCAATAAATGATTGCCGATGTTATACTGGTTGTTGTTTGTGTTGCTATTATAGGATTAATAGTTTATGGTATATATAATAAAAAAAGCATAAATTCTTCAAATATAAAACAAGAAGAGTACAAAATTGACGATATTAAAACTTCATATGTTGATAGGTTAAAACCAAGTCACTTAAATTCTTTTTACAAACTTTTCTCTGGTCAATTCAATTGATTTAAATAAAAAAATAAATACTTTAACTTTTTTCTATATTAAATGGCAGATAAAAAACTAGCGCGTAGCAGCTACGACGATTATATAGAAACCATAAACAAACTAACCCCCCAGTTGCGTACAATTTTAGCACATATAAGCGGAGAACAGCAAGGAGCCAGAACTAATTTAGTTAATAAGGAATCATCTAGCGATGAAATTTCAGCAGGAACGACATATTCAAAGTTAAAAACAAAAAAATCAACAAAAGGACAAATTTCTACAAAAAGTAGTGGAGCACCACTTAGGAAAAAAACTGTTTTTGGATATGGAGAACCTCCTCAAATAATGCAAGCGGTTACAAACGGCGGAAAAATTGTCTATGGTACTGTGAAAGAAGGAAAATTAGAAGTTCAAGGTATGGTCGGAGAAGTAAACCAAGACTTATTAGGAATAGAATCTGTTAATGCCGGTAAAAAAGTAACTAAAAGGCAATCAACTAAAAAACTAATAAAGGGAGGACTGCATAAATCAGAACCTGTAAATGATTGCTGTTCAGAATTTGGAATGAAATAATATATTTAACTAACAGATTTTTATTCTCGTTATTAGTTTCTTTACCAAAAATATAATTATATTTAAGATAGGGCTGTTACTTATTCCCATACGTACAGCAATTGCCTCACAATCGTCGCCTATGTTTAAATCTATTATTTCTGACGTTAATTCAGCACTTAATCCTTTTATTTCTTCAAAACCAAGTTTGACCAAAACTTGTTCTATAATTATTATTGCAATAGTTACAAAGTGAGTTATGACAATTCTTTTTTTATAGCTATCATTATATTGTTTTACAACTTTATATATTTTATCTATTTCTTCTTCCGAACATACCTCCAAATCTTCTAATGTTAATTCTGATTTTGTCAAGCTTGCGTAGTTAACTATAGCTATTCTTTTATTTATTTCAGATGACTTACAAGTTGTTTTTCCAAACAGTAACTTTGTAAAATTATCTAAATTAGAAGAATTGTGTATGTTTTGATTTTTTAAGTTGGTTATTTCTTCCTCTAAAAGTTTTATTCTTTTATCTTTGTCAAATACAGTTCCCAATGATGGAGTATGAGATTGTATAGAAGTTATTTTTGTAGTTTCTATTGGTTCCTTTTCTATAATGGCATCCAAACCGCTAACTTTGATGTTAAGCCTTTGATGACGCTGCTGTTCTGCTAGTACTATTTCAGGACATGTGTTGTTTACAAATTTTGTCCGTGGAGACACGTGTTCTATAATAGTTACTGGAGAATCTTCTCCAGGTATAAAAATTTCAGGAGACGCTATTTTATCTATATCCGATACAAATGGCGATTTTGCCTTTGCAAGTAATTTATCGTTAACAGTTCTAAGTATAGACAACTGTCCAGTTGTTATTTCGTAATTTTTATTTGAGGGATAACCATCCTCTGAAAAAGCTGTAACTGTATAATCGTTAACAATATCTGTAACAGGTATAGTTGTCATTTAATACTAAATAAATGACACATATTAATACTGTAACTACTCTTGACCAATTAGAGGACTCAGAATACCTATTTAAGGTAATATCAACTATTTTGCCATCTCTATGTTTAGATTACAAAGTATGTGATAAATTAAAAACGTCTTTTGTACATCCATTTGACATTTTAATAAATCCAAATTTAGGCACACCATCTAACATTAACGATGTTCAAGTTTCTATTGAAAAACTAGGAATAAATTATTTATTAGATTCTTTTTCCAGTTCAAAACTTTTTAATAGCATAATTTTTCCAGGATTTATTAATTCTGTTAATGTAGCAACAAGGTCCGACGAAACAAAAAACCCAATACATAACACTCGCAGTTTTAATGATTTGCCTAATTTTACAAAATACCTTATGATATACCGATTAAGAGAGCCTGAAGTAAAAGCAAGATTTATAGGGGGATATGTAAAACCCGAATCTGATTATTTTGACACATTATATTTAAACAACTTATATCCGGACTTAAACTTTGAAAATACGTATTTACTTAATTTACTTTACAAAGATGTTATTACTAACTCTATATATGGATTTAGAGCTAGGCAAACTAACGGAATTATCTTTTATAGGGACTTCGAAAATCTGTTAGGTGTACGATCCTTGCTGACAAATGCGGCTATTAATAATTTTGATAGAGACTTTCAAATTCAAACATCCGCAAATCATTATAATATTCAATTACCGGCAAACAATCCACCACAAAACGTTGATCTAGTAACCATGTCAATAAAACATTTTTTGTTGTACTATCAGTATTTTTCTACACACTACGATACATTAGACATTACTTACAACAACGATCTTTTAGTTAACTCTACTCCAGACCCCATATCTATCGCAGCATCGCTAAGATTTCAAGATAATATACCAGAATTAGTATCATTGTATCCAGATCTTCAAGTATATAACACAGCAATTATATTAACAAGAGACAATGCAGGTAACGTGGTTCAAAACAACTTAAACATAGACGCATCGTTTGTTGACATTTCATCCAACAGAAATTATTTTATTACATTGCTAAACATGTTGGCAAAAAAATCTAGATCTAAAGAATTAAAATCAAATTTGTCACTTTTTTGGGACGGTATCGATTATCAAGAGTATAGGCAAAAAAAGTTGTCTGACATAATTTTTTACAACTCAACATGTTATGTAATGGGATTATACAACAAAAACAATATTACTTATTGTTCAATGTTATCAGATATTATTTCGTTTAATGAAACACCGTTAAGGGTTTGTTTACTACCTAGAGTAGTTAGTGGCAAAACAGTTCCAGATATTATTGCCGAAACATTAAATAGTATAAATTCTATCTCTCGCAAAGATTTTCCCAAAAAAAGTGCATCTGTTCCAATGCATATTGGGTTAACGGAAAATAATTTTATGAAGTTTTTCCAACTACTTAGACTTGTAACAAATACACCGCCTGAACGTGCAATAAAAGAAGTATTAATGTTCTATGCTGGATTAAAACTAAACGATGATGGTTCTCCACACCTTATTAAAAAGGAATCATATCAAGATTTTTCTGTGCTTTTATTTTCTGCAATGGGATTTAAGGTAAGTATTAAAAAATCAATAATAGCTAGTAACAATCATACATTTATAATAGTTAGACCTAGAGTAACAAAACAGTATATATATAACATGCTCGTTAAGGCTAGTTGTTCAAAGGATGAGGCAAACAAACTTATTTCTGCGTCTTACGATCTTTTAAATTTTATGGTGTCTGTCGGTGATTATAAAAACTATCAAAACTATTATTTTACTCATAATTTTTTTCCAAATTACTTTTTTTACGGAGGAAATGATAAAAATTGCTGTGTGGAAAATGACGATATCAAAGAAACAATAATACATCTTTCTGAACCTATAAACATACTAGATAGAATAGATATACGAGGTATTTTTTCCGCCAACACGACAGATGAAATACTTAATGTGGATGCCTTTAGCCCAGAAAATATTGCTTTTAAAAGTAATCTTTCAAAATTAATATCATGCGGTAAAATTAACGGAGACTCTATAGCTCAAAGCATGCCGTTAAACATTTTAGATAAGTTAATAACAACCGGGGGGGCTCCTTGCACTGTATCATTTAGCGAGTTAATAGATAACATATCGAACGATTATGATGATTGCGATTCTACTAATGAGGTTACAGAGCTTATAAATAATGCTATAAAGGATACCCACTCAAGAAAAAATACATTTTTAGTTTCACAAACCATGAATTCTGTAGCATCAACATCTCAAAAACAGTTAAACGATATGAAACAAAGTTCGTGTCAAATGGCTTTAATATTTAAAAATCTTGCAAAATCTATATACACAATAGAAAAAATATTCCATGCAAAACTTAGCGACGATGTTAAAATAGACATACTTGAAAAATTTAAAGCTTTTACTAGTTTATCACAATCCTTATACAAAGACTTAATATCTATAGAAACATTAAAAGCAATACTTTATATAGTCAAAAGAAGCGGAAAAACAATAGATGATACGGAAATAGGTCCAGAGGAGGTTAGAAAGTCTTATGAAGTAATTAAACCAAAAATATTAAACATGACAAATTACTACAATGAAATGAGTAGAGCTTATTTTAATTTCATGAAAAAAAATCTTAATATATCCGATGGAAATTCGATCGGTTTTGATAATGAATAAATGTCATGTTATTTTGCTATCCTAAAATCAATAGGAGGATTGGCGTTGTTTCAGGTTGCTAATAGTGCAATAGACATGTTTAGACATATTTTTATGTATATCTGTGAAAACAAACTTAGACCAAATTCTTTTTGGTTTGTTATTGCACGATCTATAGTTAGTATGATAATGTTTTTAATTCTTGGTATAGTGTTAATTTCTATTTCTAACAACGTAGATGATAAAAGACAAGAAAGTTAGTTCACAATAAAATATTTGTAAATTTCCCTTTTGTCTCGTTTACTAACTTTAAATGAATTAGTACACTTTAAATCTAAAATAATTTTTTTTATTAAACTTATTCTATCTATTAATAATGACACTGGAACCTTTGTTTCAATGGCTAATGTACAAGTAAAAAATTTGTTTTCCTTTGTACATTTTTCCAAAAAATCAAAAATCGCCAATAAAACGACATTAACCATTTGATTAATAACAGATCCTGTACTAGAACTCCATTGAATATAGTTAAACTTAAGATTTATTAGGTAAAATCTATACGTTATTTCTGACAACGAACTAACAAATTCACTTTCTTCCCTGGTGTTAAATATATCTTTATCCAAGTTGTTACGAATAGCCAATGCTATGGTAGAGTAATATAATTCAAAGTCGTAGGAATGATAACAACATGTTGAATATCCTAACTTTTCTTGGATTATACATATTTGTGAGTTAAATCTAAACTTTTTACTATGTTCATTATATAGCTCTGGAAAAAATAACTCGATCATAGAATCAGTAAACTTGTACCCTTTAGAGGAAAGTGTTAAAAGAACCATGTAAGGAGCTACAATAACATTGTTTTTTTTGGTTATTGATACATCACTTATGGTATCCAAGCACCTAAATAAATAATTTACTTCTTTATAAGATAAAAAATATACTCTAGAAATAAAAAACCTAAGAGAAAGTTTACGCTCTTCGTTTTTTGTTTTGTGAATAAATAACCTCTTGTTTTTTGAAACAAACGATGATGATTCTCCAGCTCTAGCTTTTATTTTATCAATAGCAACATCTCCTATTTCAACGGTAGCCTCTAAGTTTAAATCCGGTACTGGATCAAACATATTAATATATTGATTTTAGTAGTAATTTTTCACTTTAACGAGTATAAATAAAATGAAATATATAATTAGTCCTCAATTAGTTATTTATGTTGGAAAGGGACAAGAAATAAAAAGAGCATTGTATTTAACACCGTATGGTGTACTGGATGACAAATCATCTATTTATTATTTTTTAAAGACGCATTTAAATATACATAATCCTGAAATTCACAAAAGACATATTTTGTTAACTTTAAAAATACATCAAGTAAAAGGTTACTTATTAAATTTATTAAACATAAACGATGATATAATTATTTACTCTCATAAAAATAATTTAGAGTTTAGCTATGTTGACAATACAATATTTAATCCTTTTACTAATACTCAGCGAAAAACATTAATACGATCAGATGGTTTTTTATATAATATTTATCCAGGAGCTTGTGATTTTTTAGTTATATGGGTTGCAAATTCTAAAGATACATCCATGATAGAGTTTGGATCATACGAGGAGGTAGATAATAACATTTTAAAGTTTGAAAATCATTTGTTGGAAGTGTTTAGCAGTTTAGATTTAGAAATGACTATAGAATCAAAATTTAATAATATATTTAGAACAAACTTAAAAACTACAGGCTTAAAAACAATAATAAAAAAAATTAACAAATTAGACACATCATACAAATCGATTTTATATAAATCCGATGAGTATTTTATAAACATTACAGGGAATCATTTTATTCTAACAGACGAAAAATTAAATTTATCTGTTTGGGATAGCGACAATTGTTTAGCTTTTTCGAGCGATGGAGACACGATAGTAATTAATAATGTTAAATTATTTACTGAATTAGTTTCTGATGTAAGCACACAAATGGAAAGAATAAAAGGAGACGTTACGTATAAGGTTTTTTTATCCACACCTATTACATCTAGAATAAAATTAGACATAGAAACAAGTTTTATATTTGTGGAAACTGCAACTAATAACATACTCCTTTCGGCAGATAAAAAAATATCTATAATATTAGCAAAAAACCATATATCTATAAAAGTAAAAAATTATATACCTAACATAGAAAAGTACTTTACTTTTTTAGTAGTTGCTATAAACAGCATGTTTAATAGCGTTCAAAAATCTTCAGACTTTACAAAAGTTGAAACCGTTTACTGGTCAAGAATATGTCAAAACACAAATAATAAAAACAGAAAACCTGTGATAGTTTCATCCCTAGATGAAGATATGAAAAAAATAAGTAACTCTTTTTACAAATCTGAAAAATTAGAAGTATTTATAAACACTAACGGTGTAATGTTTTCTTGTATTGATCCAATGGGCAAATATAATAGTATTGGATTTTTGTCTATTTTTTATAAACTTCAAAAAATGTGCATACCTTGCTGCTTTTTAAAAGATCAGTCTCATACAGATACATTTTCTTCATGTGTACATAATAAAGATGTAAGCAATGACATAATTAGCCCATACATACTTAACTTTGGAAAAGTTGTTACAACGTCAAAAATATCCTTTTTGCCAATAATTTTTGATACGTTTTTAAATGAAGGATTAAAAATATCTTTTGAGCAAGATAACAAAAGACTTAAAGAAACAACAGGATATCATGTTGTTAAATCATGTAATGGTGAAATAATAAGATTACGAACAACATCAGATATTATTGATTTTGTTAACAAAGAAAGTACTATTTTAATAGCAGACGATATAATATATTTTCCAATGAATTACATTAGTATAGGAAACAAAGTATATATATTAATTCAAGAGATAGTTCATGAGGTTGTTTTGGTAAAAAAAAATATTAATAAGGATGTTATTTTAACGTATCCTCCTAATATTAATATATTAAAAGAACTGTTTCCAAAACAAACAACATCTTTAACAATACGTTCTGATTCGGGAATGGAACTTACAACAGATGGATTTTTAATAGACGGTGTAAAATTTGATAAAGAACTATCATCAAAGTTTGTAACATTTACTAAAAACGTAACAACTTCAGATTTTATATCAAAATACTTTTCTCCGTTGTTTAAATACGCTATCACTGAGTCAAAAGAAAGGTTTATAAAAACGTGGATAATAAACATAATGTTAAATTTCGGAACAGATATTGAATCTTCTGTTATTATTCCAAAGTTGGAAAAGTATTATCCTAACCACGGTAAAAAGATTACAAATTAAACAACTATATACCACAATAAATAATGGATAAGCTTAAAATTTTGTATAATGATTTTTACAAAACAAGCAAAAAATATTTGGAACAGGAAACTAATACAAAAACATTAGAAGCTAATTTTGAATTAGATGTTTCTATATTAATGAACTTAGTGCCTATATTGGAAAAAAAAGTAACGTTTATAACTTCTTCTATAACAGATGAAAATATAATCTTAATGATGAAATATTGCAATTACAAATTATTTTCATTTTGGTTTTTAAAATCTGGAGCTGTTGTTAAATCAGTATATAACAAGCTAGAATCAGATATAGAAAAAGAACAGTTTAAAAATATATTTAAGGAAATGTTACTAAATGTTCAGACGCTAATATCACTAAATAATATGTATACAAATTTAAAACAAGATACTGCAGAAATAGTATCTGATTCAAAAAAAATTATAGAAATAGTAAACCAAATTAAAAATTCAACATGTGAAAGCAGTGCTTATCATTTACTACAAAACAACTATAGTTTTATAGTAAAAACAATTAATAAAGTATTGTCTGACGAAAACTACCTGTTAAAGATGATAGCTGTTTTTGACTCTAATTTAATTAATGACAAGAACAAATTAAACGAATACAGAGAAATTTTTACAATATCTTCAAATAGCATTATTTATGGAATAAAATGTGTATCGGAACTTGAAATGCCAACGATAGATATAGACAACAATAAGTATGTATCTTTTTTTAAAAAAGTGCTATGTAACGTTATCTTATTTCAAAATAATGACTTAAATTCACACAGATTTATAAATGTTGTTTCTAAACTATACGTATTAATACAACAACAACTTATGACAAATCCTTTGGTAGCTTGTTTGTTAACTGATGTTTTGGATTCAATAAAAGCTAAAATATCTGTTGAAGAAATAAAACAAAAAGGAGTACGTAATTTTCAATCATTAATAAAATTTATATCGGAAAACAAGTCTTCTTATAAATTAATAATTTCTGCAGAATATATAAAACGAGAACAACAAATTATAGAAATATTACAAACGATATCTAATGAAAATAAAATAGAACATAATGGAAAAATTATAGATGTTAGTAATTTGATTAAAATAACAAAAAACAGGTTTTTTAATTAATATCTACCTTGTTGTTTCCAAATATTGATAATATAATCTAAATGAGTTTTGATACCTGTTTTGTCAAAATCATTTATTGATAAAAGTTCTCCATTTTTTTCTATTATAATAGGACATGTACCTTCTTTTATTTCATCTATAACTACGTGTAACATATTTTGTTTAATTGTTTCATCTGTTAAGTTTGACACTAACGGTAGTCTTCCTCTTTGTAACAGGTTATAACTTTCTGCTATTATTCCCGTTATTTCAAATAAACTTATTCTTCGTGTATAACGTTTTTTGATAGCAATTATTTTACTGCTTAATTGTTTTGAACTAGATACCTGTTCATCTACATTAATAGATGCAGATTCTATTTTATAATCAGACTGTTTATTTGATAATATATCACTACTTTCAAGTGACTCTTTATCATCGTCATAGTCGCTTATATTATTATCTTCATCTTCATCGTCATCCTCCTCTGAGGCAAAATTAATAATCTCATCACTATCATCCATTTATAGTTGGTATCCCAGTTCAATTTTAGGGTATTTTAAATGGACTTTATGAGTAAATATTCAAAAGAATTAGTTTTAACTGCAAAAAATATAAAAGACGAGGAACCTAATTTAAACAAAAAAGAAACGTCATTTGACTTAAACACATACTTGAAAACTAAGGAAACGCATTATCAAAAAAAAATTAGAGATCAATTGGCAGAAAAAAATATGTTACGCGTAACAGAACTAGTTACTCCTATTAAAGTTATTAAAAATGATCCACCATTGGTTGATAACATAGCCAATGCATGTGCCAATAATAAGATGGAGGAAGAAATAGAAAACATAAAAAAAGAATATGAAAGTATAAAAGATGAAACATCAAGTTTACAAGAAGAAACTAAAAAATTAGTAGACGATATTTCTACTGCTCGCGAAACAACGATGGAGGCACTTAACTCTATAATGAAGGAATTAACACAAAAAATTCAAACTGGTAATTTAATTGGCAACTAAACAATATTAGAAACAATAATATTATGTCAATGTTTAAGTAAAAACCACAAATATAAATGGAATATAATGTAAATGAAATATTTTTAAATTCTAAACTTAATCTAGAAAAAGGATATAATAATCAGTTACTTTTGTTAAGCACCAATCATATTCATCAACCTACTCCTTCGTTATCGTGTAGCATTTGTAACTCTTTAGCTAATTTTTCTTCTGAAGAGTTTATACAAGCAGGCGTTCGTACTAAATCCATAAAGAGAAAATTTACAAACACTAAAGAAAAAGATGATATGTGTAAACAAAACAAAAAACCTGATAATGTTGAAATGGTACCCATTGACGAAGTTGCATCTACACATGACTGGCATCTTCGTTTAAGAAAAGATGGAGATGCTATTGCTAGGTATTTAACTGAAAACAAATGCAATGTATCCAATTTTACAATTCAGGACATGTTAAATATTATGAGAAAACTTAATATTATTAGATCTAATAGAAACGAGATATTTGAACTACTGTCACATGTTAAAAGTTCGTTATCCAATTCTAGTATGTCTGTCAAAAGTACACATCCTTTAGTTTTAATTCATTCCCACGCTCATCCAAAAATTGGAGAACAACTTAGAGAATTGGATAAAATATACTCTCCTTCAAAATATGAAATGTTACTATCCACAACACGTTTTCAATCTATTTATTTTACAGATTTATCAAGTTCTGTAGATTTAGCATTTCATTATAAAAGTTGCGATTCTACTTATTTTATACACCCAATTTTTGTTGCATTGTTTGGAATAAAACTTCCTGCGCTAGAAAACACATTTGTTTATGGGGATAGTTATAGTTTGTTACAACAACTTTACGATTTTAAAAAAGTAAAGCCCGATAACTATATGTTGTTAGTTAATAGATTAACAGAAGAGTCTCCCATTGTTTTTACAGGTATTACCGATGTAATATCCACAGAAATCCAAAGAGCACACATTCATACAATGATAAGAAAAATAATTATGAATATCAGAATGGGAATATTTTACTCAAAAGATGATGAAGCAGTAGATCCTTACCTAATGAAAATAATACACACAAACTGTTCTCAAGTTATGACTGACGAAGAGCAAATGTTGGCGTCTATTTTATCTATAGTTGGATTTAAACCTGCATTAGTATCAATTCCAAAGCCCGGATCAATTAATAATTACGACATGCATTTGCAATCAGTTCCTTATATAGTAATTGACCCAATGAAAATGATTACTACGTCTAACTGTCCAATTTCTATAAACTCTGGTAACATATACTCCCTTACATTTGACGGAAGCTCCGGAAGAGTTGTATTTGCACCACCAAGTATAGGATATAGAATGTACGCAAATAACCCATTAGATAATAACTTTCAATGTGGAACTATAGGAAATAATCACTCAAATTCACCAGTAATTGTTAACGGAGTACTAATGTTTTATGTAGAACGAAGACAACACAAAAATACATTTGGCGGAGAATGTTATACTGGCTACAGATCATTAATTAATGATTCTCCAATAGATGTATCTCAGGAAATTGTTATCAATGGAATTATGTACCGATTAAGGTCTGCAGTTTGTTACAAACTCGGTGAGCAATTTTTTGAAACGTGTACTTCTGTAAATAATATTAGCGCAGATATATTTTTAAAAGGACATTATACTATTTTATTTACAGAGATGGGTCCGTGGATGTATGATCCGTTATCTATTTTTAATAAATCATCTAGAGATGCTAGGATGATTAGAGCAATGAAAAATTATTATAGAAAACTTACAAACAATCAAGTTGATGATACAGATTTTTATGAATGGATGAAGGGAGAAGGATCTCAATATGTAATGTCTAAACAGCAAATGTTAATGAATCACGTTACTATGTTCGAAGATGATATATTAACTATTGAAGAAGCAATGTCGCTAATATCTAGACAATGTTGTATACTAATATATGCTCAAGATTATGAACCTTATATAACTGCAAAAAATATAACTGAACTTTTTTAAGTGATATAAATGAGTTGGTACTCAAAATACAATATTGTTTTGGATAAACCAAAAAAGTGTTCAAAATGTTTTTCAAATTTGTTTGAGTATATAATTCAAGATAAAGAAACAATGAAAATTATGTTAGAATCTCAGCCTGAAAAAATGCAGACTTTAAAAAAATTTTTATCTACTACTAGAAATAAACATTTTACATATAAAATACTAGACGAAGAAGTTAGGAGAGTGTTAACATGAACTTAAAACTATGCAGTGGGTGTTCTCACAACGGAATAGTGTCAGAAAACGGATATGAATTTTGCATTTTTTGCGATGCTGTATTTCAAAAATGTTCAAAAATTTCAAAAAGATCAAATTTTCACGTTTCTAATAAATTAATACACTTAAGAAACGTGTTAAGAAGACTATTATCAAACCAATGTTCTGGTGAAATAATATCAGAAATTTTGTTGCTTATGAAAAAAAATCAAATATCTACGGATGATGTAGACGCAAACTTTGTATCTAGTTTTTTAAAGGCGCACGAAAAAATTAACAAAAAGGATTATAAATTAGTATTTGAAATAATAAATCATGTTAAGGATGAAAAGTTAAACTTAACAACTGAAAAAATAAATGAAGTTGTTGAAATATTCAAACATTTGGTGTTTTTTTGTCAAGAAAATACACCATCTAAAACAATAAATTACTCATTTTTTTTAGATAAAATATTTGATATAACGTTTGTAACAAAAAATTTAAAACCTCAAACTGTAAAAAATTATACAAAAAATAATAGCAATCAGTTAATTTGGGAAAATTTTTTGGACCATATGAAAAATAAAAAAAGGGCATCTGTTATTGTTGATTTTGGACACGACTACGTCTTTAACAACGAAAGATTTGTTTCATGCTCGTTAGAGGTTTAAATAAAAACAATAAGTATTGTTAAATGGCTAAAAAAGTTAGTTTACCAAACATCGTTATATCTTCTCCTAAATCAGTTGTTAAACCTGTAAGAGACGAAGAAATATCGTGCATTTTACCTAAATACTATAAATCCGTTGCGGATGTAACATTGTCGTTAAATGCAAACACTGATTATTGCTGGTTTTGTTATCAAAATTTAATTATACAACCTTATTTCGTTGAAACATTAAAAGGTGGTAAAGTTGGAGCTTTTTGTTCAAATATTTGCAGAGATTCTTTTTCATCAATGATACGAACACATGTTGCTATTAGAGAAGAACCTAAAATTACATTATTACCGCTTGTATTTTATAAGGACCCAGAAAAGGTTGTTAATATAATTAATACGTTAAAAAATAAAGAAGGGGTATATGGTAGTTGTTTTTATAAAGAAAACGATAAATCTATACAAATTTCCTTACGTAGTTTGCTTTAAGCTTTTACATTTTAAATAACAAAATGAACAATACAGTAATAAACTCGTTAATAGGAAATGATGATTCTGTCAAAAGACACAACGTTTTTGGAGTCGACTGTCACACACCTACTTTATATATGCCACAATATATAACGTTAACAGGTGTTGTATCTAACGATTCACCTGAGCAACATGTTGTTTCTACATTTGAAATTAGAGATCAGTACATAACTGCATTAAGTCATTTTGTTTTAAGTCTAGATCTTCCAGAAGTAAAAGGTATAGGAAAATTTGGTTACGTTCCGTATGTTGGATATAAAGCTATTCAACACATTTCTGTTTCGTCTAACAATGGTATATTGTGGGAAATAACAGGGGAAGATTTATTTATATCATGTAGAGATAATGACACGGCATTAAAACATTCTGGTTTTTCACACGAACTCAACGATGTCTCTACAGGTTTGTCTCCAAACGATACAATAAAAGAATCTACAACAGTTTACATTTATATAAAAACCCCATTTGACGAAGAAAAAACTTTTAGTAGTTTAAAACTTTCAGATTCTAAAATTGTTGTATCTGTAACATTTAATTCTGTTTCAGATATAATTATACGAGATTCTACTTTTAATTACGAAACCTTTGTTAAGGAGTTTGTATATGTGTCAGAGCTAAGTTTTATAGGTTATATGGTAAAAAATATACAAACAAAACAATCTTATATTGAGAAACCTAGAAGAATTTTAGGTCAACTTAATCAGTCAACTGCTGTTATTTCTGAGGTGTACGCTGTTACATCACTCTCCGTGTACGTAAAACCGTTCTACGGAAACACGGATAACAAGTTTATATCATATCCAGGTTACTTGCAATCAGAAAGAGATTATATATGTGCATTTGTTGAAAGACTTTTAGAGGACATGGTAATAGTTAGTCATAGTTTACCTAAATTCTTTCCAGATTCTGCAGAAATAATAGAGGTTCCACCTTGTGGTATTGTAACTATACAGGATGCTGAAGTATTTGTAAAAATAGACAACGTTCCTTGTGATATGAAAGTTTATTTTCATACTAACATATTAGTTTTTGGAACTAGAAAAAACTCTTTTGTGTATAATATTTCTAAAAAGTTTTCTACAATAACGGGTTCTTACAGCGACTCCACAAAAAGAATAATGTTTTCTCATATATCGCATTCGATTAATATTACTGACGTTTCGATACCTGTAAGCTTATGGACTTGTCAAAGAAACGTATATAATGGAGACAACAGGTCTGAATGCTCAAAAAGTAAAGATTTATTTATTAATGATCCGTTTATTAAAGGCATTGATTTTAAAAACAAAACAGATATAATTTCTAGAATGGAAGTTAGATTTGGTAACGATGTTTTGTATTCTGAAACTGGACCAATATCAAACATTTATAACGATTTACTAAATAATTGTGTTGGTGGTACTAGAACTCTTAAGTTTAATTTTACACCACATACTTTTTTTAAACCTACAACTATTGTTGCCAATCCGTCTAGGGGTAAAGACAAACTATCTGTCAGGGTTGTTTTTTCGTCATTTGATCCTAATAATCCAATATATTATGTTTCTAAACAGTTAGTGTTAGTATGTAACGATTTATATAAAATAACTCATGATAATGGAGTAAACGTTTCTAAAATTACAGGAGAACAAAATACATAATAATGAAAAACAAAATGTTTACTTGTAAATGGAACAAATTACAAAATGTATTAAGGAAGGAACTCATACTCTATTTCCTTTTTACGATGACTTACCAGATATTAATCTTTTTTTAGGAAAAAGTCCGTTGCCGAGTTTAGAATACGGTGCCAACTATTTTTTACAATTGTCAAGAGTTAACGATTTAAATCGTTTACCAACAGACCTGCTTAGTTTATTTACTCATGAAATAATGATACAAGAAAACGATTTAGAAAAAGTCTATGACATATTAAATATACATTCCGTAAAATCTTACGGTAAAACAATTAAAGCAGATGCTGTGGTGATTGACTTAAGTGCAAAAAATAAGCTTTTTAAGCGAGATAGGGAATTGATAAAATCAAATAATTATCTAACAGAAAATAATTTGTATATTAGCGATTACAAAATGTTAACTTTTGAAGTTTTTAGACCATTATTTGAAATGTCATCAGAAAAATATTGTATAATTAAATTGCCAACTTTGTTTGGAAAATGTGTTATTGACACAACTAGAATTTACTGTAGTTTATTTAAATCTGTTAGATTGTTTAAGTGTGCCAACGATAGTTGGTTAAAGGACAGTGCAATAATTGTGGCAAGCAATGCTTGTAAAAAAAATATTGATTGTTTTATGTCACATGTAAGATCAGTAACAAAGTCGTTAAATTGGAAAGAATCAAATAATGTTCAGTTTAGCATTTTAAAGGATTCAGTTGATAAAGAGTTTATAGATAAGTTCTTAAATTTTTCAACAAAAGTTTACGAATCACTTTACTATGTTCATTCTTTATTATATGCTAGTATGACTTCTGAATCAAAAAGCATAGAAAACGAATATCAAAAAAAACTAACAAAACTTTTGCTATAGTAGCATTAATTAAAAAATCAACTATAGATAAATGAGTACTCAACATGCAGCGTATATAGACTATGCGTTAAATAGAATGGAATCAATGCCTATAGAGATGTTAGGATCGGATACTATAACGTTAAAACCGTATCAACATTTTGTGGCAAAGGTTTTTTTAGGATTAGATACCATGCATTCTATTCTTTTATTTCACGATACAGGAGTAGGAAAAACAATTACTACTGTATTTATTTTAAAACACCTTAAAGACATTTACACTAATTGGACAATACTACTATTGGTTAAAAAGGCGTTAGTTGAAGATCCTTGGATGAACACTATTATAAAGTACTCTCCTGAAATAATAAAAAATTGTATCTTTATAAATTATGACGATAAAAATTTCCATAATAAATTTTTTACAAACATAAAAACAATAAGTTCTAGGAGTAGAATTTGTGTAGTAATAGATGAATGTCACAACTTTATTTCTAAGTCTTTAGTTAAAGAAGATGGAAAGCAACGTCCAACAAAATCCGTATATAATTATCTATCAAAAAACATATTGCTTAATAATAATAAAATGATATGTTTATCCGCAACGCCAATAGTTAACAATGTTAGAGAGTTTACTATGATTGTAAATTTGCTTAGACCAAAAATAATACAATTTCAGTCGTTATTTGAAAATAAAAACTTAGTTAATGAAAAAGAACTTATAGATAAACTTGGAGGAATATGTTCATACATAGTAAATAATGAATTTTCTATTTTTGATGATGTTGAAGGATCCCAATCGTTTGCAAAAAAAACCGTGTATATGCATTATGTTAATATGACAAAACAACAAGAAAACATTTACCAAAAGGCAAAAATGGCAGAAATTAAGTCCGGAATAACATCTTTTAGAATTTACAGACGAATGGCTGCAACATTTTCGTTTGACTTTTTTCCAGATAGAAAGAAAAAAACTATAGACGAAATAAATTTAGAACTAAACACCCTTTATAAGGATTTTGTAAACTATATTAACCAAAAAAGCTTTTCAGATAACGCAATAAAATTATTCAAAGCGGGAAAAGGACTAACTGGCGATTCTAATCCTTTAGATATTTCTCTTCTTAGCGAATTAAAACAAAAAAGTTGTAAATTTACAGAGGTGTGCTTAAAAATATTGGCATCTCCGGGAAAGTGTCTGGTATTTGAACCGTTTATAAACCAATCAGGTATAGAAATTTTAATAATTTATTTTTCTGTGTTTCGTATTACAAGCATTGAGTTTTCATCTAGAACAAAAGATACAAGAATTAGAAACGTTTTTGAATTTAATAAAGAATCTAATACCAACGGTGATCAGATAAAAGTTTGTGTATTCTCCATAAGCGGAGGAGAAGGAATAAGTTTCTTTTCTATTAATGATATTTTTATATTAGACATGACTTGGAACGAAGCTTCGTTAAAACAAATTGTTGGAAGGGCAATAAGGTTAAACAGTCATGCAAATACGCCGCCTAATAGAAGATACGTAAATGTGTATTTTATAATAGCAAGATTATCAAATGGGGAACCTACCGTCGACGAAGATTTAATTAACATAATTAAAACAAAATCTAAAGAATTTTTACAACTTTTTAAGGTTTTTAAAGAATCCTCAATAGAGTGGATTTATGAAAACAAAAAAAACTTTTATCCGGTTAATGACGAATCAGGATGGCGAGCTTTAACATCAAGAATCGTTGACGTTAATGTAAAAAGCAAAAAAATTGTTCAAGTTGTACAAGGACAAAACATATGGTTTTCTAATTCATCTAGAATGATAACTATTCATAAAGGATTTAAAACATTAGATGGTAAAATTTTTGATGTAGATGGCAATTTTATACAAAACATGCCAGTTAATCCAGTAATAAAAATACACAATAATAAGTTAGTATATATTATTTAAATAAATTAACGTACCTTATTGGGTCTTTAACCAATTTATGTAAAGAATCCCTAGTACCGTTATTGCCAAAACATTTTAATTTTGATATAGACAAAGCAAATCTAACAATTTCACAAAACAATCCATCCTCGGATTTATCAAAAAAAACTAACGATTTAATTTCTTTATTAGATAAAAAATTGTTTGATACTTCCTTACTAGATAACGTTGTTTTTCCCATAAAAAGTATTGTTTCATAAACCCTATTTGTTAATAAATCTTCTATCAATAAATGTATAAAAAATCGTGAATCTAAAAAAATATACCTGTTATCGATATTTATTTCCTCTTTTATTTCCCTAGATAAACAAGTTAGTACATTTTCCCCATTTTTTGGTATACCTCCTGGAAATATGATATTACTATAATCCTTTTCTATATCATACGATAACTTTATATTTAGTTCAGAAGAAAGAAATTGACGTTCTGTTTTTTTTAAGTAGTTTGGGTATTTTAAAAATAATCTTTTTTTCCTAAACTGATTTTTTGATCTAATTATTTCATTAAACAAAAAACTACTATTTCTTGAACAAGCAATATATTTATTATCGCTTGTTAATAAAATAGCACATATAGATATTTTTTTAATAAATTGTAATACCTGATTATTAAATCCAGTTGCAAAAACTCTTTGCGAATCATCAATTAGCGTGTATGTTTTTGAAAGTTTTCTGTTATTTTTCATTATGTAAACAAGTACATTAGAATAATACTCCATCATTTACTATGAACCAATGTATTATAAATAAACGATAAATAGTTAAATTTATCGTTTTTTACACAATCAATTAAAGATTTTAACTCTCTAATTTCTACATTGTAAATGCTAAAAGATAATGCTTTTTCTAATGATTCGTTTATAAAACACGTAGTACAATAACTTATAAATGTTTTGTTAAAAAGTTTATCAAATGTTGTTAATTTTAAAAGTTTGTTGCCAAAACGTTTTATAGATAGATGAAAATCGCTTTCTTCTTGAATTTCTCTTAATAAACAATCATTTACAGATTCAGATTTATTAATTTTTCCACCAAGTAATATTAATTCTTCAAATAATGGGTTAAAGGAAACTATGTTACCATTTTCCAAGCGTCTATTTATTTCTTTAATTTCGTTATTGTACATATATTTTAAAAGACTTTTTTTAACGGATAAAGTGGAGTTAGGATTTTTTCTTTGGGTCATAATTTCCTGAAACGCAAACGATGTTCTCCTTGCCGCTATTAATGGTTTATTATCACTAGTAATACAAATAGCAAAAACGTGTGTATTTTTTGAATAAGGAACCTCGTTTATCCTTTCAACGACAACAAATTCCCTTGACGTTTCAAATATTACCGAACTAAAGTTTTCCATTTTTTGTATTAAACCCCCTATTATTAGCGAATTACTTTTTCACTTTAATCCAATATAGATGCCAAAAAAACAAAATTAGATTCCATTCCTTGTTGTTCTTCTTTTAACACAGCAGATACCTCTTTTCCATTATCGTAAGCTATTCCGTTTCTTATAAAACAGTATTTTGAATCATTAAATGATACTGTTCCAGAATCCCTGCTTAGCTTACATATTAAATCTCCACACAGTATTGTAACGTTAGACTCGTTTTCTATATTTAATGTACCTCTAACAACATCTCCATTTTTGTAATACTTATACGTTACTAAACATGGAACCTTTACAACAATATTATTATTAATAATCTCACCCAACGGTAATTCATTTTCAAAACATATATCTATTTTTTTTGCCATTACACCTCCAGACTCCCTGTGTAAATAAGACTTTATTACAGCATCTTTTATATTTTGTTTTAAATCTAATGTTAATTCGTGCGGACTTAAGTTGACAGGAAGGTAAACTTTTTTTGTAAATGTTGACATTATTTATTTTATAAATTAATATTTAATCAATTTTATGGCGATGATATAACATTATACTCTTTTCTAAAATTAACACCCCACACAAATGGCTCATGTGAAAGCTTAAACGGTACAGTTACAATATCGTCGTTATGTTTATACAATAAGGATTTATCAAAAATCTTATTAGATACAAAAAAATGACCGTTTACTATTTCATTTATATATTTTTTTGCCAAATCTATGTTTGGCAATACCAATTGTATTGCATTTATTAATTCCTTGCTATTAAAGCTTATTCTAGAATGGTGATAAAAAAATTGCCTAACTATTTCACCTAAAACAATTTCTACAATATATGGGTGAGGAGGCATTCTATATGTATCTGATATACTCTGCAAAATGGAATATATACGATTAGTTTCTTTAGTTTTAAATTTAAGATAAAGCAACTTTTTAATATCAAAAGGCAAGGTGTTTATTTCATCTAAACTATAATCCTCTAAAGATGTTATGTCATCATTAAAATCAGAATAAACTGTTGCCAATAAATAAACGTTTACCGGCTTATTTATGTCTAAATAAGAAAATTTTCTTATTGATCTACCAAGTATTTGATTATACTGTGAAAACGTATCGGGAATCGTCATAAACCAAATGTTTCTTACTTCTTTTAATGTATATGATTCAGACATTATATTTGAAGAAAATAAAAACATTATTTGACTTCCATCTTCGTTTAATTGTGAGTTATATACATTTAATAAATCCTCTAACGATGATTTCATTTTGCTGGTAACGATTGCAAATGTTTTTGGTTTCCCGTTAATAATTTTAGGATTTGTACCTTGTGATCCATTATATTCAGAGTATCCATTACTTAACATTATGTACTTTATTATTAGTCCACCATATGTAGAATTTGAAAAATATATAAACTGCTTTCCTGTTAAAGATGTTATTTTCCCTATAAAGTATTTAAATTTTGAGCTTATATTTAACGTTGTTAATTCATCACCATATAGAATTCCATTGCTAATTTTTAAATTTGGATATAACTCTTTATCTTGTTCTTGAAACAAGATATCTAAATTATTAATAAAGTTTAATTGGCCAAGAACAGCTAATGATACATTATTCATGTTTTTTTCAAACATTTCATTGTTGCAAAGCTTTCTAACGTTGTTATAATCTTTCTCTTGAAGTTTAGACATGTGACAGTAGACAACTTTTGTATCTAAAAATTTTTTTCCGTGATAGTGTATTTTAGGCAAATCGGTAGACGGCATTTCATAATACGATATTCTTCCTTTTAAAATGCTTTTTAAAACTTTAACTCCATTTTCGTTTAATAAAATTTGAAATACTTTTTTACCCTGAATTATTATATCACCAAAATTTATATTTTCGTCAGACATTAAACTAATAATATTAGACAAAGTTATTGGTGTATTAGTTATTGGAGATCCTGAAAGAAGTAAAAATGGTATTTTGTTTTTATTTTTAATTACAGTCATTAGTTCTCCAGTGTTGTTCCCAAAAATATTATGTGCCTCATCTATAATAAATATTGCATTATTATATCTAGATAGCCCATTGTAATTTATAACATTGTCGTTGTAATTAAGAGAATAAAAACTTGTAGTAGAGTGAATAAAAATATTCTCTAAAACATATTCTGAATTAAATAAATTTACAGCAACGTCCATACTGTAATTAAATATTTTTAATATATTTATGTTAGGAACCAAAATGTAAACTTTTTTAAATCTAGATGCTACTAGTGCAAATAAAAGTGCTATTATAGTTTTGCCGGATCCCATAATGTGAAATAAAAGTACGCTTTTATTTTCATCTATTATACTTCTAACTAGATAGTCAAGTGTTGCTAATTGATGCGGTAAAATGTTTGGAATATTGTTTATATGGCCATTAAACAAATCAACTATTTCTAGGTTCATTTAGATGTAATGTCTTCTATGAATATATACTCCAAGTATTCTTCACTTACATTTGCAAACTTTTTGTGTCTATTTATAAAGCTCTCTATATCGTGTCCGTGAATTTTTATATTAAAATGTCCTGCTAGTTTTTGTTGAAATATGTTAGAAGGCAAAACTATTAAATCGTTTTCAATCACATAACCTATTTTTGATAATTTTGATATTAAGCTAAGGTGCGTGCTAGAGCTAGCAACTATAATTGATGATACCTTTAACTGAAACGCAAAATCGGGAACCGCGTCCGGTGTAGGAAAAAGTCTCATAGTAGGAACATGATATTTTTGATACCATTTAACTAACATGTTTAAAAATGCAAATCTGTAATATTTTTTTTGAATTTTCATGTCTAAGTTTTCGTCTAAAGGCTTAACGTCGTCATACGCAGAGTTACTTTTTGCAGCTTCTGCGCTTGAAGGTTGTGAAAAATGTGTTCTAAATTTTACCAACGATACTCTTCTCATTAATGCACAATCAACTCTGTCAAAAATTGGCTTGTAGTTTGTGTCTATTATTATAGACGCATGGTTTCTGTTATTAATTTTATTTGAAAAACATGATCTACCTACTATACAAGGTTCGGTTAGTTTTTTTACATTATCCGCTCTTATCTTTTTTGATCCACTGCATGCAAAATCCGGCAACTCGCTACAAAAGACAGATCTTTTTAAGTGCATATTAGAAATAAAAGGATTTGGACCTTTATCCATTAAATCTGTTAAAATTGTTTGTCCTGTTTCAATAAATAAATCGCCAATTGCAGACTGTAACAGTCTTTTTGTAGTAGATTTTCCTGTAGCCGTTTCCCCAAAAAAGAAAGTTATACACTGTTTTGTAGATCCGCATAAACAACTGGATAAAGTACGTTCATACAACTCTCGATTTTTTAAGTTTTCACATGTTTTTGGTTGTATATCATCTATAATGCATTCTAATTCCTTCATTTCTATTGACGTATCGTTTAAAAATTTATCCATTTCAAAGTTAAAATCTGTTGATGCCGTACAAATAAATTTTTTTGACTCTTCTCCATGGTAAAATTTTCCACTTGTTATATCTAAAACACCATTTTTAAAAGGTAATATATGCGGATATGTATCTGTTTCTACTGTATCTACTAACATATCTTTAAGATTGTTTTCTATTACTTTTCTTTTTCTGGGACATAAAATATCCGGAGTGTATTCAGAAGGTAATTGATCTTTCATGTTCAATACTAATTTGGTTATTACAGGTTCTTCATTGTTAAATTTCCACGAATTTTTAATCCAAACAATATGATCACCCCTTTCGGTTAAACGTATTACGTTTGCATCCATTATAAGTTGAGAAATTGTAAAAAGTTTATTGCCTTCTAACATTATGGCTTTAACTTTACAGCTATGTGGATTTCCAGCTTTGTAAATTTTTATCATTCCATTTCCTAAAGATAACTGATGATGGTGCTTATGTGATTTTTTTTTGCATAAAGCACATGGCATTACATAATCTATTACTAGAGGTATAGTTGTAAAATTGTTTATATCTAAATCTTTTAAGTTTATAATATCATTCATTATTATTTTTGATACTTTTTTAATTGCCTCGTTAAAAGGAATATAATTTGGTTCCCACAATGAACTAGGTAAAACATCCTCTAACCTTTTTGATAGAGAAAAGTAACAACTATTATTGTGAAATTTTACATATGTAAATAAGTAATCCGATATGTTATCGTGAGGTGGTTGTTTTAGATGAATACTGTCGTTATTTGATATTTTTCTAGTTCCCACTATTCTTAACGTTGCCTTTCTCCTATAAACCGCAGGATCAATAGATCTTATAAGGGGATTTTCCGAAGATCTAAGAAATTCCAACAGAGGTTTTTTCATAGCAATAAGTGTGTTAATAGTAGTATATGTATCAGGAAATATCATATGAAAACTAGTTTTGTTTTTGTTTGACGACTTTGTTAAAGAAAAGTTTGATCTCATGCATTTTAAAACAGTGTTTTGATTAGCACCGCATTCCATAACAGAAAATTTAGATACAAAGTTTGTTATTTCTAAAATAAAATCTTCAAGCGCTGCTATGTAATCTATTTCGTCTAAAACCGCATCTAGGTCAACATCAAAAAATACTCTAACCACCGAGTATGCCTCCTCATCGCGTAATGTTTCAAATAAAGTACATGTAGGGTTTTTTTCTATGTAACTTTCTAATTCTTCACATGTAAATATATCAACAAATCTTGGATCTTCGCTTTGTCTGTGAGATGACGGAACACCTATCGACTTTAATACGAAAACGTGTTCGTTATTTGATATAGAACCTGCCATTTAAAACTACCAAGTTAAAATTTCACTAAAGATTAATATATTAATCATTTAGTTAATTTTTCACTAAAATATAAATCCTTGTGACCAATCTATTGGTATTTTTCACTAAAATATAAATCCTTGTGACCAATCTATTGGTATTTTTCCGTTTATTTCTAATAAAATGTTTACTACTTCAAATGCACGATCTTTTTCAAACTGTCTATCTCTAGCAGCGGGATGATAGCCAACTATTGTGGTTATAGGATTATCCAATACAGACTTTATTGTTGAAAAATCTGTTTTTCCTAAACAGTATAACACCGAAACATATTTAGATATATGTTGTAACAGTAATTTTGATATTTTTTTCCAATGTAAAGCATGGCTTTTTGTTTCACCCAATTTGCAACTAAGGTAATAATTCCAAGGAAATACACCTTCTATTTTATTTAAATTATATCCTTTGTAATTGCTAACTCCAGTAATTTTTGATACAGAATCCGCTATAGACCTAATTGTTTTTTTTGAAAAATTTGGAGATTCAAAAGGAACTCCTGTTGCATCCCTAGGATACGGATCTATTCCACATACACAAACCCTTTTATCCTTAAGAGACGTTTTAAGTTGTACAAAAAAAAGTTCAGGTTTTGGCGATGTTTCGTCTTTTACTATCCACTTAGCTACTTCATTATATAACAGTATAAATTGGTTAATAACTGGTTCCCAATCTTCGTGATAGTCTATAACATATGGTTCGTATTCCAAGTTTGCAGTTTTCATATTAATTTATTTACATTGTCAAATGTTTTTTTTACATTTTCATCGTCTAAACTATTATTTAATTGTAAATTAAACCACGCGTATACAAATGCCTTAAACATATTTCTATCATTAGATCTTATTGCAAGATTTATCTCACTAACATCGTTTAAATTTACCAAAACAGTTATTTTATCTAAACTTTTATCACTTAAAATATGATTAATTAATAATTCTAATTTTGAATTTGGCGTTTTAAATATAAACAAGTTAACTGCCGACCTTAAAATTAGGTTATTAAAAACTTCCTTATTATTTATAAAAATAAATGGGTTTGTTAAAAACTTTTCATGTAATTCATCTATAGAAGGGGGGCAGTGAATTAATAATATTCGTTTCCACAAAACACCTTCTAAAAAAACAATATCTTGTATTAATATTTGATCTGTTTTACTTAAAGACTCGATATTATTTAGCTTTTTAACACACCAATGACTTAAATATCCAAGTGTAATAAACTCGTCTACAGATACCATCTTATTATTAACTTTAAAGCTCGAATTTACCATTTTTACACACAACGAACCAAAAATATCAGGAGTGACGACATATTTTGTAAAAAATGTTATTTTATCCTTTAGTTTTGTTAGTATATTGTTTAGAAAATAATTATGGTTTCCTAAAATTATAAAAGCTTCATTGTTTTTATTAAACGTAGCTGGATAAATGCTATCTTCTACAATATAAATATCCATGGATCAAATAAAAAAAATAAATGATATAATTCAAAACTGTAATGCAGTATTTTCAAACGAGGTTAATTTACTATATAATGAAAAATTTATTTTTTTAGAAAAAAATTTAAACGGATTACCGTTTAAAGCACATATTTATAATAACGTATCTAGGTTTGATAATAAAACTATATTTAGGGTAGTAAAATATGTGTACAAAAACAGACCTAAAATATTAAAACTAATTTTTCCCAATAATAGTTTTTTTGAATCTCTTGAACCACTTTTACCTGTAAAAACCATTAATTTATCTTACAATAATACCATCAATGACGATTTACAGGATAATACTTTAAGTACAAAAATGATATTGCTGGAATTGTTTAATTCTTTTAAATTTGGAAAAGGAAGTAATTATTTAGTTAAATACCCATATTACTATTTACCTCTTAGAAAAGACATAAACGACATAGTAACTTAATAATTCTTCTACATCTAATACATCAAATTTTAGAGCCTCTCTGTTTAACTCAAAAAAGTTTTTTGTTGACTGTCTTTCTTCCATTTTCGAAACACAGTTTATGAATTTTTTGCTTCTATTTATAACAGTGTCAAAATTAACATTATCAATTAACTCAAACCCATATTCTGAGAATATTCTAACTATGTCTAGTTTTTTAACAATGTATTCTTCCATGGGTTTTGACATAGAAGATGGATTGTAAACTAATATCTGTTCCGAGTTAATTTTTTCCACGGACATATAATTTTCACTACTAGGTAAGCTTTTGTGGATAATAAACGTTTTTTTGTCTTTTAAGTTGTATAATTTGTCACCGTCCATTGTAGTTATTAGCACTTTCCCCCCGGAAGCAGTTAACTCTGTTAAATTTTTCATTATAGTAGAGTAATGTTTTTTATGAAAAGAATAGTGTATGGCAAATTGCCAATCTATTATATCAAACTTTCCAAAAAAGAATACCTCTCTAACGCTTGAAACATAACTACTAGACCGTATAGTTTCTTGTATATAGTTAAACTTATAATACTTTGATTTTATTCCAGAGTTAAGTTTTGTATATCGTTCGTTACATCGTTCTATAGCTTTAGAGTCAGGATCGGTAGCTACCAATAACGATATTTCTCCGTAAAAGTATTTTTCCAAGTCCGCGCCATTTCCAAAATCTATAGCGAGAACTTTTTTTTTATTAGAGTTATCTAAAAATGTTTTCGAGCAATATAATGATATAAGAAGAGTTTTTATATAATTTGATAAAATACCCAACGGACCTCTGGTTCTTTTGTTTGTAAAGTATGACACTTCCGGATTTAGCCTATATTTATCATCGGCGTAATTTTTTCCAATATCTGAAAGTTTTTCTTCATTAAATATGTCTTCAATTTTAATGTTTTGATCCATTATGTGGTCCATTACAATATTGTATTGATTACCATAATAATCAGAGTACATATATTTCATAGTTTTATCTATTCTTGGTTTTAGTAAACAGCCTTTAGATGAAAATTCAGAAATAAATTTTACAGGAACCACAACCTTTTTAATACCAACATCTTCGTAAACATTGCTAAATTCTAAACAATATATATTATTTAAGTACTTAATAGATTCTGTTAATATTATTTTTCCTGTTCCAAAATCTTTAGGGAAACCCTTTTCGTCGCTAAACTTTTTAAATTCTATAAAAGTATTACTGTCTCCAAATATTACAGGTTCGCTAGACATATATCTATATACTACATTTATCATATGATCTGTTGTGTTGTCATTTTTAATTTTATAATCAGAGTTAGAATTTTTTCCTTCGATATAAAATAAAATAACTCCTTCTTTTTGTACAGGTAAATAAAATGTTAACAAATCTATTATTTCAGAATGTGAGGAAAAAGGACCCTCATATTTTTTAACTTTAAAAATAATTTTTTCGCTTATTTCTTTTAGGTTTTCATCAACAAAATCTTTTTCTTTTATTCTGTTTTCAAGCTTTGGTTTCATTAATTTAATTAGGTATATACTCCATTTACCCTTATGTTTTAACGCTTCTCCATAAAGAAGTATTTCATTTTCTATTGTTCTATTAGCTAAATACTTTATACAATAATTAATGTGACTAAAATGGCAATATATTTCATTTTGTTTAATTTTTACTATTGTTCCTATTCCATCTGTTTTTGTTGTCGCGTATAAGTTTTCCAAGTGTAGTCCGGCAATGTCTTGTTTTTTTAACATGTACGTTTTTAATGGATTTTTAAAACTTGGCACTAAAAAAACATTTTCTGGTAAGTTCATAAAAATACTACGAAACAAAGTGTACATTTCGTTTAATAATTCGTTTTCGTCTATTTTTATGTCTGTATTAACAATTTCAAATTCTAAAGAAGGAGTTGGTTTTGATTTAGGATGATTAAGGACATGTAATAAAGAGCTTTTTGCCTGGGCTCCCGATCCCAAAAAATATTTTAATTTAAAATCAACTTGTATATGTTTAATTCTTGTTTGGATTAAATTCACCAACTCAAGTTTTATCGAGGAAATATATTTTTTATAGTCTAAAAAAACATGTTTTTCTTCAGTAGAATGCCTAATTAAACAATAATCGTTAATCACGTCTTCGTATACAAGAGTTTTTTTTTCCCATATAATATTATCTACAGAATCAACAAGTTGAATGTTTTTAATATCTAAACCATGAACTTTAGATAACGGAACTTTTGTTCTAATTTTTACTTTTTTTCCTTTATTTCCTACAGTGAACATAATAAACGACTCTTGTACAGATGATATGTTTAATAAGTTTCCTAGTGTTATCAGCGGAGGTTGAATGAATATAAGTTCAACTTCGTTATTTACATCTTCTGTAGGTAACGGATTTTTAATTGTTTTAAAAACACATATTAATTTTTTAATGTAGTCTAATAAGGATAATTTTAAGTTATCGTCATCCATAGTTGTATTATTATTGTCAAATTTTTTTTTCACTTACTTATTTAAAAACACAAGAGTCTTTTATATAATCATAATCTACCCCTCTTTTAATAGCTACCTTTAAATTTTTGGCTGCTTCTTTTATTTTTAAGTTTTGTTTTTTACAGTTGTATATTTTAATAACACGTTTTAGCTTGTTAGAATTATTTATGTAATCATTTACGTTATCGCATATTATATCATATGCAGTTAATTCTTTAGCTATATCTGAAGAATATGACACAAACTTATCCTGTGTTATTTTTTTTAAGTTATTATTTGTATAGTTGGAAGCTAAAAAATTTCCATAGTTAAAATCTAAAACAAATTTGCCTTTATCATCTATTGAGAAAACAGTTTCAATTGGATGCTTATTTAATAAAAACAATTTTAATGCAACAATATCTATTGGTAGTAATTCACCAGAAAAAAATGTAAGTGATATCGTTTTTAATTTATTATCCATTTAATTACAGTATAATTATATACTTTTTATATTTTTTACATAATCAATAACTAAATCCATAAATTGGTTAAAGTCTATACTTTTAATAGTTTTTAATATATCTGATTTTTGTAAAAGCTCTATAACAGTGTTTGCCATATACGCATTTTTAGATATAGATGGTGTGTGTCCAACTATTTCAGCAGTTTGTTTAATAGTCATACTAATTAATTTTTTGGTGCTAGGTAGTGGATTTATTGATTTTACATTTGACCAAAAATTATACAAAAACGTATAGTTAACTCCGTATGTTCGTAAATCTTTTATTTTTATGTTAAATTTATGTATAAAGTCGTAAACCTTTTTTTCATTTAACTTATTAAACAAAAAATCGTTAGGATTTTTTTTGTTAACTAGTTTTAAAAGTGGATAATATAACCTGTTTGACTTAGAAACAACAAACTCGTGAATTATTTTGTCTTTTCCTGTAAATTTTATTAATATTTTATTATTTTTTACAATAATGTTTTCATTTTTCAATGTTATCAATCCTACAGTTTTATTTTCCTTTAAGTAGCACATTTTTCCCATTCTAATAAAAAAACTTGTTTCCATTAACATTAAAACAGCAAGTTGAAAATTTACAGTATTTTGTTCTTTATTACTAATATTATTATTAATAAAACAATTTATTTTACCCATAACATTGTATACATTTATAAAAATGTTGTTTCTATTATCGTTTCTTTGTTTTATATGAAGTTTTCCGTAAAAATATTGTCTTTTTCCCTTAGAATCCGATCCAACAAAAACTAATTTAGTTAACGACTCTTCATAAGTTTGTTCGTAAACTATTACATCAGTTAAGTACGAAGGTATTTTTACCTTTTTTAATATTTCATAAGTGGGATTATCAAAAGAAACAAAAATAGTAAATTCTTTATCCTCAAATAGTTTTCCATTATTATAATATAACCCTTTCATTTTTAAAAAATTTTATTTTTTTGAGTACTGTCTAGACTTTTTTCTAACAACTTTTATTCTTCCACTTTCTACTGCTGCCTTTAAACCATCCACGCTTTTACTTAGCGATGTAAATTGCCTAGATATAGACGATGCTTGAACATCCTCTAATACTGTATGGATAGCATTTATTCTAGAATTTATAATCTTAAGATCTTTAACAATTTGATCGGTTGCTATTTTTAAATCGGACGTTTCAATATCTTCTTCGTTTGAATCATTGTTTTTAGATAAACTTTCTTTTGATTTTTCGTTTTCTTCTGTTTTATCGTCATCTGACTCATGTTTTACATTTTTTTCCTTTCCAACGCACTTTGGTTTTTGTACGGTTTGTTTTTTACGACTGGTTGTTTTCTTTTTTGTTGGCGTTTTTTGACTAGGTATTTCTATATCGTCTGGAAATATTTCTTCAGTTACTTCTTCTACAGATTCCGTAGTTGACTTTACATGAGCTCTTATTTCATCCAACGTTTTAAAATTATCACCACCGTTGCCTAAATTTATTGACCAAGACATTTTTAAAAATATTTATATTGTGATATTTATTTTCAATTTAATTAACTTATTTTTATTAATAACAATAGTTATTATATTTTTGTTATTGTGTATTTTTTCATTTTTTAAAAAAATAAACTTTTTTATATAACTAAAAGTGAGGTTGTTATTTACATTAAATGGAATCAAAAGAAACAGTGTTAATTGACATTATACCAAAGATAAAGTTATATCTTTTAGATGATAAAATAGAGTCAAAGTCATACTCCGATTTTATAAATAAAAACAAAAATATTTTTGTCGTAAACCTTTATAATGTATCAACAATTACAGAAGATGATATTAGGCTGCTTTATGCAACCATAGAACAAAATATTGACGTTGACGATCAAACACTTATATCCATTTTTTCGTATATAGGTTATAAATTTGAACAAAATATTAAAGAAGAAATTTCATCTAGCTTATTTATAAATGAAAGTTCTGCAACTGACGAAATGACATTTAATCTGTATAATATGTTTTTTAACACTTTAGATATGTATTTACGTCAAAAGCGAATAAATGTCTTAGTAAATGATGAAAACAACAGCGATATAAATATAAATTATAGAACGAGCGATATTGCATCTGTTTTTAATTCTACTACCGAACCAGAAATTAGAGAAATTCCATTTAATATGAAAGACATGATACAATATGTTTCTAAAAATATAGATCAATTAAGGTTTTCAAAAAAATACTTAGATTTTGCTTACTTATGTAGACACATAGGCATTCCAATATCCAAAAAAAAATTAAATATGAGATATATATATTTATACAATGTAGATGGAGTATCTATACCAATAGTAATTAAAGATTTTTTAGATGTAAAATATGTTTATTTAGAAGAAACAGGGAAAACATACAAAAACTCATTTTCAGAAGATAGAAACACCAGCTTAATAGATTGGGGTAAAATAATTATTCCAAAGTTAAAAAATAAACATATGTATAGTTATATTTTTTTGTCAAATCATTATCTTAAAGATTTATTTCCAGAATTAATACAAGAAAAAGAAATTTTTTTTAGAGATTGTAAACAAACTAAAAAAATAGAGGTGTATGAACCACCCTCATGGAAAGAAGATGTTACCATAGAAACATTACCTTGTGAACACCAAATAAAATTAATAGACGCGATGAAAATAGACGTAGATTATTTTAACAAAGTTAATAACTTTGCAAAGGAATATATTTATTATGAGGATGGGTTAGCATACTGTAACTTATGTGGAATAAATGTCCCTACATTTAACTTAGATGCTGCAGATGTTATAAAAAATAACGTTGTTGTTTCAACATTTAACAAGTCTATATTTTTAAGCGAACCTTACAGTTATTTTGTTCATAGTCAAAGGTTTATATTTAATATTATTATGTCTTTTGATAATATTATGAAATCACAGACGTGGGTAATGAAGTATAATATTAATAGACTGATATTAAATTTTTTAATAGAGATAAATTCAAAACGTCAAAAATACGAAAAAAAATTTAACGAAGAAATTAAAAAAGGTGTTTTTTTCCTACGCCTTTCTGCTAACTTGTTTGATATACACGTGTCTTCCACGGAATTGTTTTACTCGTCTAAAATTTTAAATTTAAACTATATAGTAGTTCTTGTTATTGTTTTAAATAGCAGTGCAGATTTTATAATATCTTATATGAATTCAAAAAAAAAACAAATAGATGAAACATCTATTAAATATGCATTATCTGTAATAATATACAATTTTTTATTAAAAACAAAAATATGCGAAAAGGGTTCTTTAAACACAATAACTTTGTTAACGGATGTTTATACAAGCATTATGCCAGAAGAACTTGATTTACATTTTAACAGAATATTAATAGAGTTAAAAAAATTAGTCTCTATTAAAAGATCTGAAAAGCAACCTAATTATGATGTTGAGGTTAAAATACTAGACCCACCGTTAACAAAAATTAAATTTTTTAACAACTGCTCAATAATTGTTAAAAATATGATGTTGCCAAATATTAAAGAAAATATTAATAGAGACATTATACGGCCAACATACACGTTTAAATTTAACAAAAATATGTTTCAACTGTTTAAAATATTAACAACCGATGAGGACCTAAAAGTTTTAATTAGATACAACGACACAAACGCTACAAAGCTTGTTATTTTTCCAACACATTTAAAAATAGAAATAGAAAGAAAAAAGCTAATAATTGCTTTAAAAACATTGTTTACGAATAATGTACTAAAATATTATTATTCCGTTCCTTCACTATATGTTTTTAGGTTTGGTGATCCATTTCCATTTGATGATGAATTAATTGATTCTTTTCATGTTCAGTATAAAGTAAACTGTTATAACTTGTTACGATATCATATGTTACCAAATAGTGACGTTTTTGTTTATTTTGATAAATCTTTAAAAAGAGAAGATTTAGAATATTCATTTTATATGTTCCTATATAATTACGTCGGTGACGTATCAACCTGGATTGATAAAAACATAACTAGAATTAGAGAGTTGTACGTAATTAATTTTAATAATTAAATGGCAAAAAATAATAACGAAATGTTGTTAGACGTTCCTATTTATATTATACCAATAGTAAATCGTGGTGTAAAAAGCGTTATTCCAGAGTATGAAGCAGATAAAAAAAATGTAGAAATTGACGAAATAAAAGACGATTCAAAATCTATAACAGGAAAAGATTTAACAGCTATTGCTTATGAATATTATATTTGGAAAAGGGTAGAACATAGCGGAGGAATAGAAAGTTTTAAGGATTACTTCTCTAGTTTTTGCAACATAATCTGTTCGCAAGAATTAAAAACATCAGTTTCTAAACATTTTAGTTTATGGGAACAGTACGCAAAAGCTAACATTAAAGATCCAGAAAAAAAATTTTTTGTAGTATTAGAGGATGACAATACCTTACATGATTTAACAACTATTCACGTTTGTATATCTTCAATGATTGAAAAAAACATAGACATTTTACAACTTAGAGAGATAATGTATAATAACAATGTAAGAACTTTATTAAACCCAGGATATAAACAAGCTATGTATTCATATACAGGAGGATATGATTTTAGTTTGTCTGCGTATATTATTAGAGTATCTACAGCTATAAGGTTTATAAATGAAATTAAATCAAAAGGCGGAGTGTCGGCAAGCTTAAATTTTGAACTATCAAAAATAGAAAATGATTTAAAGGTAAACAGACAAGTATTAAACGATTCTTCAATTTATGTAACTCACGATGCTAGGTTTGTATCTTATAAAAGGGTTGATGAAAACAGAAACAAAATGTTAAATAAAATAGAAAACTGGATAGCTGGTAGGTTTCCCAATGCGTATTATACCATAACACATCCACTATTTTCATTTTTTGGACTTTTTGATATTAACATTGTTGGTATGATAACTATATTACTTATACTAATTTTATTTATATTTGAAGTAAATTCAAAACTTTTATGGTTTCTTTCAGGTGCAATGTTTTCATACGTTATATAATATTAATTTAACAAATTATAAAAATCTGAACACCAGTGAGATTCCATAAAGTATCCACTATACCCCACCTTATCCATCATATCCAATCCACAAGTTATGGTATTATCGTAATTTGATTTAATTATATGTTCGCAAAATTGTTGAGCTGATAAGTCTACTTTATTTGATTTTTTAATCATCCACGCATCTCCATCTCCCCTTCTTATGGCCTGTGGCAAAAAACTTTTTTTATCTATTCGCGCTGCAACAAAATATGGTCCATAATCTAAACAATTAAACACGTATAAATCGTTTCTGTCGGATGATATTAGTCTACCCCTATCGCTCTCTAATTTTGTTTTTGATTCAACTAACGGTCTCCACCCCTTTACAGAATTTTTAATTCTAACATACTTTGCAAGTTCTGAAAAAAAAGAATTTTTAGAAACTTGGAACCAAAACAACAAAACACTTGCAGATAATATAATTACAAAAAAGCAAAGAGTTGATCTTTTGGCAGCCTGTACACTTTTTGCATTTTTTTCACGTACATATTCCAATTCTAACCCATTAACGTTTAATGTTGTTTTATCCATTTGTAGATATTATAAATGGATAAAAAATGTATATATGAAAACGTTTTATTAAAGTCAACAGGATTGTTACCTAAAGCTAAGGCCCCAACAAAAATGACGAGGGTAACAGACTATGTATATTTAGGAAATTATAATAACGCATTATCTATTAATGAATATGGTATACAGTTTAAATATATTTTAAATTTAACAACTGAAAAATATAAAATTTGTAACTCGTCAGTAAATATAATTCATATGCCTTTATTGGATAACGAAACAACAGATTTAACAAAACATTTTGATTACGTAACAAACTTTTTATCTAAATGTGATAAACACCATTATCCGGTATTAGTTCATTGTATTGCAGGTGTTAACAGAAGCGGTGCGATGATTATGGCATATTTAATGACAAAAAGAAACAAGGACGTTCCAGCTTTTATGTTTTTTTTATACGTTTATCACTCAATGCGAGAACAGAGAGGTGCATTTTTAGAAAATCCGTCTTTTAGAAAACAAATTATAGAAAAATACGTTATAAAAAACTAAAAATCCTCTACTAATTCAGTTAACATTTCAACCTTTTGTTTAGCAATTTTTACAGAAAGTTTTTTTTCTAATCTTGTCAGTAGCTCTAAGTTAACAAAATATCTATAATACCCTGTACCGATTTTTGGAACTTTACTGAAAAAATGACAACTACTATTATCATTAACATGTTCTGATTTTTTATGGAGTGCTGCGTTTAGTAAAGCTTTATTATCACCAAAGGTGGCTTTTTTTAACGCGGTTGCAGATCCAAACTTAAATTTATTTACTGATTCTGGTTCGTAACTCATACATATTAAACTAGATAAAAGATCACATGGTTGGTATAAATAATCAAAACCCTCTCCATAAGTGTTTAATAACGCTTCGCACAAATATCCTCTGGCAGATTCTATTCCAAAAATATCATAAGTGTTCCATATTCCTGTATAAACATTTACATCTTCTAAGTCAAATGTTCCTAATTCTTTTAAATTCATTAATTCAACAGTCATTTTATACATTTTTTTTGTTTTGTTAAAATCTTCATAACATACATAATCATATATTGGTATTTTAAACTTGCTAATTTTTCCTTTGTTTACAGCGCCTAATAATACCATCATAAATTTATTAAGATTTAATTCTTCAGGTTCTACAAATTTTGAATATATTGTATATTTTATATTATATTCGTCGTGTATATTAGTTTCTAATCCCCACTCTTTAACAAGAACACTAAATGAAATAAATCTTTCTATCATATATTCGACTACCAGTTCTGTTAACTCCGCTCTTTTTATATAAACCCTATTAACGATAATATCGATAATAAATACATCTTTATCCTTGCCAAGGTTTATTATTGGATTTAATTCACCTAAACAAACAAATTCAAAATTTATTTTAACATTTTGTAACTTTGCAATATCATCCGAAATTAAAGTAATAATTTCCGTTTTGTTTTTACTTAAGTTTGTAAGGTTATTAAACTCATTAAAACCAAGTTTATGTTTTACTGCTCCACTTTTTTCTGTTGTGTGAAAACTCGATAACGCCTGTTGTGTAAATTTTTCAGATAAAACCTGGGCGGAAATAATACCTATTGGAGTTCCACCTCCTAACGAGTAGTTTAACTTTTCGTAAAATTTTTTAAAAATATTTATTGCTGTATTTGTAGATATCTTAACCCTAGTAGGATTAAGATGAGTTAAAAACACATACTCTATAAAATCAATATTTGTAATTGTAAAAAAGTACTTTTCCTTTACATCCTCCAAAACATTTTGAATCATATCGTATAACTTTTTTGCTCCTATTGAATTATTTTTATCAGATTCTTCTATAAACACTAGAAAGTTAAACGGAGCTAAGGTTTTTTTAATTATTTTTTGTCTTTGAGAATATATAAATCCTTTTTTTATTTTTTCCCATAATGCACTTATTTCTAAAAACCAAGTCATCGATTCATGTGGAAAAATTAATTCGACCGGTTTACATATAGATGCCAATATTTTTGTGTAATTTGCGCTATATTTTAAAAGAATATTGCCATATACAACCTGTCCATAACCGTCAACGACCATATCTTCCATTTTTTTAATTATTTTCCTTGCCAATGTTCCAGTTCTGGACGTTTCACATACTATGTCTGTAGATTGTGACCGTGCAACTAACATTGAAAAATAGTATTGAGAACCAGTTAAACCCTGTGTTAAAGAGTTTAATATATATCCTCTTCCCTCCGGATCCTTAGAATTGGGAAAATAGTAAGGTAACACCCTTCCTAAAACTTTAGTTTCTGCAGGTTCTCCATCTATTCTTTGTTGTCCGTAAGTTCCTAAAATATACATTAGTTCTGTTGGATTAACCTTGTATCCTGACTTTGCCATCTTTAATAAGTTGTTATGTGGATTTTCTTGTAATGTTTTTTGCATATATTCCTCTATTTCTTTTATGTTTAAATTTGTAAGGTTTGAAAGCATAGTTTCTACGGCATCCATTTCCGTAGACTTTGACAGCGGCAAAATTTTATTTTTTTCTATATCGTTTAAATATTTTGTGTATGCGTCTTTAATTAGTTCTATTTTTTCCGCGTTAATGGCTTCTAACTTGTTAGTAAAATCAGAGTTTGGTCTTAAATCTCTAAACGTAACACCAAACCCATATATTTCTAAAAATCTCTTAAACACATAAGATGATTTAATAATAAAATTTACACCTTCTACGTTAGACTTGTAATCAGATATTAGTCCTGCTAGTGATAGATGTCTCATCGCCACTACAAAATCACTACTTACATCTGATGCTATTATATTTCCATTGTTTAATACGTTAGGGTAATTTACATTATCATTAATTAAGTAACTATATATATCTTTTCCGCTAAAAAGTTTTTTTCCATTTGCGTTAAAATTTAATCCATACTTTCCTAATATGTTCATAACTTCGTTTAATGTCAAATTTTCAATTTTAAATAATGAATAAGCTGCGACTATTTCGTCTTGAATTGATCCATATACGGGGGCTCCGTGAATATCATGCTTAAGCAGCGTTGTTGGATACATTAGTATACTCTGTTCTATTATCGCTTTAGGATTTTGTTCTAATATCATCCATTCTTCATCTCCATCAAAATCTGCATTTTGTGAATTCGCAATACCTGGTGGTATTTTAATAGTGTCTCCTTCAGTGTATTTTACGGTAGATGCTATAACATTATATCTATGCAATGAAGGTTGTCTACCGAATATTATGCTGCTATTTTCTCGTAAGGAAACTTCAACCCAATCTCCAGGAAGCATATGAATTTTATTTTTAATAAACTTTCCAGGTTTTATTCTTGTTAGTTGATTTAGCCTTTTGTTAAAGTAAAATTTAATTTCGTTGTTGGCAAACAATTTTTTAACATATTTAGAAGTAAAAGGATTTACAAATATTTTTTCAGTTAGCGTGTTTCTTATATATTCTGGAACGCCAACTTCGTTTATAGTTAAAGACGTATCTGGACCTATAACAGATCTAGCAGTTTGATCCTTTCTTCTGGCAACTATATAGCTACGAATCATATTGTTTTTACCAGAAGTTATATATGACAGGTTTATACTTGTTGTATTATTGGAAATAATTTTTATATCATCGTACTCTATAACTGCTTTTTGAATAACTTGTTCCTCTGCATTCATGTTACAGTATTTTACTATCATTCCTAACAAATAAGTAAGTTCGTTTGTTTCTTTTGGTATGCTATCTATCCAAAAACTAATAGCTGGCCTAATTATTAAAGGAGGAACCGGAAAAAAGTTTTTATAAAATAAGTTTTCTGGATTTTGATAAATTTCTAATAGCGGCCAGAATCTTTTGTAAATAGATGTTATTTTTTGATATATTAATGCATTAGGAACAGTTATTTCATCAGATTTATTAATAAAACAAACTTTTTTTTTTGAAAATGTAATTTTTTGATACGGTTGCATACATTTACTATTCCAACAAGATTTTTTTTTTGAAAGTATTCTATCTTTTAATCTTTTAAGAGAGTGTACAGACAATTTTGTTACATCTTCCATGTAGGGCTCTCTAGATCTTAAGAATCCGCATCTTATACATATGTGATTTAGTATTCTAACCACCTCCCCTATGTACTCTGGCTTAACAATATGTGTTTCGTATAATCTAACCTTCCCCCAGTGACCAAAACACTGGAGTTCAGTTTTTTCACACGTTTTACACAAAGCTCCGTCCATAGCTCCTAATCGTCCATCTTTAACTGTTCCAATATCATCATCATTTTTAACGTGATTTATTAATACATCTGTTGCGTTTATTTCCTCTTGATTATACAAACTATAAGTAACTTTAGAAATAACTGCCATAATATTAACTAAAAAGCAAAAAAAATAATTATTTTTTCTTTTTTTAACCTATTTAGTATTTATGGTAATTTATGCGTTTTAAATTTAAAAATGACCGATGAGGAAATTTATTTATTTTGCGATTCTAATAAAGAAGATATACGATGCAAATGTTTAAATCCAGACGCTAGTATAATAAAAATAGGAGAAGCTATACGGCTTCCATACTATTGTTGGTACGAGCCATGCAAGCGAAACGATGCCTTTTTAGTACATTACTTAAAACAAAATATTTCTAGGTGTAATGTATCAGATTGTACTGTCTCATTAGGCAATGTTGTGGTTAAAGATGGATATTTAGATGTTAAAAATGTTTGTGGATCTAAATTACAACTTAAAAGTGAAATAAATAAAATTAAGTATCTTAACCAAGAAATAAAATATCCTGTGTTTCACCCAAAATGGATACCTATTTTTTTAATCGCAGTGTCAACAATCATTTTACTCAACAACACTAACTACTGATCTGTCTGCGACTTCAACTCCGGTAACCATGTTATTTCTAAAAAATCTTATAACCTTAAGAGGTGTGTCTTTTCTATAAAGGATTTTTGCAGAAATTTCTGTTTCTAACATTTTTGGCAATTTTAATGTTTCTTTTCCGTCACCAACTTGTAATACGCTATTTACTATATTTATTTCATCTTGTGTAAGTCTAACAAATTTAGGAAACAAATCCGATGCAACCAAATCTATGTAAAGAAAATTAATAGGAAACTTATTATGACCTGTTTGTAAAAAAGAAGTAATAATTATAGGTTCTCCGTAATCATTTTCCACTGGGGAGTATGCTACAGATGATTCATTAAATACCTGAAACACTGTTTTAACATAATCTATTTTATGTTTAACTGTTATTGTTGTAACTAAATCTCCATAATTTATTTCTGTTTCATATTTTAATATAACGTCTTTACTTATTGTTGCGTATGGGTCTCTCGATATTTCCGCTTTTAAACATAGAATTTTTGCCAGGTATTTTACATTGTGATTGTTCATGCTTAACTTTTTCTGTGTTAATGATAGGTATTTTTAAAAATCTAAATATTGACTGATGAAAAAACAACACTTTTTCTTTTACCGATGAAAATTCTTTATTATAGTACACTGTTTTTAACATAAAATACATGTGGAAAAAATCATATTCCTGATTTGGGTAATCAAAGTTTAAGATAATTTTATTTCTAATTACTTTATTTATATAAAACATCTTTTTTTCATATTTTTTTGCATCATTTTTTGTAATACACCGTAATTTTATTGGTTCTCCGCTATATATTGTTATAAGTCTAAGCTCAGCAGAGTATGCAGGCGCAAAAGGTTGAAGCATTTCATTACCGTATGGAATATAAAAGTCACGCAACCACTGGTCAGGAAATGGACATCTCCATTTTAAACTAGATGCAATAGGCTGTAGTACGCTAACCATAATATTTTGTAATGCATAATTTGCCAGCAAGTCTTCTGTAGATGGTTCGTTACCACCCCGTTTAGATCTAATATCAGAAATTAAAATTATTTTTGAATTATGCAATTGTTTTTTTAACAACTTTATATAACTTTCGTCAACAAAACGAGTAATTAAAGAAACATCTCGTAACCCGTTTAAAATAATATCATGTTGACGTCCATCTATTAACATCCACCTAATTACTAACCCCATAGAAATAAAATGATCTCGTAAATAACGTATATGAGTTCCAGGAGCAGATCCTATATATAAAACAGTAGAACCATCCAATATACCGTGTCTTTGTAACTTACTTAAAAAAAATAATTCACCGAGTAACAATTTTAACTGCCCCTGAAATGGAAATTTTTTATTTTTTTCGTTTGCGCTATTGGGATCGTAGTCCATTTCACTGTTAGTTTCATCTAAATACATAATAGGTTTTTCCATAGACACAGCATCCATTTTTAAATGCTGTATATTTAATAACCTTACTTTGATTAAATTATAGTTAATATATTTTTTAAAAAAATTAGTAGTCGTCAAATGAATCATTTCTGTTTTTTACATATTCTTCATAATCGTCAAAGTCGTTTTCTTCATCATAGTATTCAAATTCATTTTTTAAAAACTGTTCTTTATCACAATCATCTATCGGTGACTGTATAAACATGTAAGTGTTTCCTTGATCGACAACTTTAAATTTTTTTTTTGGAACGTTTATAGTTACTGTTGGATACATATGTTTATATTTATCAGGATTATCTGAAAAAACTTTTACGTAAGAATCAGAATTTATAGAAAATGAAGCTGAATAAACAACTTGGTACAGAGATTCACTAACTTTTTCAACATCCACACTATTATTATTTACAATCATTCTAATTGGTTTTACTTTATCCACTTCTGACCAATCAGGTTTTAATACAAATATTATGTTAAATTTTTTTTCTTCTTTTACCTTTAAATTAATAAAACATCCATAACTATTTCCTTTAAATAATTCTACATTTTTAAGTGCCAAGTCTTCGTTAGTAACAAATATGTCTAATTCGTGAGTAATACCCATTTTCTAAAAATGTGTAAAAAATACACTAATATTACTGGTATTATTTTTCAATTATTTATTTTTAATTTAAAGTAACATTTTCTACATACAGATTGATACTTGTCTTTGCCTCCTATAACTTCTATTTCTTGTTCATCTCCAATTCGTTTAGAAAACGATGCGCTATTAAAACAATTCATGCAAACGGCTGTAAGCTTTGAAACGTACTCAGCACATGGTATTAATTTTAAAATATTTCCAAATGGCTCTCTTAAAAATGTACCGTCTAAAGCAGCAACTATTACAATTTTTCCATCGTTTGCCATACGTTCGCAAAATTCTACAATATCTGGAAAAAATTGTCCTTCGTCTATTCCTATTACATCAGCTTTAATTTTATCACAATTAATTTCACTTAGTGAGTTAACAGGAATTGCGGGTATTGAATTATTATCGTGTGTTACTAATCCTTTTCCGTACCTAGTATCTTTTGAGTATTTTATTACAAAGCAAGTATACCTAGCAATTTGATACCGTTTTAATATTCTAATTAATTCTGTACTTTTACCAGAAAACATTGGGCCTAATATAATCTGTATATGTCCACTTTTAGATGTCATTTTGTTACGTCACCAAGTTCTTTAGGTGTTTTTTCATTTTTATGTAAAATTGATAACATGTTTAAAAACGTTTTATCTATTCTGGGATCTATGTATGTTGTTGGTACAGGTACTTCGTCTTTAAAACATTTTTTGTACCTTAACATACTCACAACAAAATCTGACAAGTAACCTTTGTTTACATTTATAACGGATTTTGAAAAACTGGTAGGTACTTTATTAAACAAAACCCTAAAACTTTTCATATCGCTAAAATTAACAAACGAATTCATTTCTTCAGATAAAGGTTCGTAATAGTAACCTACAGATTCTAATTTATCTTTTGATTTAATCAATATCATTAGTAAAAAGTTTAAACATTTTGTTATATCTACTATATCAGTCATAGCGACTTCGTCACTTTGCTCAGATAAATACTTAAAAAATGAATCATCTTCTTCTAAGAATATCGTTAAGAGATACTTTATGTGATCCATTTATTGATTTTAAAATATCCTCGCAGTTATCTACAACAATGGGAATTTTATCTGTAGTTAACGCTTCTGTAACATTGTTATTGGGTAATCCGCCAATCATCATTTTATTTTCTTTGCAAAACAAAAATGTATCTTTAAATTTGTCGATTGGATTATTAACAACTTTTGTTTTATTAAAAGCCAAGATAATTTCGGTTTTAAAAAAAATAAACATTAACGTAACAACAACGATAATTTCAAAAAATATAATAAACGTATACTTGTACGAGTTTAATAGTGAATGTTTTAATGTAGGCTCTATAAATACAGGGGTAAAATATAAATTTTGTTTTGATGCCATTTAACCAACAAAAATCTAATCAATTACATTGGTTAGTGGAATGTTTTTCTTAACACAGTCAAACAGATTTATAAAATCATTTAATCTAACTGGTTCTTGAAGAGGTTTGTTGCTGTATTCTTCTATTTCCTTATTTGAACTTAACTTTCTTAATTCATTCTTATGAGTAAATCCATAAACACCGTTTAGTTTCATAAACGCGGACGGTGAATGTATGTCCAATAAATGCATATTTGAATATTTGCTAATTAGTGCTATATTTTCGTTGATTTGTGAATACGAACTATCTTTTTGACTTTCCATATTTTCCTTATATATTTCTACCTTTTTCCTAGATTCGAATATAAAAAAAAGGGGTACGGAGCCCTGCCTAAACAAAACCGGATTCTTATTTCTTTTAGATTTGCGTTTTGGTACAACTTCAGAAAGAGAAGTATTGTTGATCATAAGAGTTAATATGTCGTTATTTGGATCTAAGTAATACCCTTCTATTGCCTCAATTGTAAGTTTTTCATCGCCCATACCTAAGTTTTTTTTAATATTAAATGCTGTTGTAAATACGGCACCTGTTATATTTTCTGTTTGAACTAAATCCAATTCGTATTTTGTCATGTTTCTAGGAATTATGTTAAAAATTGACAAAAATGATCGAGGATATTTTACCTTTGCTCCCGCTATTATTGATTCAAAATATTCGTAATCGTTTTCCGAACTACCGGCAAAGAGTATATCGTCGTCAAACAAGTTTTCTAGAATAAGACTCATTTAGAGAAGTTTTTTTTGTGATAAATGAATGGTAATAATAGGCACCGCAAACATTATGATAAAAATAAAAAGGTTTTTAAAAAAAAAGAAGATATAAACACTTACCAATGCGATGATTTTATTAGCTGTAGACTTCAAATGCACGAAAAGGAGTCTTGTGATTTAGAAGGATTATCTATTAATGTAAGTTGTATGTTAAAACAAGCTAGTGAAGAAGAAACAGAATGTTGGATTGAACTTTCTTCGTTAGTAAAATCTAGAAAATCTTTAGGTTTTCCATTATTAAGAGGTGTAAAAAAATTTACCTATGGTAGGCTTTTATACTTTGAACAATTTAAAAATATGAAAGTTGAAAAACTTGTACCAAAATCTTGTTACATTTCAGACGCTGTTCTTTTTCAAGTTGCCGTTATTCTTTACTCAATGCACAAAAAAGAAATTTATGTTGACAATTTTGAGTTTAACGTTGTATCAATACCTAAAACAATGTTTTATGTTTCAGTTAACCAGTTAACTTTTGAATTATGTACAGATAAACTAGTAATATTATCTTTGTGTACCAGACCCTACAAGGTAAGTTTGCAACAATCTTGTTATTTAAATTTTTTACACTGTTTTGAAACAATTTCTAGAAAGAGTTATGAGATGTCAAATTATTTTTTTGAATGGTTGATAAAAAATCACGTAAACATGCTTTCCAAAGAAGGAATAGATATTTTTAGGCTTAAAAGAAAAAGTATTAACAGCAACCATGTAAATAGATTTATAGAACCGGGAACTATTGTATTAATTAATAGAGGAGATGTTTTTATGTCTGGAATAACATTAACTAATGTATCTGTTAGCGATAATGTACGAGTTTTGTTTTCTTCAGATGGAGGATATATTTTAGAAATAGAAGATTTTAACATTCAGGAAATGTTTTTACCAGGCGATTACATTATAAGATCTCAGTTAAATACAATTGCTATTTGATTTCTAAAGCTTATAAATAAATAAAATAAAAATATCACAAATAAAGCAAAATAATTTCTTTTTAAAATTCTAATCATTATAAAAATCATAGCTATTATTAACAATATTAGATCGATTGTTAATCTGATAAAGGAACGGAATAAATAATGGTGATTGTTTTCTATTTCATTTATTATACAATCTAGTATGGATTCGTTTAGTAGATTTTCTCTTTCTATGCTTTTTAACTTAGAAAAAAGAACTTCTGCCATGTTTTTAATATTTTATTGTTAATTTATGTTTTCAATTACAGTTGGTGAGTTACTAAAAAAAGTATCTATGTATGATGACCAGTGAACTTCTGGTTTACTTGCTAATATAAGCTTTATTTTGTCTTTTGTTGACGTAAAAAACATTTTTTTTGCATAATATAAGAAAATCATAGATAATATAATAGCTATAGCGGCTATTACGTAAACTTGATATCCGTAACCGGACTCTTGTTTAGGGGATATATTGGTACTTGCCTTAGTAGTTACATCCATTATAGTTTTAATAGCGCATATTCCTTTACTTGTTCCAGAGTTAATAAATTCAAAGTTAGTTGTTGTGCCTGAAGGTGCAGAACACTCATCTATAAATATGTTTTGTATTTTTAATTTATTATCAACTACAGATTGCGAGTTGCATTTTTGTTTAACATGATTTTCAAAATCCTTTACAACCGTGTTTACACTAGTTTGAATATTAAGTGCTGCAGTCATTAATCCAGGAACGTAAGCTTTTTGTTCCGGTGTAAGTGACTCGTATGTATCACTTGCAGCCTTTAACACTGCGTCTAATTGAGCATCTGCATTAGCCGAACACAAATTTTTTACCGTTACGTTACAACCACGATTTTGTCTAAAAATTATGCTGCCTATTTCAATATCACAATTTGCCTGTGCTGTCGCAGACGCATCTTGTTCTAGTGTATTACTAATCTTTTCATTTAAGGTATTAACAGTTGTTTGTATGCTAGCAGCGGCCCCCATTTAAATAGCTACAATTAATATCCATATTATCAGTATTGATAATATTGTTATTAAGTGAATTTTTAAATTCAAAGAAGAGTTAATATTATGCAATATTACCTTTTCCCTGTTTATTGGAAACGGATTCATTAAGTTGTTACCGTTACACGACATTGAAATATTAGAAGTCGAATCCATGTCTAGGTGGTTAATACTTACGTTACATCTATTGATAGTACAAAGCCCTAAGTTATTGTAATTTTCAGTTAACAAAAAATTTACATTTGCATTTGCACATTCGGGATCCCAACACTCTCTTAGTTCTAAATATTTTAACGATTCCTGAAGTTTATCTTCTGTTGGGAAACTACATTTCATAAATTTACTTTTAAAATTATTAGATTGTTGATATAATATGTAGTCTATTATATTGTCGGTTTTTTCTGTGTTTTGAACTCTAAGTGTATGTAAAAAGTTTTCGCAAATTGGTGTATTGGCATTGCTTGAACACAAAGATATAAGTTTATATATAAATTCTTCTGAGTTGCCATTACCTCTATTTAAAAGTGACTTCATCCAATCATTGCAAATATTTTTGTCATATTTATCTTTTTGACACCAATTAAACAAAGTATTATCGCAATAGCCACTATTTTTTAAATCTGGATCGCAACTATTTAATATAAAATTAGGTTTGTAAGATAAAGATATTTTATCGTTGTTTTTCCAATAACTGGTTAAATTAAAACTTTTGCAACATAAATCTGCATCGTTGTTATATTTTGACCTAATAACTTTTGTTAAGTTACCAGGACCGGATTCTAAAAACAAAAATTCTGGAAAAATAGTTTTTAATTGATTTTTTTTTTCTTCTGAAACACTTCCTACATATAACGTATCACTTATTTGTGTTAAATAACTAATTAGTTTATACATATTATCTACGTTTAACTTCATTTCACTAGTTGGGTTTTTATTAGGAGGATTTCGTTTAACGTTTTCAGGAATAGTAAATGTGCTTCCCATATTTAAAATTAATTAATCTTGAAAAGACATAAAAATATTTATTCTAAAAGATTGAAGTCTGTCACTAAACAGCATACCTAAAACATTATCATCGTTATCCATTACAATTTTTGTTTCAAAAACATTTACTCTTTTTTTAAATCCTCTAAGCTTATTAAGAGAAGCAATTGCCATTTTAAATGAAAATTTTTGAAGATCTGGAGAACATTCGGTCATTGAATACTCTCTTGAAAAGGTGTCCAAATTTCCTGGAGTTTTTAGTATTATGTTATCATTTTTAAAAAGTACAGTTAAGTGCTGGTACTGACTTATACATTTTATAAAACCCAATAATAACTCAAGATGTATAACTGTTCTAGCACAACATTTTTCATCATATTTATGAAAGTTAAATACATATGACTTTTTTTGGTTTATTTTTAATGAAATACACGTATCGGTTCTTATTGGCATTAATTCTTTATTACAATTAACGCTAACTATGTGGTAACTAGAAAGTTTTACCAAATCGTTATCTATATTTGGTTCTATTTCTATTATTGCATCGTTATGAAAACTACATAAACACGACTTAACCTTAGATACAGGAAGGTTAAATACTTTATTTTTTTCTCCTTCATAAAATACAGACGAGCTTAACGGAACTATAGCCCATATATTTACAGATCCACCCAGTGCTGCAAAAATATACATAAGGTTACTACTAGCATCCACATTTATAGATACTTCTTCGCTAAATTCCGAAAAATATGCAACAATTTGTCGCAGTTTGTCTATTTTTATTCGAAGACTCATTTTATTTTTTGTAAATTATTTAAAGTTAAATGATTGAACAGAAGCAGTCTGTTATTTTTCCAATAATATCAAAAGCCATAGTAAAATCTGTAACCGGAGATATTAAATTTAACAAAGACTACATTGACAACAAAGCAAAACAATTATGTTATTGCAACAATCTATCGTATAAAGAGTCGTTAATTAATAGCATTTATACATCTTTTGAGCATGAAATAAATATTTCCGATGCAAATCATTTAATAAAAATATTAAAAAATTTAAAACCTCAATCTGTTTATGTTTGCAACTCATCAGAGTTTTGGAAATTATATAATAGCTTATACAGGTTTACTCATTCAAAGTCATTTTTTTCAACATGTAATGTTACAATAATAGCTACTCTTTCTACTTTGTTAACATTAATATTGTCAAACAAATTATTGTACGCTGCAGAAATGGTTGAAGGAATAGAAGAATATCTTTTTAATTTACAAAAACCTCCGTTACAAGATCTTGCAGACCTTTTAGATATGAAATATGGTCTTATAAACTTGGTACAGTATAAAATTTTTCCTTTGTTATTAGGAAATAAAAATTCTTATAGTAATAACGATACACGTGAAATATTTTTTGGAGGATTTTCTAATCCACCATTAGAGTATAACTGCGAAATAGAAAAATTGTTAGAGTTGCCAATAAAAACTAATATAATTTCAGACGTTTATGATTACTTAACCAAACAAGGTATAAACACGTTTAATAATTACGCTGAATATGTAGCAGGTTTAAAAATAGAGGAAGTTAACAGTGACACCCAAACAAAAATGGAAGATAACAAACCACTAATAACTATCCAGCCATTAACTAAACAAGAAATAAATTCAATGCAAGCAATTAAAATTTTAAAAGAAGCACAAAAGTATTCCAAAGGACATACGTTGGACGGAGCTGTTACAAGTCCAATAACTAAAAACGAGACAATATCCAGTTACATACCTTTTTCTTCGTCCGATATGGCAAAATTTACATTATTAGAATATTTGTATATGATGAGAGTAATGGCTAATAGCATAAAAAAGAAAAATGGCAATTTAAAATGTCAAGGTATAACATTGAACATAAATTCTCCGTTTAAGAGTATTACAATACCTGGTACCTATCCCACAAAGTAATGCCGTAATTAATATCCATCTCACCAGTTTCAGAATCATATATTTTTTTCCATTTATTACACTTTTTAAAACTTTGGCTTAAATAAACGTCTTTTCCAAGTAATCTATAAGTAGGTATTTTAACTCCCAAAGATTCATAACATTCAGCAACTAATTTAAAACAATATATATTATTTTTTCCAAAACCGTATGGTACACCTAAAAATCCTAAAGCTAACTCTGAAGCAATGGACATTTTTGAAATTGAATCGGTGCTGTTAAGAATATAAACCCTTACGCTAATTGAGTCTTTTAAAAGGTCTTCAATTGATATAGTATCTACTCCATTTTTAAATGTTGATTCTATTGCCAAACATTTAGATTTTTTATTTTTTAACAGTATTGAACCTATAAATATTGCAGCGTGTTTATCTTCTGAAGGATTAAAGTGTTCGGTTAGAGAAAATCTATAATTTAGAAAAATTATGGCACCCTTTGGAGTGTAATTTTTAATAAACATTATTGGATCCATTAATTAATGTCAATTAGTGGTTGAACTGTTAAATTTCTTTGGGGTTCTATCTGTGTAGATAGTTTTAATCTACAACAGTTGTTTTTAACCCCCTCCAAAACTTTTTTTAAAGAAAGTTCTTTTATTAGTAAGTAGTATCGTTCTTCGGAAATATCTCTTCCACACGTTGAACAAATTAGTTGAAAAACCATAATTATCCTATATTTATTATATTATTTTTATTTTTGTTAACAATGATGTTATTTTCGTTAAAATAAAATGTATCATCAAAACACAACATTAAGTTTTTAAAATTTAATATTCCAAAAATTATGTCGCTTTGTTTGTTAATTTCATAACCAAATATTTTTGTTACTAACATAATATGACTTTCTGTACATTTTTTTTTAATTTTACATTCGTCTACTATTTTTTTTAGTTTAGATATGTCAGATACACTTATATTTTTTTTTGGAGATAAAACACAAATAAGATATGCACACATAGACATGTTATTTTTTGTTAATGTGTTTTTGTAAAAATTATTATGTTTATACAGGGCAGAAAATAAAAATTCCTGAATTGTTAAACCATCTGGAATATGTTTGTAATGATACACTGTTGAATCTAACGATGCATAGTTATTTACAAAGTTAATTATGTTATCTATGTTTATAATTTTGTTAGATTTGTTAACATAGTTTTTAAATGTTAAACTTTTAACTATATTAACTATATTAAAATCATCAAATAACTGTATGTTATTTAGCGATTTTGTGGTTATACAGATTCCATACAAACCTGGAAAAAAGTCACATCCGTTAACAAGAGTTACAATTTTAGATAAATATTTTGATTTTAAACATGGTATATAATAATATATTTGGGTTATTGTTTTTATTATCTTTGGGATAAAATCAAATGATGAAAACAGTAACGTGTCATGATCGTTGCTTATTAGTATTGGCCAGTTACCTGTTTTAAAATTTAGTTCTTTTGCTTTACAACACATTACAAATTCCGCATCAATTCCATCACAATATACTATTTTAACTTCTTCTTTAACTAGTAACAAAGACTCATTTAAACAAAATTTTACATTGTTATTATTCGACAAAAAATTATGAAACTTAAGTTTTTGTATTTTTAACTCAAAATCTGTTTTTATTTCTTCATAAAACGCGTCGTTAACATTTAGTTTGTTTATACGATCATAAATAGTATCTATTTCTAATGTTTTTCTTTTTATGGTGTTGGTTAAAGCAGTTTTACGTTTAAAACGCAATTTTTCCTTTATATCTATATTTCCTCTATCTATAAACAGTGTAACGTTACCATTATTTATCTTTTGTATATATTCGTAAAATTTATCTTTTAAATCTTCCAAGTCATAAACACAATGTGCCAGTGACATAAATACGCTCATTGTATCAACAAACACTTCCGAAAAATTTTTTTCAATATTATTGTCATTATTAATTTTATGCAAAAATCCAGTTTCTAAAAGTAGCGTTTTTAAGTTTTTGATACCCATAAATGAAGAAAACACTAATTCTTTTTGGAAAACCTTTTTGTGGTATGTGTGAATCTATTAGTGAGGTTATGAAAGAATTAGAAGACGAGTATGATGTGTTAAGAATTAATATATTGTCATTTTTTTCAAAAACTGGTCAAATAAAAGAGTTTGAAGTAGATCAAAGCGTTGTTTTTATAAATAATTTTTTTAAATATTTAAACATCAACTTTGCATCACTATTTAAGTACGATCCGGAATCTGGAAAAATTGGTTTTGTTAATATATCTAAATTTTTTAACTTAGCAATGATAGACAAGTCGTTTGTTAAAAATGATAGCCTTAAAGAAGAAATAGAAAAAGCACCTTATTGTGTTTGGCCACCACCTAAAACTGAGTAAAACACTTTTTTAAGAACTTTATTTATGGTTCCGCTTCCTTTATCAAATAAATTTTTTAACAATTGTAAATTTTGCAACTTTGTAAGCTCTTGTATACACCTTTTTGTTACCACAACATTTAATTTTGTATTACTTGTTATGTTGGTCATAGTGTATGCTAAAAATGTTACATTGCTATATCCGCAAATAATTAGTTTGCATCCAATTAACGATTTGGGTTTTTTTTTAACATAAGAATATATTTGATTGTTGTACTCTGTAAACAAAAAGTTTATAAAAGTATCATTTGCTTTAATAACAAATATATCTCTGTTTTTTAATATAGCTATTCCGTTCATGTTGTTATTGAGTTTATAAGATGCTTTTATTGTTTTTGAAAAATTACAAAGTCTAAGTTTTATTAACGTTTGAATAATATTATCTGGAAAACCCACAATTATTTCGCTCATTAAATCTTTACATTCAAAAACTTTTAACAAATTGCTTAAAAATTTTTTATTTTTAAACTCATTAACTATTTCGCTTAATTCTATGTTAAATCCTCTACATAATGATATAGCCATTTTCATAGAATATACATCATCCATCAGTAAAAAGTGTGATAAATAAAATAAAATTACATCCCTAAATGGCATCGTTTTTAGTATATTTGCTTTTTTTTATAATTTTTATTGTAATTGCGTATTATATTAACTATTATCCTACTAATAAGTTACAAATTGCTGTAAAAAACTTAAATTACGAATATCAAATATACAAGCAACAAGATAATGAATTTCCACAAAAACTAAGTACATTATTTTTTTTAGATAAACAAAAATTTGTAGGTGAGGAAGTTAACGCTTACTATAACTCCTCAATAGGAATAGTTACATTATTAACAAAATCAAAAAAAATATTGTTTAATATTAACTTTAGCGACGACGTTAGCGCTTTATTACCTATTTTACTCCTTAGTAAATGATAGTTTTATCTAACGGTGTTAGAATATTCATTAATAGTAATATGAATAAAGATATTTACCTAGGAATTGCTAGTTTTGGATTTGAAAACGATATAGGTGAAATATTAGGAATAGCTCATTTGCTTGAACATATTTTAATTTCCTTTGACTCATCCAAGTTTGTTGCAAACGCATCAACTGCAAGAAAATATATGAGTTTTTGGTGTTGTTCTATTAAAGGAAAATCAAATTATATAGATTCTATAAACACCTTAATTTCGTGGTTTTTTAATAACAATAAACTAAGAGATAATTTTTGTTTAAACGACATTAAAAATCATATAAAAGAATTGGAAAATGAGTATTACTTTAGAAATGAGGTTTTTCACTGTATGGACGTTTTAACATTTTTGGAAAATGGTGATTTATATAATGGGGGTAGGATTGATATGTTAAATAATCTAGAAAGTGTTAACAATATGTTATATAATAGAATGCATAAAATTATAGGACCAAACATTGTAATATTTGTTAAAGAACTAAATAAAAACTGTTTGATGTTGATACAAAACAGCTTTGGAACTCTTCCATCTTGTCCAATGTCATTTTCATTTCCAAATTTTTCAAATATTGATGGAAAAATAATAATGATGCCGTCTCCTTTTTACACTGTAATGATAAAGGTTAGTTTATCTATTAGTAACGTAATTTCTATAATGTGTTTATTTGAAACGTATCATCTAATAGATTATGAAACAGTAGGTAACGATTTATATGTAACCTTGTCCTTTGTAAAAGAATCGGATTATGAAAACTTTATTAATGGAGTTTCTACTTTAAAATTTAACAATGTTCCAAACTATACGGTTCTTTCACTTTGTGACGATTTTTTAATGAACGCTTACTTGTGCTTTCCATGGTTAAGTAACGACATCAATAATTATTTATCAACTGTAAGGTACTCACAAAATATGTTTAAAAATTTAGAAGAAGACATACAAAACTCTATACTGTTAAAAAAATATATTGTTGTATATCCGCATTTTAGTAAAACCGTATTTAATAAAAATGATAGCCAAATGCATAAAATTGTAATTTTAGATTGTTTAAACGAAATAAAAGAAGATCAATTACCAAAACTAAATGTAAATCTAATGAAAAAACAAACAAAAAATGAAATTTTTATTAAGTACAACGATTCCAGCTTAATCAAGTATATAATTTTTGCAATAGGATACAAAAATAACATTTTACGAGGAAATGAAGGCGTTAGTATACATCATCAGTTTTCTTCAGAAGATATTAAGTCTATTTTAGAATCGGATACATTTTTAAAGTATAGTAAATCAAAGCCAGCAGCTATGTACCAATATCTTCTTCTTTCTTTTTTTGTTAGTGGATACTCTATAGAAGATATATTATTAAACAGAGAATCCACTATAAAGTTACTTAAACAGTATAATAACAAAATATTATTTGGTAAAAAAAGTAGGTACGACATAACAACAAAATCCAATTTTGTCTGTGGAATAATAAAAAATAAAAACATTAATAACAATGTTATTACGAATACTATGTGGGAATTAAAAAAAAAAGGATTAATATACTCAATGGAACATACAAAAATAGATAAAAGAATATTTTATATTTTTATGTTTACTATTTACCCCGATGAAGTATTTTTATATCTTTCTAAAAAATTTTTATCCCACTGTTTAATAGTATCAAAAACAGGTAATATTGAAGATTTTTCTTCCATGAAAAAAGATGTTATTATAAAGCTATGTTAGTACTCAGGTATAAAATTACATTCCGTTATCATTAAAATGAATCCAGTTAGCGGTTTTCTGTATGTTAAGTTAAATTTTTTACCTAAGTATACACCAAACATTATTTCGCATGTAAGCACATAAATATTATTTTTTTTTTTAAAGGATAACACTTTAGCCCTCATGTTTAGCGATTTAATTGAATCTACAACAACATTATTAATAATATTTTCTCGTTCAAACAAATCTAATGATTTTGAATATATTCCTCCTTTAATGTAAATTTTTGCGTATTCCAAAATACGAAGATAATAGTTTGATAATATGTACATCCATTTTGATATTGGAATATTAAAAGAATCTATATACTCTTCAGTCTTTTTAATATTATCCAAATTATTGGGAATTATAAACAGATCATTAGGTAATGTTAAATTATAATATTTAGCATACAATACGTAATTATGTAAAAACTCAAAATCTATTTTTTTAATTGGTTTTAAGCATAAAACATCATAAAAATATATATATAATCCAGGTCTTACTCTACCAACTCTACCTTTTCTTTGTTCCATCATGGATTTTGATATAAACATTTCTTTGCCACCAAAGGGTGCCGGTATATAAACTCTGCCTGTATCGTATATATGTGTAACATTATATATTGTAACACTGGATTCTAAGTAAGGAGTTGAAATGATTATTGAAACGTTTTTACTGGAATATATATTTTTTAACATGTCATCTATGTTTAAAACCTTTCCATGTATTATGTAAAAATCATATGGTAATTTTTGAGACAAATATTTTTTATACTCTTCACATTGAGATACTGAAGAAACAAATACTATACCAGAAAACTTTTTTAAAGGTGTATATTTTTTTATTGCGTTTAAAATATTCTTTTTTTCTTCCTCAATATATTCATATTTATTTAAAAAACTGGATGTATTTTTAATGTATATTTCTGATATATTATATAGCGTTCCTCCTGGTATATGAATAAATAATGGATTAGTAAAAAAGTCGTTTATTCTTTCCCTGTCGTCTTCTAATGTCGCTGTCATTAAAAATAACGAGTTAAACATGTTAATATTTTTATTTAAAACAGATATAATTATATCTCCAATTTGATCATGTTCGTGTACCTCATCTATTATAATTGTTCCATAATCAAACAGTTTAGAAAGTGTTAGTTTATGTGTAGAAAAAACTAATCCATACGGTTTTGGATTAGTATTTATTAAGTTATCTGGCATTGATCCAAATTTTAACGATATTGGTGAGTCATTAATTTGTTTAAAACCTATTGACGATAATAATGTTTTGCTGTGAAGTTTTACTAATGTTACCCTTGGAAGAGATAAAACAATTTGCCGTTCATGAAAATTATTTATGTTGTTAAGATTTTTAAAACCTCCAAATAAATAATTAAACCAAAGTAAAAGTTTTGGAACTTGTGATGTTTTACCAACTCCAGTTCCTCCTGTTAATATTACAGGTTTATTAGATAACCAAGCGTTAAAAATTTTTTGTTGAGATAATGGTTTAAGTGAGGTTAACGGTATCTTTAAAAAAGAACTTTCGTTTCCAAATATTCCTATACTTGAATTAACATACCCAGTTTTTTTTGAAAAAATTTTTAAAGCATTGCCTCCTTCTATTAACCCCCTTAATATATATTCATTAAACAAATTAATATCCTTAATCTGTTTGCACATTAAATAACTATAACACTCAAACGTTATTTTTAAGTTACCTACTGTGTATATTTTTAATTGAATATCTATACTTTCTGGATATGTATCTATCTTTATATTTTTTTTAATTTTATTGTTATTATTTTCGGATTCTAAGTTTAGCTTAAATATTCCATTATCTATAACAATAAATGATTTTTTCCATCTATGTTTTATTATGGGAAATACGGCCAATGAAAAATTTTTTTTTGTGGTTTTTTCCATTTTGTTAAATTCTATTTGAGAATACTGGTGTGAAAATATATCTACACAGTTTGGAAAATAAAATATTTCTGGTAGATGATTATCCATAATAAATGGATAGGTATACAGATTTAGTTATTAATAAAATACCAGAATTAGGTTTTACCAATCTGTTATGTTATATATACTCGGAATCTGGATTATGTTTTAATTTAGATATATCAAAGTTTTTAACCAATTGTAATGGTTACGTAGTGGACAAATACGATAAGTCAAATACAGCTTATAAAGTTTCGTGCATACCTCTTTCGCTACTTATGGAACTGGTTGAAAATGGATATTTACATATTAAAAACGTTGAAAACGAATTAAAAGACAACGAGTTAGTGTTAAAAAAATTACTTGTAGACCAATTAAAAGAAAAATATAAAAAGATACAAGATATATTTAATCTACCAACTAGTATACCTATAGAGTATTTTTTTAAACCAAAACTTAGGGAAAAAGTATCTAAAGCAATAGATTTTTCGCAATTGGATTTAAAGGTTGATGATTTATCAAAAAAGGGGGTATTTACTGGAGAAAATAATAAAATAGTAAAGTTAAAAATAGAACCAGATAAAAAAGCTTGGATGAGCAATAAAAGTATTAACAGTCTAGTAAAACAATTTGCTTACGGATCGGAAGTTGACTATATAGGGCAATATGATATGCGATTTTTAAGTTCCATACCTATGCACGAAAAATTTGATATATTTTTACATAAACATATGCTATCTTTTATTTTAAGAGACAAAATACGCTCATCAAAATGTAAATACGTAATGTTTGGGTTTTGTTATATGTCTCATTGGAAATGTGTAATAATAAACAAAGAAAAACTTTTTGTAGCGTTTTACGATTCGGGAGGAAACATACCAGAAGAATTTTATCATTATCCAAACTTTTATTTTTATTCTTTTTCTAGCGGATTTAACACAAATAATAAGGATATATCTATTTTAGATAATAACAACTGTGACATAGATGTTTTATTTAGATTTTTTGAATATTCTTTTAACATTAAAGCAGGTTGTATTAACGTTGAAGTAAATCAATTACTAGAGTCTGAATGCGGAATGTTTATAAGCATTTTTATGATAATATGTACACAAACGCCGCCAAAAGGGTTTAAGTCATTAAGAAATATATATACTTTTTTTAAGTTTTTAGCAGATAAAAAAATGACTTTATTTAAAAGTATATTATTTAACTTAGGAGATATATCTGTCGATATTGAAAAACTGGATTGTGACGCATTAAAAGAATACAAAAAAATGGAAGCGTGGACTAAAAAGGCAACAACCACAATATGTAATAGAATTGTTTTTAAAGCAAATAAAATACTTAATAATAAAGAATGAATAACTTTATTAAAAATGCAGCTAATAAAATGTATAAACCTTACAAAAAAATAATACCAACTAGTGAAAAAATTGCTTTAAAAGAGTGTATTATATCTTTTAATTTTGAAAATTTTTATTATTTAAACGAAATAGTTTTCAACAAACAAAATAACACGTTAGACGACCTATCCAAATCATGGACCATTATGGAATCTTTTTCTTATGAAAAATATGTAATAAAAGGAATAATACAAATTATAAAAAAATATGCTTATATAAACGATATTTACTTTGTTCCTATTGGGTGGTTAACTGGAATAGACGATAATGAACAACAGTATCATGTAGTTATTAAGCTAGTGTTTGAGAGTTACGTACTTGTAACCATAAAAAATAAAGTAAAAGAATATTGTTCTTTTCATTCTATAAAAGACTTACATATTTCACAAACAAGTAAAGATTTAAAGATAAGTGTTTTTGAAATACCGCAAAATATGCCTAGTGCTCTGGTGTCGTTATATCCGTTCGATACCGAATATATAATGATAGTGCTTTTTTTTGGTATATGTGATGAGTCGTATTGTGGTATATCTTATATCACCAATAAAGAAAATCTATACAACGTTATAGAATTTTTAAAACCTTTAGTTTTAGAAATTAATTTAATAATCGATGAAATATCAAAGATGACTTCATTAAAAATTTTTAACTCCACACAACAATGTGAAATTTTTCCAGAAAAAAAAATTATATCAATATGTGAAATAATGGAACCCTTAGATAAGAAAAAAATAGATGGGTTTAAAATCAATACACCTATAAACATTACTTTATTTGTTAAAAAAAAAATTGTATCGCTGTTAGATGTTCCATCTAACGTAGATATTAAATGTATGTCAAGTAACGGGGTAGATTTTATTACTCATATAGACAACAAACGTCTTAGTACGGTACTAATAATAGCAAAAGATGACTTTATAAAAGATGTTATATTTTCTGGAACTTTTAAAAAAGAAAATCTTATATGGAAAGGATGCTACACGTATAGGATAATAGAGTCGAGCTTTTTAACACCAAAGCTAAACGTATTAAACAAGTCAAATAATAAAAAGTGTAAAAAACATACATTCAACAACCATACATTTACAACAAAAACTGGATCGTATGTAATTTAAGGAATTAATTCCTATAAATGGCTTTGTCTACAAGGGAAATATTTTCTGCAATTGGAATAACTTGTATGGCTTTACTGATGATAGTTTCTGGTGGAGCTTTAGCATTTAAATCTTTAGCACCTCACAGAGTAATATCTATGCGATCAGTAACTTTTAATAAGGTTATTACAATTTTAGAATACATAGCTATTTTAATTTTTGTTCCTGGAACTATTGCACTATATTCCGCATATATTAAAACACTTATAGTAGGTTAAATTTAAACGTTTATATGTTTTTTTTATAATATAAAAATGAAATTTTACCTAAAAAAAAATAAAAATGCGTAAATCTATACCAAACAAGATGGTTAAAAAAGATGAAGAAAGTAAAGACTATAATACATGTTCTAGTGTTATAGAATACACTAAATCTCTAAGTAAAAGTACCGAAAAATGTATAGAATCTGTAACACTTTCATCGTCTCAATACCCCTCATGTTCTACAATAATTATAAACTTAGTTAATTCTCTTGCTTCTAAAATGACATCTACATACATAGCTATAGAGGGAGAAGCGAAAATCTACAAAAATAAAAAATGCGAGTCTAAATCAGATCCTTATTTTTTAAAAGTAAAGCCAACTGCTGCTAGTCCAATGTTGTATCAGCTTTTAGATAACATTTATAGCAATATAAGAGATAATAAAAAAATACCTTCTTCGCTATGTAATTTGTCTGTCGGCAATATAGAGGAAAAAACTTTTAATAAAGAATGTATTTACATAAACAAAATGAATGGAGCTATTATAGAATATACGGTACAAGGAGGTAAATCAACAGTTCAGTCTATTGCCGACGAGATGGAAAAACTATCAAAGCGTGATAGGCAAATTGCTAAAGTTATTATAGTACCTATTGTATTTTATAGAAATGGTAATTCAACAAAAGTTACATTTGCGCTTAAAAAGTTGATTATTGAAAGAGATTTTAGTGCAAATGTAATAAACATTAACGGAAAATCTGAACGTGTATCCATGGCAGAAACAAGCGAAGAAGAAATAGGAAAAGGATTAGGCATAATAGAAGATATAGACGATGAAGCAACTGACGATGAAGCAGAATCCACATTATTTAACGTATAAATGGATAAATTGTATACTGCCATATTTGGAGTTTTTTTATCTTCTGAAAATGAGGATTTTAATAATTTTATAGATGTCGTTAAATCAGTTTTAAGCGATGATTATGACGGCGTAAACAAAAACAATAATTGTTCAAGTAGTACAAAAATTTGGATATTAACCATAATTTTTGTGGTTTTTGCAACATTTTTAACTTTTTTGTATTTAAAGGCTATACCAAGAACTTAAATGGCGGAATGTGAAGAACAACTAGTTTTAAATAACATTAGTGCAAGAGCGCTAAAAATGTATTTTACTTCTAAAATAAGCGATATTGTAGATGAACTAGTTATGAAAAAACACCCCCCTAAAAAAAAATCCCAAGTAAAAAAACCGGAAACTAGAATTCCCGTAGATCTTATTAAGGAAGATTTTGTTAAAAAGTTTAAGTTAGAAAATTATAACAATGGTGTACTGATTAGTTTGGTTAATAGTTTAGTTGAAAACAATTATTTTACAAGCGACGGAAAACTTACTAAAGACGCAGAAAAAGAACTAGTGCTTACCGAAGTAGAAAAAAAAATACTATCAGTTATTCCATCATCTTCTCCATTGTACATAGATATTAGCGATGTAAAAACGTTATCCGCTAGGCTAAAAAAAAGTGCTAACTCCTTTTTTTTTAAGGACTGTATCTACACTTTAGAGCCTGAAAAGATTGAAGACTTAATTAATCAATTATCTAAAAACAAGGCTATAATATTGGACGAAAAAAACTCAGTAAAGGATAGTGTTTATTTATTAACAGATGAATTGTTAGATATTTTAAAAACTAGGTTGTTTAGATGTCCTCAAGTAAAAGATAATTTTATATCAAAAACACGGTTATATGACTATTTTACTAGAGTTACTAAACACGACGATTTTAAAATTTATGTAATTTTAAAAGATAAGAGGATAGCAGATCTATTAGGAATTGAAACTGTTAAGTTAGGATCTTTTTTATATACAAAACATAGTATGTTAGTTAACTCTATATCTATGCATATAGATAGGTATTCAAAAAAATTCCAAGAACCTTTTTATGAAAATATTGCAGAGTTTGTAAAAGATAATGAAAAAATTAATGTATCAAAGGTTATTGAATGTTTAGTTGTTCCAAGTATATCTTTAGATAAAAACTAAATAATACGTTTCATAAATGATTGTTATTGTTATCTTTTTAATAGCTTTTAGCTTTTGCATGTGGCTATCTTATTTATTTTTAAAGCCGTATATTGTAATAGGTGCATAAGTAACTAAAATGAAAAAAAATAACTTTTTTAAGCGTTTAAAGTTATAATAAACTTTAATATGACACTATACATGTATCCAAAAAATGCCAGAAAAGCTTTATCAAAACTAATATCTAAAAAATTAATTATAGATAAAGTATCCAAAAAACATATAAAATCATTGTTAGATTATGGAATACATGGACTTTTACCAGAGTCAGTTTATGACTACGCAATAAGAGTTGATATTAAAAACATACGATTTTTTCAACCTAATGTTGTACGTATTACAGATTTAATAAAAGTTTTAAAAACATCTTCCGTAATAGACACTAAACTGTACAATGCAATCATTGTTAATAAAAAAAAGCTACTAGAATCCGGAATTCATATAATAAAGTTAATTGTAAACAGTGACTTAATAACAAAAGATGATATAGATTGGATGTTAGAAAATAAAATAATTGGATTGACTTCGTTGCTAAAAATAAAACCTTCTTTAGCGTCAAAACAAATGAATTTAAGCAAAGAAGAAATTATTGACATAGTAAAAAACATTCCATCGTATAATTTGCCGTACTTGTACGATAATATTTTAATGGACTTAGACACGGTAATTTACTTATCTGACGAGTTCAATATCCCCCCTCTTAACTATGCTTTATTTAAATTAGCTAGTATTAGTAAAGCTTTAGAACTAGTTAAAAAATACCCAGAAGAAAATATAGTTGATTATTTACCAAATGCTATTAAAAAAGAAAAGCGTTTTTTAGAAAATGTTAACGAAATAGTTGTAAGCTTTTTCCCAAACATGATAACAAGCATTAATAAATTACTGTTATCTGAATACTCAAAAGATTATTTAATTAAAAAATATGGGGTACGATCTGTAGCAATGTTTAATTTTATTAACTTGGAAATAAAGATAGATGATCTTACACAGACAGAAAAACAATTTATTGAAAAAAATATTATTTATTACGATACAAATTGTAGAGAATTTGCTATCAAGTTTAGGAACACGATTATGAATAACGAAAACAGAGTAATAACAATGAACGCTAATAAACCTATTCAGAAAATTATGAAAATTAGTTCATCCATTAGAAAAAGCATAGTCGTTGAAAAAAACTCAATAGAAGAAATACTTATACACATAGATAATGCCAGAACTAGTCAAAAACTTTCTAAAAACAATATTGAAAGTTTGTTATACCCGTTTAGGTTAAACCCTTGTGTTGTTAGAAATGTTTTGTTATCAAACTCAAAAACAAAAACTAAAATCATAGCATTAAAAGTTATAAAAAATTGGAAATCCCAATCAATAACCCCAACTTCAACTTTTTACAAAACAAAAGGTGTAATTATAATGGATATGATGGATTATATCGCCACAAAGGTGCTTCACAATTACGTTGTAATTTTTGACAAATTTAAAAAATTAGAAAACGGACCTTCAGTTCTTTCTTGTAAATGTTATAAGTGTAAAAATGAAGAAATTAACCTAAAAAGTAAAAATATTTTATTAAGTAAAAATTCATCAGATGATGATTTAATTAACTGCTTGCACGATCTTGTTAGATACGCCGTGCACGGATATGTTAATCCATCTATAATTAATTTTAGCGGATGGGGTCCACTCATTGGTTTTATTTCAGGTAACAGAAAAATAAAAAATGACATGTTTATAAAAATTATGGAAAATGATAATTTGATAGATTCTTCTGTTAATTTTTCAGGAATAAATTTAGTTAGCAAATTGGTGTATATTACATCTGTTTCATTAGAGTCAATAATTGGAAATAAAATTTTTCCTCTTAACGATTCATATGCAAAGGTTGTAATTTTATTAAACGTAATATTAGAATACATGTTTGTTATTCTTATGTATAGATTAATAGTTAATCAGCGTTTTACTGGAGTAAGAGAATTTGTTTCAAAAATAGTAAACAAAACACTAGAATCATCAGGTGTGTATTTTTGCCAGATAAAAACAAACGAAAACATCAATATAGAAATTGATGAATTACTATCAAATGGTTCAACGCCTGTTTACCTTATTCACTTGTTTTTAAAGGTAGTTTCTATTATTTTGGAAGAGATAAATGGAAGTAATTAATATTTTTTTAGAATCTGACACTGGAAGAGTTAAGCTAGCTATAGATTCCTGTGAAAAAGATAAAAATTTTATTCCTATGTGGAAAGCAGTAGATATTTTTATAAAAAAGTTAAGAAAATACATTGATGTTGAAAAATCATCATTTTATTTAGTTATTAAGAATAAAGATATTTTTTATTTTAAATACAACAAAGGTTCTGTTACACAACTTGAAAATGAATTTTTTACATTTAACGAAAATAGAATTTTTGTAAACAGCTATAATGAAATCATTGGTATAGAATTTATAATTACAGATACAATGCCTATAAGTATATATCCGTTAAACAATATATTAATTTTAGCCTCATCAAACAACAAGCAATTTTATGATTAAAGTGGTAATACTTTATCTATATTTATTTTATACACTGGATCTGATGCTAAGTTATTAAACAAACTAATAAAGAAAAAATAAATATAATTTAAATCTGTGCTGGACATGATATTATTTTTATTAATAGCTTCTTTTGCGTGAATTTTACACGCAGGACAAGGTAAGTTATCTATTATCGTGTATATTTTTTCTTTACAAATTTCTATGTTTTGATGTTTTCCCTGAGTTATTAATATAAAAATAACTGTCCACAGGGCTCTTCCCCAGTGTTTAGGTTGCATTTTTAATGAAAAAATATACTAATCTTACTAAAAATGGATGTTAAATGTATTAATTGGTTTGAAAGCAAAGGAGATAATAGATATCTATTTTTAAAAGCTAGAAATAAAGAGTTAGAAACGTTTTTTATTAGGTTTCCCTATTACTTTTATTATGCTTTAACAGATGATGTATACAAATCTTTAACACCTCCAGCTTTTAAATCTGTGTTTATAGGAAAGATGACAAACATAGATATAAGTGAAAACATTAGTTATGTTGTATCGGAAGAAACTAGAAAAAAGGTAGATGTCGATATGTGGTTAATTTTAGAACCAAAGAAAAGAATTATTGCAAACACCATAATGAATGACTTTTTAAATATAACCTGGTTTTATATACTAAATAAAATTTGTCCTGACGGCTGTTATAGTATGGATGTAAAACAATTAGAAAAAATAAACGATAATTGTTACCATTGCGACGAGCCACAAAAGCTATTTTTAAATGCAATATCTAAGTTTGATGTATTAAGATCATATTTATTTTTAGATATAGAATGTCATTTTGAAAAGAAGTTTCCTTCTGTTTTTACAAATCCTGTATCTCATGTTAGTTGTTGTTACATAAACTTATTTGGAAAAGAGTTAAAATTTACGCTAATTAACAAAGATATGTTATCAGAGCATGATATTAGTAAGGCAAAGGAATTGGGATATTATGAAATAAATTCTACTTCAGAAATGGATTATTCGAAAGAATTTGTTTTTTGCTCAGAAATAACTCTTTTAAAAATATCAAAAAAACTTTTAGAACTAAGCTTTGACTTTGTTGTCACATTTAACGGACACAATTTTGATCTTAGATATATATCTAATAGATTGGAGCTTTTAACTTCTGGAAAAATATATTTTAAATCTCCCGATAAAAAAGAAACTGTACACATGTGTATTTATGAAAGAAACTTATCCAGCCACAAAGGGGTTGGTGGGGTTTCAAACACAACTTATCACGTTAATAACAATAACGGAACAATATTTTTTGACTTATATTCATTTATTCAAAAATCAGAAAAACTAGATTCGTACAAGCTAGACTCTATATCGAAAAACGCATTTAGCTGTAATGCAAAAATAAAATTTGTTGAAAATAGTTATTACACTTTTATGGGAAACTCGTTAACGGACGTAAAGGGAAAATCATTGCTATTTTCTAAAGTTTTATCTACAGGAAATTATATAACAATAAACGATGAAGTTTACAAGATATTAAAAAAAGAAACTTATGATGATGAATTTACAGTTACCATAAAGTGTAATAAAAACTTAGATATAGATAATGTTTACTGTTTATCGTTCGGAAAAGACGACGTAAATCTATCAGACATGTACGCAAACTATAATTTACAAATATCTCTAGAAATGGGAAAATACTGCATACACGATGCTTGTTTATGTAAATATTTATGGGATTACTACGGAGTTGAAAAAAAAACAGATGCTGGTGCATCTACGTATATACTACCACAATCGATGGTATTTGAGTATAGAGCAAGTACTTTAATAAAGGGTCCGTTGTTAAGTCTCTTATTAGAAACAAAAACAATTCTTACACGTACTGAAAAAAAGACTAAATTTCCTTATGAAGGAGGTAAAGTGTTTGCCCCAAAACAAAAAATGTTCATAAATAATGTATTAATATTTGACTATAACAGCTTGTACCCCAATGTTTGCATTTTTGGAAATCTATCTCCAGAAACATTAGTAGGAGTGTTTGTTTCCAACAATAAGTTAGAAGCAGAAATAAATAAACAAGAGTTAATTAAAAAGTATCCACCTCCAAGGTATATTTCAATAAACTGCGAACCTAGATCTCCTGACTTAGTATCTGAAATTGCAGTTTTTGATAGAGATATTGAAGGAACAATCCCAAAACTTTTAAAAAAATTTTTAGCAGAGCGTGCAAGATATAAAAAACTATTAAAAGAGTCATCTAGTTCCACTGAAAAGGCAATATACGATTCGATGCAATACACATATAAGATTGTTGCAAACTCCGTTTATGGATTAATGGGATTTAGAAATAGTGTATTATATTCATACGCATCTGCAAAAACTTGTACTGCTATAGGTCGCATGATGATTGTATATTTAAACTCAGTATTAAATGGATCAAGTGTTAGTTTTAAAAAGTTTAACTTTGCAGAACTGCCACTAAATCCGTTTTTTGAAGATGGTAGGTCGGTCACTTCAACCACCGATATAGACGTTAACGAAAAATACAACTTTGTTTTTAGAAGTGTTTATGGAGATACAGATTCTGTCTTTTTAGAAATGAATACACAAGATGTGGATATATCTATAAAAATAGCAAAGGAATTAGAAAAAATAATTAACCAAAAAGTTTTGTTTTGTAATTTTAGAATAGAATTTGAAGCAGTTTATAAAAATTTAATTATGCAATCAAAAAAAAAATACACCACATTAAAGTACTCATCCAATTCGACGGGTAAATCCGTTCCAGAAAGAGTAAATAAAGGAACTAGTGAAACGCGAAGAGACGTTTCTAGGTTTCACAAAGAAATGATAAAAACTTATAAAACCAGAATATTAAATATGTTATCAGATGGTTCAATGACATCAATTCAAGTATGTGTTGATGTATTAAAGTCTTTAGAAAATGATTTAAAAATAGAATTTGAACTTAAATCTGCACCGTTAGAAATGTTTCTTTTAAGTAGAACTCACCATTGTAACTATAAGTCTCATGATAACCCTAACATGTTTTTAGTTAACGAATATAATAAAAATAACCCCGAAACAATAGAAATAGGAGAAAGATACTTTTTTGCGTACATTTGTCCTGCTGAAGATCCGTGGCAAAAAAAATTAATAAACATAAAAACTTATGAAAAAATAATAGACAGAGGATTTAAACTTAAACAAACAGATCGCATATTTTATGAAGTTTATTTTAAAAGAATAGCTACAGAAGTTGTTAATTTATTAGATAATAAGGTGTTATCAACATCGTTTTTTGAAAGAATGTTTGGTTCAAAGCCCATTTTTTACAGCTAAACTAACAAAATATCATCATTGTGAAGATTTAATTTATTCATTAAATATTGTACTGCCGGTGTTATTTTTGTTGTAGCTGACATACCAGGAACATAAAACGCTAAAAACATAAGAACTGGATCGTAATTTGTTAAGTACATTATAGCGCTTAAATTTGAAAGTGTTTCAAAATCGGATACGGGTACACCATTTGGTAAATTTGGATGAGCTATTTTGTTAGCACCTATTGGAAATTGAGTCGTGTAAATATTATTTTCCTTTAATCTACTAAATAAAGGTTTATAATCTCCAGATTGTCTAAAGTATTTTGCCAGTTCCTTGTGTCTATCGTTTGATGTAAACACCTCGCTAAAAAGAGTATGTTTTTTAATGTCAAATTGAGTGTTTTTAAACCAAAATATTATATTGTATATTGGCATAGATGTTAATAATAAAAAACTTATAAACTCGTTTGTTGGTAGCAGTGAAAAATTTCTAAGATAGTTTATATATCGTCCGTAAAAGGATCCTTTTGAAATAAACTCTGTATTAACTTTTTCCTCGTATTGTAAAACAGGCCCGTTATACAAAGAAAGCATAAACTCAAATTTTTTTAATAATGAAAGCGTTATAGGGTAATAATCAGTTACATCTAAATTTGCAAACCTGCTACTCCATATAGCTGTTTCTGGTATCCACCCATAAGCGTAATTATGATATAAATATGTATTTTTCATCAATGGACTTAAATTTCTTGTAAAAAAAGTTTCTTGATCTTCATTTCTTTTTTGTGATTCTCTAAATATATCAAAATTTGATGTCATAATTAATGTTTGTTTTTAGTTATGACCTACCCTCTTTTATTAGTTTAAGCAAGTATTTTTTATCGTTGTTAGTAAAATGATTTGATTTATCTAAAAATAATTCAACATGATATATGTTTTCTTGTAAAAATTTTTGAAACAAAATAATTATTGAGACGTTAAAATTTGCCAATATGGTTTTTATTATTGATGGTAAGATACTATCATTTTTACAAGTTGCAAAGCGTATAAATGTTGTAACGTCTTCTATACATTTTAAGTGAGATATAATTTTTACAATAATATCACCGTCGTAATTACACAAAACTAATCCTATATTAGCTAAGTTGCTATCTATATAATACTTTAAAATATTTTTACTTAACAAACTTATTCTTTTATTAGGTTGTATAGTTGAGTATTTTGTTAATATTCCATTATTTAATATTAACGGATCATCTTCATTAAGATAAAGATATGTATTGTACTCCTTTATATAGTATTTTGTATCATCGTTATAAATTTGACAACTTTTCAAATTATTAATATTGGAAAAATTGACATCTTTTAAATCGTAAATAATATTGGATATATATGTTTTGTTGATGTCTATGCTATTAAAAAAATTTATCTGTTCAGGTTTATGGTCAAAAACAGATATTATTTTATTAATATCAAAATATTCTGGGTCTATTTTAGCAACAACTTTAAATAAATCATCATTAAATGTTCTAGAGCTTAAAAAAGTATTTCCATCTATAAATTGATCTTTATACATACCTATAAAATATTTTTTCCAAGCTTCATCGTAAGAATCTATAATAGAAAGGATATCTCCAGGAACTCCGTATATTATTTGAAGAAATACTGATTTTATGTATTCATCTTCTTCAAAAGTATACACTAATTTTAACATATTTTTATTAACTTTACCTTGTTTTAACTCTAAGTAAATAAAACTTAATATTTTATCATACATAGTTGTTGATAAATATTTTTTAAAAATTTTATTATCGTTGAATATATTTTCCTTTAACCATATCCAATAACTCGTTTTATTATTACCTGGAAATATATATTCCTTAAATTTTTCAGTCATTTCACTATTAATTATTTGACCAGATTTTTGCAGTAATGTGTATATATCTTGAGAATCATTATCTTCAAAGATTAAACCTGTATCTTGCTTACTAAGATACGCCCATATAAGTAGCCTTATAACGCTTAATTTTTCAACAGCCTTAAAATCTGTTTTTTTAAATAACTTATCGTAAATTATTTCCATGTTACGTATAGGTTCGCCGTTATAAAATAAAGGGTTTAAGTTTAAGTCATAATTTACACCTATTACATCTTTAAATGTATCTATATAAGATACAACTTCTATAAATTTTTTATTAAAAATTAAGTCTTGAACTAAAGTTTTATACGTTTGAATAAAATTATAAAACAAGCTATAGTTTTTAATTAATGATTTTACATATAAAGTTGGTAAATCAAAAGATTGATTCAAAACTGTGTCGTAAACCTGGTTACACTTTACCATGTGTAAAAAAACAAAAAAATTTGGATTGTTCAAAACATCTTTGTTTATTACATCGTTTGAAAAGTTAATGATTAAATATTTTAAAGCTAATACATGATTAAGAGAGAAGTTAGAAACTTTATTAAAAACCTCATCCTTTAAAAAATCTATTTTATTTTCTATTGTATATATTAAGTATTTTCTTCTAATATAATCCATTTATAATTCACCTCTTGATATCATTAAACAAGATAAAATGTTATCTCCTATTACTTTTTTTGATTTTAAAAGATATTTATTTATAGTATAAATACATGCATTAAAAAATACATTGTAATCATCACAATCCACTGCTAACTTTATATATCCAAACATGTTTATTAGTTTTGTTTGATTTAAACCCATAAAGTTATCTTTTGCGTAACACTGATACTTATTAGAGGTTCTGTTTTTAAATAAATTATAAAACGTTGCTTTTGTTAGTTTTTCTGTTAAATCTACCATTGAAAAACTATTAGCTACTAGTTCCTTTAAGGTATCTACATTTCTAAAGTTTTCATTTGGAAATATATCGCATGGTTTTTTTAATTTTAGGTGTGGGGAAACTCCTAAAAAAATTACCTTATTGTGTTTTGGAGTTGCGCATATAATGTTTATATATTTTGTAATATTTAACCAATCATTTTCGTTTATTGAAAACTTTTTTTTAATTAATAACTTAATTAAGCTTATTTTTTTTTCTGATAAAGGACAAAATCCTTGAACATTGTATCTATAAAATAAATGTCGTTGATCGTCCTCAAAAAGATTTGGAAACATGTAATTCATTAAAGATCTTGTCATGGAATAATAATTATTTGATTCGTTAATTATCATGGATAAATGTGAATCTATTTTTACAATCATTTTTTGAAATTCTAACTTATTTTTTTTAGCACTTTCGCGATTTTTATTAATTTCTTGTATTTTTTTTTCTAACCTTAATTTTTTAACACTATATGTTTTTTTGGTTAAATTTAATACACTAACATTTTGTTGAATATTTTTTTGGTTATAAAATATAACATATTCTCGTATGTAACTTAAAAATTCTTTATCCCAAACCATGTCATCTTTAGCTAGTTGAAAATAAATACACACTTTACTTCTAATATAATTAATACATTTTTCAACGTTTAAACTATTTATTTTTGATCCACATATTAACCGTATTAATCTACATGCATATTCATATCCTTTTTCATTGTATTTAGCGTGAAGGTTCATTGTGTTAAAATGAGTAAATGACTTCAAAGTATAAATGAGCTAAAAGTTCATTTTTACTAAATACAAAAATATAAAATCATAAAATAAATGTAAAATGTACAAGGGTAACATATAACATGGCTACTTTAGAAGACATTAAAACATTGGCAAAAAAATACATAAACGATGAAAACGAACTATTAAAACTACTTCACTGGGCAACTGAAAAATCAACAAAGTATTACGTTAAAAACATTAGCAACACAAAATCAAACATAGAGGAAACTAAGTTTGATTCAAAAAACAACATAGGTATTGAATATTCGAAAGATGCTAAAAATAAACTTTCTTATAGAAATAAACCTCTTATTTTAACAAATTTTGAGTATTCTGACATATGTGATTTGATTAAAGTTACAAACGGTACAGAAAAAGAAATTCTTAGATATTTGTTATTTGGTATAAAGTGTATTAAAAAAGGTGTTAAATATAATATAGACGAAATAAATGATATAAATTACGATGAATACTTTAACATATTAGATAAAAAATATAATATACCTTGTCCAGAATGCAGTAGTAAAAATACCACTCCTATGATGATTCAAACTAGATCTGGAGACGAACCACCCTTAGTTAGGCACGCTTGCAGAGATTGTAAAAAACATTTTAAACCTCCAAAGTTTACAACAAAAACAAATATTTAATCATTAATAATAAAAAATGATATATTATAAAAATAATAAATGGACTTGCTTAGTTGTACGGTAAACGATGCGGAAATTTTCTCTCTTGTTAAAAAAGAAGTACTAAGTTTAAATACAAACGATTATACAACAGCTATTAGTTTGTCCAACAGACTAAAAATAAATAAAAAAAAAATTAATCAGCAGTTGTATAAGTTACAAAAAGAAGATACTGTAAAAATGGTTCCCTCTAATCCACCAAAATGGTTTAAAAATTACAATTGCGACAATGGTGAAAAACATGATAGTAAATTAGAGCAAAAAAACCACATTCCAAACCATATATTTAGTGATACTGTACCATATAAAAAAATAATTAATTGGAAAGATAAAAATCCTTGCATTGTTCTTAATGAGTATTGTCAGTTTACTTGTAGAGATTGGTCAATAGATATAACAACGTCTGGTAAAAGTCACTGCCCGATGTTTACTGCAACTGTTATAATAAGCGGAATAAAATTTAAACCGGCAATAGGAAATACAAAAAGGGAAGCAAAATATAACGCGTCTAAAATAACTATGGACGAAATATTGGATTCCGTAATTATAAAGTTTTAATTTTTTTTAAAACTTAAATTAAATGTTAATTACAACCTGATAGTTTAATTTAAACAACAATGATAAATATATCTCCTATACGTGATATATTTTTATCTGAGTCTGATATAACATTAAAAGATTCATTTAAAAAACTTAGAATAAACGATGCAATGAGATTTATACTATCTGGGTTATATCCTAGTTCTTTACCAAAAAAATGGTATACAGAAATATCTGAAACAATACCAGATAAATTATATCTTTTTAAACCAAAACATGTATTATTTATAGATTTAGTTTCTGTATTATCTAAGCAAAAAAATGTAGAAAAATATAATGATCATATATCTTTTTACAAAAATGAAATATTGCAAAAATGTAATTCTGTTTTAATAACTAAATGTATTAAATTTATGACAATTACAGATGATGATATACGGTGTTTACAATCTAGGTTTAGCAATAACATAGTAGATATTATGTTATCTTTAATTAATGAAAAAAGTATATTATCAATGAACTATGTATTTAGTAACAAAGTAACTGAACAAATGTTTATCCAAAATTATAGCATTCATAATTACTTATACAGTCACCAGGCGTACTCGTTTAATTTTTTAACGGATATGTTATATAAGTACGGAATAGCACCTGTTAATGTTGGCATTTTGGAAAATATATCTGTGGATAACGTAATAGAAATACTATCTGTAATAAAGGATTCTCAGAATACAATAGCTTTTTTAGATATGTTACCAAAAAAATACTTGTCAGATGAAAAACTTAAACTGTTTGTAATTGAAAGAATAAAAATAGGTTACATAGATCATTATATCCCATATGCAAAAGAGTTCTTAGTAGACGATATGGACAAATTGGGGTTTTACTCAAGTATATTTTTTGACGTTACGGCAAAATTAGAAGACATTAAAAATCTTAACAAGAGTCAACTGTTAATTTTGTGTAAATATATAGAAAAGTACGAAATATATATCAACTATATTATAAATCAATTAATTAAAAATGACTATATGGACGTTTTATCTTATATAGTTAATAAAGTACCAAAAGAAATATTTACCGAAGAAATGTGTATTAGAATGGTTTGTGATTCTTCAAAAAAGGTAAAAATAAAAGATCTTCCGGTACACTCGTCGTTAGTAATGATAGCATGTATTCAAATGAAATACGATGATCTAGTAGATTTGTTAGATTTTATTGACATAAATGTTTTACAAAAAAAGGCTAATATATTAACTGATTATGTATTTGAAACAAATTGGTTTAATGACAATTATGAATTGATAAACTTATTTGTTAAAAAGTATGGGTTTTGTTCAGCAAAAATTAAAAAACTAATGTTTAATTATCCATTAACTAAGGATGCCGCAAAACATTTACTAAATATTATGAACGAAAATAAAGGAGCAAGTATGTTTTACCCAAAAACAGCTTGTTCGTTAATGTATTTACTGTGCACTAATAATAAGCTTAAACATAAAAAAGTAAAAGGTAATTATTTGGATTTTATTAATTCAATAGAGTTACATACAAATTTAAAAATCAAGGTTAATACAGAGTTAACCAGAGAAAAAGATATAATTAATCAATTTTTAGATATATCAAAGCTAGCATCTTACGGCATATTTTCTATTCCTAATAGGTACCTTCCTTCTTGGTTACCTGTTTTAGATCTTTTTAAAGGAAACGAATGTCTAATTCCAACAAAAATAGAACACGGTGTTATATTTAAACTAACTTACGATGACTTTGTATGTTATCAAGATATTGGATTAAAAACATCAAAGTTATATTTTATTAATGATGAAATATCAAATTTTCATGCAGCTATAAACTCATTTATGGGTGTAATGTTAGTATATATGGTTATAGGATCAAAATTTTCAAATAAAAGTACTCTTGAATATATTAGCTTATTAATAAATACCCTTTTTACAGGAATGAAAATTAATGAAATTCTTTCTGAAGACCTAACTAGCGTTTGTGAAGAAATAAATAACATAAAACCATATATACACGATTCAAACTTTGTATTTATTAAAAAAAATTCACTGTATGAAACAGTAAACCTTTGTAAAAAGATATGTGTGGCTATTATATTAGATAATAATTAGCATATTAAATTTAATCATGAGTAATTCTATAACACTAACGTTAAAAAATTATTTAGGTAGAATGCCAACCATTAATGAATATCACATGCTAAAATCTCAGGTTAGAAACATACAAAAAATAATGTTTTTTAATAAAGATATTTTTATATCCCTTATTAAAAAAAACAAAAAGAAATTTTTCTCTGAAATAAAGTCATCTCCGTCTGAAATAAAAACACATATATTAGAATACTTTTTGAAACAACAAAAAACAAGTTCTATTGGAAAACTTTACACGATAATAGAACTACAAACGATACTTGTAAGTAGTTACACTGACGTGCTAGGTGTTTTAACGACAAAATCTCCATATGTATTTCCCTCTAATATAAAGTACGAGCCACACTCTATGAAAAAAATTGCACATGATATTCTAACATCGATAAACGTGGCAACTATAAGCGAAAAAGTAATGGGCAGACATAATGTTTCGAACTTAGTAACAAATGTTAATTTGCTTATGGAAGAGTATTTACGTAGACATAATAAAAGTTGCATATGCTACGGTTCGTACTCTCTTTATCTACTTAACCCAAGTATAAAATACGGAGATATTGATATATTGCAAACAAATTCAAGAATATTTTTAATTAATTTGGCATTCTTAATAAAGTTCATAACCGGACATAATGTTATGTTATTAAAGGTTCCTTATTTAAAAAATTACATGGTGTTGAGAGATAATGAAGATAAACATATTATCGATAGTTTTAACGTTAGACAAGAAACAATGCACGCAATACCAAAAATTTTAATAGATAATATATATATAGTCGATCCAACTTTTCAATTATTGTCAATGATAAAAATGTTTTCTCAAATTGATAGACTTGAAGATTTAGCAAAAAATCAAGAAAAGGCTACTATTAAACTAGCAACATTATTGGAATATGTTAGGATTAAACACGGAATAATTTTAAATGGCAATGTAACAAATATGCCAATGCCTGCATCGTTTAATTATGAAAAAAGAATAGTGACCGTAGATGCTAGCAAATACAACTTTTCTTTTAAAAAATGTTTTGTTTATCTTGATGAAAATTCATTATCTAGCGACATATTAGATCTTAATGCAGATGATGCAATAGATTTTGAAAACGTTTCAAATTCTGTATTTTTAATAAACGATGAAGTAATGTACACTTATTTTTCAAATACTATTTTAATGAGTTCTAAAAATGAAATTCATGAAATAAGTGCTAGGGGTGTAAGTGCACACATATTAATGTATCAAATTCTAACAGATGGTGATTTTTTAATCCCTTTATCTGATATTATAAATTCTCTTATGTTTAAAGAAAAAACACCTATTTTTAACATAATTCCAAGGGATAAAAAAACCGGTAAACATGGAATAATTAATATAGAAAAAGATATAATAACACATTAGCCTAAAATTCTAGACATAACGTTTCTGTTATTAGTCTGTATATCTTCCAACATATTTGTTCTCATAAATGGAATAACTGAATTATTTCGTCCATTTGGAGACGACGATCTAGCGGCGCGTTCACATGGTGACATTGGTCTATCGCATGTAGACGTTGGTTTTTCTACCTTAAGAACACACGAAGCCTTTGAAACATCACAGTCAACTTTTCTTATATCGCAAGCCTTAATAGCTTTTAAAACTAAATAGCGACCCTCTTTTGTATCTATAAAAAAGGGGGTGTGTGTGTAATATTGGTTTTTTAAAGATGCCATTTATATTAGAAAAAACATAAGTGAAAAACTATTAGTTTTTTTAATAGTTTACAAAAATATGACTTTTGCAATTATAGTAACGAGTTTAGTATCATTATTTGATGCATCTATACCATTTCAAACAAAAATTTGTAAACAACAATGCAAAAGTTTAGGCAAAACTGTAATTGACGAAATAAAACTTTTTGGATACGTTAATAAAAAAACTCTTTCTTCTAACAAATGTGTTAATTTATACAATAACAATATAGATACTATAATATTTTATCAAATTAAACAGCTAACTATATGTATTAAAAAACTATATAAAATATTAATGAAAAATAGAGTAACCCCAATAAAAATTTATTTCGCAAGAGATTATTTGGTATTTGGCGGTATTCCACCGTCGTTTAAAACCGTAACAATAAATTTAAAAATTCGTAATAGAAAAAAAATTAAAAAATTTATAAATCTTATTAACAATACAAACGATACCACTGTAATAAAAAATTTTGTAAACGATAATTTTGGTAACGTTGATTTGTTATTAAAAATAGTTAAAGAAAACGTATTATGGGTTACTATATTATTATCAAATAAAAATAACTCTAGGCTCAATATTATTAAGTTTAATAATTTTATTTCAAAAATTAAAAAAATAGACGCAGAAAATAATAAATTAATATCAGAAATATGTAACGACTTAAAGTTAATAAAAATTTAATTTAAAAATGAAAAAATAACTATCCATAACACTATTATTTAGAAAATAATTAACAAGAACAAAAATGAACATATCAGGATTAAGCGACTTAATATCTTTAAATCCTTTTAAAAATATGAATAAAATAAAAATAAATTTAAACGATAATTGTGTTTTAGGAAACAGGTGTTTTGTAAAAGTAGATAAAGTAAGATTTATACCATACAATTCTGTTGAAACGTCAAAACCTGTAATGATAAGAGGGTGTACATTCACACTGCCAGAACTTTTATATTCTCCTTTTCACTTTCAACAACCTCAAATACAGTATCTTATGCCAAGTTTTGTTTTATATTGTATAGAAGAAGCTAATAAAAATAAAAGTACAAGTAAATATTGTATAATAGACAAAAATACGGAAACTGATGAACTTAAAATAAATATATTTGTTCCAACATTTTTAAAATCAGTATATGTAATAATTGGGTTACGAATAAAACATTTTTGGTCTTCAAAGTTTAAAATAGAATAAAACTAAATTTATATTAAATAATTGAATATTTATTTTTTCTTTTTTAAAATATGCAATTAGAAAGCACACTTTTAGTTATTGCAATAATTATGATGTTATTGGGAATTGGATCCATAATTATAGAAACTGTTGTTTTTATAAATGCTTACTTTGTTAAAAAAAGTTACAAGTATAAAAACAACGAAATTGAGCCATTGTTAGATAAAACAAAATATGAAAAATAAACTTGTGTTCAACTAAAAGTAAAATGGAAGCTCCTCCAAAGAATAGTTTGTATCTTGAAGGCGTAAAAATTTTAAATTCTATGGAAAGGTTATTGCTATTATTTAAAATAATAAACACTATTAATCGTTTAAATAAATTAAATTTTAACATAAAAAACAAAAATCTATAATAACTATTTTATTATTTAAACATAAAAACAAAAATAATTTTTTATTAATTAAATGTGGCATTTGTTTTTTTCAAAACCTCCGTCTGGTGCAGGATGTAGAATTGTAGAAACAATACCTAAAAAATTGGGCATAACAACACAACATATGCTTACGTATGAGTGTTTTGAAGAAATTATTTCAAAATCAAAAAAAAATATAAACATTGCATCTTTTTGTTGTAATCTTCGTACTAGCGACGATGGCAAAATTATTCTTAATAAGCTAAAAGAAGCAGCGTCTTCTGGAGTAAAAGTAACCATATTAGTAGATCATCAAAGTGGTAACAAGGACGAAGAGGAACTAGCAAACGGCAATATAAAATACGTAAAAGTAAACATGGGAAATAACAATCCAGGAGTACTCCTAGGAAGTTTTTGGGTATCCGACTCAAGCAGATGTTATATAGGAAATGCTTCACTTACAGGTGGGTCCATATCCAATATCAAAACATTGGGAATATACTCAGACTATCCTCCACTTGCTTCGGATTTACAAAGAAGATTTGATACGTTTATTACATTTGGCGAAAATAAGAGTTTGTTTAGTTATCTTACCATGGCGTGTTGTTTGCCGGTTAGTACAGAATATCATATTTACAATCCAATAGGTGGTGTATTTTTATCAGATTCTCCTGAACACCTATTAGGTTTTTCTAGAACACTTGATGCAGATGTTGTTTTGAGTAAAATTAAATCCGCAAAAAAAAGTATAGACTTAGAACTGCTGTCGTTGGTACCCATAATAAGAGAAGATAATAAAACAACGTATTGGCCAGATATTTATAATGAGATTATTTGTGCAACTATTAATAGAGGTGTTAAGGTTAGATTATTAATTTCTTCTTGGAATAAAAATGATACATATGTAATGACTTCAGTAAAAAGTTTGCAATCTATGTGTTTAAACAACGATCTGACGGTAAAACTTTTTCAAGACAACAACAACACTAAATTAATGATTGTCGACGAAGAATTTGTACATATAACTTCTGCTAACTTTGACGGTACACATTATTTACATCACGCATTTGTTAGTTTTAATACAGTTGCTAAAGAGCTAGTAAGTGAGATTCTTAATATATTTAATAGAGACTGGAATAGCAAAAATTCGTTTTTGCTAAATTGAAAAAACATACGCAAAAAAGTACAAAAATATAATGTCAGTGTTATTTAAATTTTTTAATAATAACAAAAAATGTACAAACGATATTTCATCTTTTTTAAGCGAATACAAGTATTCTATAATACTTGCCAGAAATAGCGACGGAAAAGGTGTTATTGTATATTCAAATAACGTTTCATATGCAAAATCTATGTTAGATTTATCATCGCTCGAGATAGTCGGTGTGACAAAATATGTAGAGCCCGCACCGCCTCCTATTAAACCTATATCTAACTTATATATACAAAGTGTGGAAACTGACACATTTTATTCCCCAGAAACGTCAATATCTCCACTCATTGATATATTAAAACTAAAATCTACAAAATACAATGATTTAAAGGAAGCTATAGTTAAATTTCTTAACTTACAAGGAAATGTATCGGTTTCTGAATTAAATAACTGGATGTGTATAAACGGAATGTCAAAATACAGGTTTTTAAATTATAAAGATGAAAAATTTTTTGAAAATAACTTAAACACGTATACTTTCTTGGATGAAATGAGTATAAGTTACATAGGCCACCACTATATATGGGTAAAAAATAAAAACTACATTAGGCCAGAGTTAGACATACTTCCGTATAACATTCGCGATATAAATTTTAAACTGGAATGGAAAAAATTATTTATTCTTGGTAAACAATTTTTAAAGATATTTACATTTTCCGTTAACTCTATAATAACGTCTACAGGACCGTCTATATATATGATAACAACACATCCTGGAAAATGTTTTGTTAATTTTAATTCAAGTGAACTAGTATCAACTTTTTTAAACTGGATCGTTGAAAACATGAAAGGAATAAACACAATAGCTTTAGTTGGATTTTTTAGCAGCGTGTTCGATATACCATTGCTGAAGGCTTCTTGGCCAAATAACTCTGGATGGAATTTTATAGGAAACGAATATATAGTATCGGATAACGGTTTAAAGGTTCATTTGATTGATGCGTTAAAATTTTCGTGCAATGATTCAGTTAGCGATTATGTAAATAACTGGACCTCTAATAACATTACATTAAACAAAGATTTTATCTCTAAACAAGAAGCAAAGATAATGTCAAAAATATTTGAAAAAAATGCATGTAAGTATACAACACTATTATATGACGCAGTAAACAACAATATTGCATACTTGGATTCTATGCTATCTCCCGTGTGTACAATGTTGTCTTTTTGCGTAGAAGATATGATACTATTAAAAGCAATGCACTTAGCTGCAGAAAAAGATAACAAAAAATTTTATGTTCCCGGAAATACCATAACAGATGTTATTTTTCAAGCAATACGATCAACATCTGTTAAAACTAAGGAAGTTGCTGACAAAAAACCATTTTACAAGTATAAACTTAAATCTGTTTTAAGTGTTATCGAGTCAGGAAGTTATCCTGTAGGAAAACCACGTTATGTAAAAACATTAACAGATGGCAAGCTGTATATAGCTTTGTGTAAAATTACTGTTAAAAAAGACATAAAAATACCAATAATACACTTAGAGGATATGTCGGAATCATGTTGTACATTTTTTGCAACTCTTACTTCCGTGGATATTGCATTAGTTAGAAAAATAGGAGGATATATAATAAAAGAAATAGAAGTTATAGAGTGGGAAGACTCTGTTAAAGTAAACAAAATATCTGAATTAATAACAATAATAAACAAAATAAATACAGAATCGTTAGTTAATAGATTTGAAAAAGGAAAAATATTTCCAAAAATAAACGAAAATAGGTGTAGTGATTTATTACTATTTTACGCGTTTGCTGCTAGTTATTGCAGGGAACGAGTACATAATTTAATTAAAGAAATAGATAGTCATTATCTAGGTAATGTTGTTCTAAAACATAATACTATTAAAATATATACAGATAGTGAAGTTACTAATAAAAAATTTTTATCGGAAACTTGTAAATTATATTAATTTTTTACAAACACATTTAATAAATGGGGGTAAAAACTGATAATTCCTTGGAATGTCAATGGGATTTACAAGACGACAAAAAACTAGAAACAACCATATTAGGCGATGATATTTATTTTGACTATGTATTTTCACAAATTGATGTAAATCAAAATTGGTCTCCAAGTATTAGATTAATTAAGTATTTTAAAAACTTTAACAAAGAATTATTAGATACAATAGCAAGTAAAGAGTATGTAAATCCATCTTTTTTTCAACAAAAAGACAAACGATTTTATCCAATAAATGATGATTTTTATCATTTATCTACCGGAGGTTATGGAATAGTTTTTAAAATAGACAAATATGTAGTAAAATTTGTTTATGAACCAAATAAAAACTATAGTCCGATAGATACTACTGCAGAGTATACCATACCTAAGTTTTTATATCTTAACCTTAAAGGTGATGAAAAAAAGTTAATTGTATGTGCGTGGGCAATGGGACTAAATTATAAATTAACATTTCTTTATGATCTTTACAAACGAGTTTTATACATGCTAATATTATTGTTGCAAATAATGGATGGCGAAAAACTCGATCTTCATAATTTTTCACATAAACATTTTTTAAAATCTTTTAACGATAAAAAAGATGATATAAAATTTGTAAAATTAATATCTTACTTTTATCCTATCGTTATTCAAAGTAACATAAATGTTATAAATTACTTTTCTTATATGTTTCATTTTTTTGAACATGAAAAAAGATCAGATTATTTATACGAAAGAGGTAACATAATAATATTTCCCTTAGCTAGATGTTCTGCTGATAAAGTAACGGAAAAAATGGCAAAAAAATTAGGTTTTTGCTCTCTTGTTGATTATATTAAGTTTTTATTTTTACAGATGGCGTTGCTATATATAAAGATATATGAGTTACCATGTTGTGACAATTTTTTACACGTAGATCTTAAACCGGATAACATACTATTATTTGATTCAGATGAAGAAATATGTATAAGTTTTAATAACAATGTATATGTGTTTAAAGAAAAAATTAAATCATGTTTAAACGATTTTGATTTTTCACAGGTAGCTAATATAACAAACAAAAAAATAAAAAACAGCTTAAAAGTAGAACATAATTGGTACTATGATTTTCATTTTTTTACACACACCTTGTTAAAAACGTATCCTGAGATTAAGAACGATGTAATATTTAATAGCGCATTAGAAGAACTAATAATGTGTTGTAATAAAAGTACATGTGACAAGTTTCGATTAAAAGTATCCATTCTACATCCTATAAGTTTTTTAGAAAAATTTGTAACAAGGGACATTTTCTCAACGTGGATAAATGACGGAAATACAACGGGTTAATACTTTGTATGATTTGTTTATAGAAAAATACCTTCAACGATTATCGTTACACTCGGTGCCTACAAATATTAATTGTGGAATTCATATCGGAGAAGTTAATGGAGAATTAAAACGATGTAATCTTAGAATAATAAATAAATGTTTAAATAATCCAAGATTAAGTTTCATTTTAATGATTGAATCGTTTTTAGAAGTTATAGACACATTACCAGAAAGAGAAAAAAAAGAAATAGCAAATGAATTAGGAATAGACATTAACGCAGGTTCAAAAATAATATCCGAACTAGAAAGAAAATGCAACGCATCATCTGATGTAAATAACATTATTAATATTCAATCGTTTAACGCTGGTAATTGTATTGCTCCTGAAAATACGTACATATTGCTACAAGTTATTAATACTGGGTCTGCAGAATCAAATTGTGGTTTAGAGGCTATATTAAAATCAATGAATAAAAGATATATACAGGAAAACAAAATAATAAATAAGTTGCCATTATCAGAAAAACCATGGTTTATAATATGTGTTGTTGTTATTTTTATGGTATTTGTTATAGCTATTTCATCATTAAAAAGAAAAATTGGTTTTAGGTATAAATATGGATCTTTTTTATACGTTTAATTATTTCTGTTAAAAATGAAACATAAATCATAGCTAATAACATAAATAAACAGTCTACTAAATAAAAACATGGACGATAACCAAAAAACGGATAAACAAGGTTGTTATAACGTCAAAGCCTTGTAATATGGAAAATTCAAATATAAGTCATAACCCTACAAATGACGAAATAAAAAAGTATGGTTACTGTTTAAATATTAAAAAACCGTCTAGTAATAAAAAACAGGAAGTTTATTTGCATAATAATTATCCGTCAATCATATCTAGTAACAGATTATAACTTAAAAAAAAATACGGTAGTATGAAGGATAATTTATTTTTTGTTACTTGTATGTTACTTTACAACTAAGTGAAAAAAAACACTAAATTAAAGATATGGGTAACTGTTCGCGTAAGCAAAATAAAAACATAAAAACAAGTGACGATTACGACTACTACTTAGACAACTTTTTAGATAATGAATATTTTAAATTTAGTTGCACTAATGTAAATAACAATAAATTAAAAAATAAAAATCATACCAGGCGTAACAACAATAATACTATTGACTCTAGAAAATCTTATTGCAGTATTAAATCCGTATATTTTTAAAATGGGAGATAAATACGTAAAATCTATTAAACGGAAAATATATTCTTTAAACTTTTTTAAGAAAACTTTTAAAAAAACATATTCTCCTTGTAAAGAAATAGGTGTAACTAGTATAAACAATTACGGAATATTTACTCACGAACAACAAATGTTACTAGATGAAGATAATGATCAACAAATTTTAATAGACGAAAATGACGATCAACAAATGTTAATAAATGATGAACAAAATATATTTAGTTTTAAAATAATTAAAAAACCTTACAAGGTTATACGTTTTATGGGAAATGGAGACGATGAAGTTTTTATATAAATATTACATAAAAAGTAATACAATAAAATTGCTACATAATAAAGATGAACAACACAAAACATTTAAACGATATCGAATTTGACGCGGGGGCAGTTACGGTAATATTGGTATTTGTATTAGTTATTTCTTTTTTAGCGTGTATGCTCTTATACTTAATAAAATGGTCTTACGTAATAAATTTTTTAAATGATATGAAAATAAAACTAATAAACTTAACAACTAGAAGATCATTTACTCATCTTAATAACGTATATTATACAAGCGATAATATCGTTGGATTAAACACAGATTAAAAATGTAAAAGTTATATTTTTTTTAAAATGAATACATCGTGCGAACCTATTTTAAAACCAACATTAAATAAGTATGTTGTGTTTCCTATTGTTTACGAAGACATATGGAAAATGTATAAAAAGGCTGTTGCTTCTTTTTGGACTGTAGAAGAGGTCGATTTATCAAAAGATTTTTCTGACTGGTTAAAACTTTCAGATAACGAAAAAAATTTTATTAAACACATACTTGCGTTTTTTGCAGCTAGCGATGGAATAGTTAACGAAAACTTAGCAGAAAGGTTTTACTCTGAAGTACAAATATCCGAAGCTAGATGCTTTTATGGTTTTCAGATAGCAATGGAGAATATTCATTCAGAAATGTATAGTTTACTAATAGATACTTATATTTTAGATAGCAAAGAAAAAAATTATTTATTTAATGCAATAGAGAACATGAACTGTGTTAAACAAAAAGCAAATTGGGCTAAAAAATGGATAGAAAGTAAAAATAGAACGTACGGTGAGCGATTGGTTGCATTTGCCGCAGTTGAAGGTATATTCTTTTCTGGTTCATTTGCCGCTATATTTTGGATTAAAAAACGAGGACTAATGCCAGGTCTTACATTTTCAAACGAGTTAATAAGTAGGGACGAAGGATTGCATTGTGATTTTGCTTGTATAATGTTTAAACACTTATTAAACCCTCCGTTAAATAGTGTAGTAAGAGATATAATCATTGAAGCGGTTAATATAGAAAAAAATTTTTTAACAGAAGCAATCCCTGTTAAATTAATAGGAATGAACTGTGATTTAATGAAACAGTATATAGAATTTGTGGCGGATAGATTATTGTTGGAATTGGGATGCGATAAATACTATTGTTCAAAAAATCCTTTTGATTTTATGGAAAATATTTCATTAGAAGGAAAAACAAATTTCTTTGAAAAGAGAGTTAGTGAATATCAAAAAATGTCAGTTATGTCAAATAAAAAAGATAATGTGTTTTCTCTAGATATTGATTTTTAAAGTTAATTATTATTGATAGTTGCCATGGCAAGTAAAACATTTGTGGATTTAGAACATGTTGAAAAACTTTCAACGTTTTCAAAACTGCTTTCATTAGAGGATGAAAAAGTAATTATAGTGGCAACAGGTGGAATTATAAAAGTAAAAAAGAATGTAATGGATACTTTATCTGAATATTTTAGAAACTTAGTTTATGAAAAATTAAAAGAACATACAGTTATAGTTAATTTTAGCGTAAACGCGTTTAGTGAAGTAGTCAGATATGCAAATACTGGGTATATTACTATTGATTCTAACAACGCCACGGAAATTTTAGCAATTGCTTCAAAATTTTCACTAATGTTTGTTAAAAATGTTTGTATAGACTTTATGACAGAAATAATAAATGACGAAAACTGTATTCATTTTTTAAGAATTGGGTTTAATTATGGATGTTACAGATTATACGGAGAAGCCGTTGACTTTATAAGAAATAGATTTGAAACATTGTCGATGTTTGAAAAATTATTAAAACTATCATACCATGAACTAAAACTAATGCTTGTTAGCGACGAACTAAACGTTACCAGCGAAGATGTTGTTTTAAGATTTTTAATAAGGTGGTCATTATATAAAGATAACCAAAAAAAAGCATATTGTTTAGCGCAAGAAGTGCTTAGAACAACACATCTTTCAGTAAATGGAATATGTAGATTAAAAAGGTGGTTTTCAAGAATAGGAAAAAACAAACTTATTTTTAGAAACATACCTCCAAGAAGAATGTATTCTTCTAAAGAAAACTTAAGCAAAGAGATATTAAATTCGCTAGAGCATGGCATGTTTAATCTAAACTATCTTAAAAATGTGGATATGTGGAAAAAAATTAATAATATGATAAACGTTCACTATGTATTTTGTGGAAGCGTGGTTATAAACAACCTTATATTTTTAATAGGAGGAATGAATTCGGATAATATGTGTGTTAAAAGCGTTGTGGGTTTTGATACAAACACGTCATCCTTATTCCCTGTACCAGATATGATTTATCCTAAAAAATTTCCAGGAGTTGTAAATGTTGACGATCGTGTTTATGTAATAGGTGGTATTTATGATGTTGTTTTAAATACAGTTGAAAGTTGGTTTCCTGGAGAACCCTCTTGGAAAGAAGAAAAACCGCTAATTATGCCTAGGTATAATCCGTGTATAGAAAAAGTTAATAATCTTCTATTTGTTTTTGGAGGGGTATCTGAATACGATAAGACAGTTGAGTGTTTATCTTTATTAACTAATCAATGGAAAATGTGCTCTTCAAGTACATATTCACATTTTAATGGGTGTACTGCATTTTACAATAATAAAGTTTACTTAATAGGTGGATTATCTCATATTAATAACGAAAAGGAATACAGATTTGTTGAATTATATGATCCGTATACTGACAAATGGACAGATGGTCCTTCTATTAACGTTCCTAGGCTAAATGCGTCTGTATGTGTTTTTGATAATTTAATATTGGTAGTTGGTGGATACTTTAACAATTCATACGTACAAGATGTTGAATTGTTATGCGGTAATAGATGGGAAATAATTGGTCAGTTAGATATGATTAGTTAAAAACTGAATTATTATCACATTTTATCGAACAATGTTATATACTATGAGAATTAAATCAGCAATTATTTTTTCTCTTGAGGACGTAACACATTACCAGTTCAAAATACTAATATTTTTAACAAAGGATGAACTAAATATAAGCGATGAAGAAAAACAAATACTAGATAGAGTAGATTTTGCCGAAAAACTATTTCAAACTTATCCAGGTATTAAATCATTATATTTTTTAGAAAAAGCAATAAGTATGGTTCCAAATGCAAAATACGCAAGAAGTAACATAAACAGATTAATTAGTGACTTAGTACCATCTGTTCAGTTTGAACCAGTTTGTAAAAAAATTATACGAAAACACAGATTTAGAAATTCCAATGTTATGAAAAATATAAGTAGTACAGTAAGAAGAAAGTTATTTTAAATATAAAAACAAAAAAAAAAGTATTTCTTAATAAAATAGTAATGTCAAAGTTTATAGTATACGTTAAAAAAAGTTCTGAATCGGCAACTATACCAACCAAGTCATCAAAAAAGTCGGCGGGATACGATTTATATAGTGCTTACGATTACTTAGTTTGTCCAAAAAATAGATTATTAGTAAAAACAGATATTTGTTTATCTATTCCGGATGGATGTTATGGTAGGATAGCACCAAGATCAGGATTATCATTAAACAGTTGTATAGATATAGGTGGTGGGGTAATAGATAGTGATTACAGAGGTATAATAGGTGTTATATTTATCAATAATGGAAACTCTCCTTATTATATCAAAAAAGGGGACAGAATAGCACAAATCGTTTTTGAAAAACTAGCAAATGTAGACCTTAAGGAAATTACTAATTTAGATTGCACGTGTAGAGGGGATTCCGGCTTTGGCTCTTCCGGAGTTTAATTAAATAACATAAAAATAAGCACCAAATAATAATATTGTTAAAAATGGAAAATAGCTGTAATTTTAACAACAGTATTAAAAATGTAATTGTTTTTTATATAAATGAAAAAGCTTTAATAGAAGAAAAAAAAATGTTATCTTGTTACGAAAATAAACTGCTAAATTTAATTAAGGAAGATTGTGAAAACATAATGTTAAAGTATAAGCCAAATTTAAGTTATATTTGCAGTTTGTTAAAAGTTGACGATACCTCTGAAGAAAATATAAAACATATTAAAGATCAAATTATTGAATCGTTAGAAAACGATAACAGACCTTCTGTAAAATTAGCAATAATATCTTTAATTTCTATGATAGTAGAAATGAACGGTTATAAGGGTAAAAATATACCTATGTCTTTTTTGATAGAAGATATAGCTTTAAAAATATCAGAAAATAGCGAAGACCTAATTAACTTTATAAATATAAAAAATAAACAAAAAAGTTTTATTTTAAAAAAAGTATCTTACTTGTTTTGGTGGGTAAGTATTTTATGTTTACTTGGCTACTTTATAAAAAATATTACTAAAACATAATGAAAAACAAATTTATGTTTTTTACTTTATCATGTGCCATTTTAGCATTAAATTGTTTACCGTTGCTACAAAATATGTACGTAATAGAGTGTGACACAAGTAACTTTTGTTTAAATGGAGGGACCTGTTTTTTAACTAAACATGTTCCTTCGTATTCTAATTTTAGTTTAAAATTTTGTTTGTGTAAAAGGCAATTTAACGGAAAAAGGTGTGAAAATAAAATAGTAAATTAAGTACAAAATATAACAACATTTAATAAAATGAAAACTCAAATTATTATACTTTTATTAATCTATTTTGTACAAGACTCTAAAAATGAATGTGTTAAAACCAGAAGTGTTAATATTCATGTCCCTGTAAAAGAAACAAGTAAAGTTGTTTTAGAATGTAGAGGAGATTCATATTTTAGACATTTTAGTTATGTTTACTGGATAATAGGTAAAAACAAAACAGTTGATCAGTTACCTCCTAATTCTGGGTACAGAGAAAGGATTTACTTATTTAAAAAACCTCATAGGTGTGAAAACAGACCTCGTGCGGATCTTATATTAACAAATATTACAGATGAAATGCGAAATGAAAAATTAACCTGTGTGTTAATAGATCCTAAAGACCCTCTTAAAGAGTCTGTAATACTGAGTAAAATATGGAACTGTGTATACAAAATATAAATATAAATTTTGTTTTTTAAAAATGATACATTACTTTATAAACAAAGGAGGAAAGTTTATATCATGCAAATATTGGTGTTTTTCTCCAATACCTAAAGCAATCGTTTTTATATCTCACGGAGAAGGAGAACATAGTTTAATATATGAACGCCTTGCAAACGAACTAACAAAAATTAATATTTCCGTATTTTCACATGATCATGTAGGACATGGAAAAAGTCAGGGAAAACGGCTAAGTGTAACTTCTTTTAACGTTTACATACAAGATGTAATACAGCACGTTAATATTTTTAAAAAAAGTTACCCAAACGTGCCTATGTATATACTAGGACACTCAATGGGATCCGCCATAGCTATTTTGATATCTGTAAAATACCCAAATATTTTCGACGGGATAATATTACTATCTCCTATGATAAATTTTTTAGAAAACCTGTCGTTTTGTGACGTATTAAAAACTTATCTGTATAATATATTTTATCCTAGCAAAATAATTTACAAAATTAACGTAAATATGTTATCTAACAATATAAAAGAAAATGCATCATACAACTTAGATCCGTATATATGCAGCAATAAAATGTCTGCAGCTTTTTGCTATCAAGTTATGTGTTTAACGTCAAGTGCCAAAAAAAAAATTAATAATGTTAAAATACCAATAATAGTATTACATGGAATAAACGATGTTATATGCGATGTAAAATGGTCAAAATATATAATTAAAAGCGTTGGAAGCTACGACAGAACAATAAAATTGTACAAAGGTGCAAATCATGACCTGCATAGAGAAGTTGAAGATATTAGAGATACTGTATTTAGCGATATTAAAGTATGGCTAATAAATAGATCTAAAGTTAGTTACTATGATGTCTTAATATAAAAGTTAAAAATAAACGCAACCTCTTTTAGACATGAATAATTACAAAAGTAAGTTGGCGTTTTGTTACGCGTTTCCAACTGTCGGAACCGTAACAAAAGGAATTGTCACAGTTAAAGATGCAGACTTTACAGTATTTTTACCAGAGTTTGGGTTAGAAGCATTAATCGTTAACTATTTTTCAGTAAACGCAAATATAGCAGAAAAATTATCAAAAGAACTATCTGGAAAGACCATTAATGTACAAGTAATTAGAACAGATAAATTAAAAGGATATGTTGATGTTCGACACATAACATAACATGATATTATAATATGTCATGTCAGTAATGCCGATTTTTTATATAGAGAGTGGTATACAAGATTATTTTAATTACCCTTTACATAGCACTATTTACTTCTTAAAAGATGAAAAAAAGGTAAAGTATTTATTAGATCATGGATATGATATAAATCAAAAAGCGAATAATTCTTTAACTCCGCTTCATTATGCAGTTTTAACTAACAATGTCGAAATAGTTAAATTATTACTATCAAAAGGTGTTAATGTTAATGCTACTGATAGATACGGATGTTCTCCTCTATATTATTATATTATGACTAAAAAGGAAAATTATGAAATTATAAAACTATTGCTGGATAACGGTGCAGATGTAAATGCTGTTTCTAGCATACAGGAAAATGTATTACATGCATTTACAGAATACGGATGTAAGAACACCGACGTTTTAAAAACAATTATTAAAAAAACTTACAACATAAACTCAAAAAATAAGTGGGGTAAAACTCCGTTAAATTTTGCTGTAGAAAAAGATAATATGAATATAATAAAAATATTGTTACATTATGGAGCTAATCCTTTTACACTTTCAAATAACATGGATACGCTAATGCATTGTTTTTTAAACAACATAAATTTGTTTAAAAAAGTAAAACTGTTATTAGATATTGGTTTAGATCCAAATAGTAAAAATATAGACGGGGATTCTCCATTACATAAGATATGTTCAGTAAATCCAAGTTTAGAGACCGTCAGTTTATTAGTTAGTAAAGGAGCAAATGTAAACTCGTTAAACAATGATAAAAATACACCTCTTCATGTGTATATGTATGAATATCCAGACAAATTTTGCAAAAGCGTGTTTGTTTTTTTGCTCAAAAAGGGAGCTAACATACATATAAACAATAAATATAATAAACAACCGTTTAATATTTTATCTTGTAATAAAGAAATAACTATTGATTTAATTGAATTGTTTATTAAAAAAAATGTACATGTGAATAATAAAAACGTGTACGGATATTCACCTATTCATAATTTTTCAAACAATCCAAACATTGACATTGTAAAAAGATGGCTGGATTACGGAGCAAATCCTAACGACAGAACCGTTAATGGAGTAACCCCGGTGCATATAAGTGCAAAAAATAAAAACACAAATGTTTTTAAGTTAATAGTAAGTAATGGAGGTGATATTAATGCTGTAGATCAATATGGGAATACTCCATTGCACGAATCTGTAGTTAATGAAAATAATTTAAAATATTTGCTCAGTTTAGGAGTTAAAGATGTACCAAACAAACGGGGAGAAACTGCTCTTTTTAAAGCAGTAAGACATGACAAATTAAATTCTGTTAAGTTTTTGTTACAACAACAAAATAATTTTTTAAATTATGTAACTAATGATGGAAACACATGTATTTCAGAATGCTTTGATACCTTCAATGAAGCAATTTTTAACGAACTTATAATTAACAGACCTAATATTTCTACCATGATCATTTCGTTAAACAAAGTTAACAAATACTGCAGCAAGCTAATGTTAAAAAAATCAATAATGTATATGCTGTTATTAAACTCTTCATTTTACAAAGACGATAAAAAATACGTTTCTATGTATAGATTTATTAACGAGTGTGTTGAAGAAATAGAAATTATAAAAACAATAAAAATAGGATATTACAAACACTCTGTTTTTAGTATAATAAAAAATTATAATATTAATTTAGCAGTTAATTATGTAAATAACAGTGCCTTGTATAAGTTTATAACCCTTAAACACTATGGACAGTTAATTAAAGAAATTATAGAGAAAGCTTTATATAGAAAATCGTTAATACTAAATAAAATTAAAAAAATGGACATGATATGTAAAAATACGCATTGGATTGTTATTCCCATAGAAATAAAACTGAAAATAATAAAAAACATAGATAATAGATATCTAGAATAAATTTTATATAAATGATGTACTTAAACAATGTTATACTTTTAGCAATAATTAACACTATTTTTGCCAAAACTATACCAAAAAGTTCTACATCTTTTGAATTAAAAATATTTAAAAATTCATTAAAACTTGGTGAAAATTACGGTTTTTCGCCATACGGTGTATTATCTGTAATGTGTATGATGCAAATCGCGACCGCGGGAAAAAGTAAACAGCAAATAATAAACATAACAGGTATAGATGCAAATGTTTTTGGAAAAATTGTTAACGTTGTTAGTAATTCTACAACTGTCGTGAGCGAAATTTTTGTTCAAAGAAATATTAAAATTCAAAAAGAATTTATGCTTAATTTTTATGGGTTGTTTAACAAAACAGTAAAACATGTATATTTTAATGATACAAATTCCACATACATTATAAACGATTATGTAAGTAAAATTACTAACGGGAAGATAAACGATATAATATCCTCAGATGTTTTATCATATAATACTAAAATGGTAGCAATTAATGCCATTTACTTTAACGGAGATTGGAAGCATACATTTCCTTTAGAAGGTACTAAAGATGGCATCTTTTACAAAGACGACAAAACAACTTTAACGGTTAAAATGATGACACAGATTGGCAAATTTAATTATGGAGAATTTGTAATTCCCAACACTAACAAATACTGTAAGGTTGTAGAGTTACCATACGTAGATGATAATTTAAGCATGTTAGTTATTGTACCGAATGATAATAAATTTTCTATATATAAGTTGTTAAGTAAAATTAATGAAATAGATTTAGGTATTTTAAAAACAAATATTAAAGAAACACTAATTCAAGTATTTATGCCAAAGTTTTTTATTAAATCAAAAAACCATTTAAAAAAATCATTAAGAAAACTAGGAATAACTTACATTTTTAATAAAAATAATGCAAATTTTAGAGCAATGACAACAGAAAATATATACGTATATAAAGCATTTCAAGATGTGCAAATTATTGTCAATGAACAAGGAACTACAGCACAAAGTTCAACTGCAATTGTAGCGATTGCCAGAAGATCAATTGATACAATAACGTTTAACAGACCATTTTTGTTTTTTATAACATACAAACCATACAATACAATTCTTTTTTCTGGCATAGTAGTCGAACCAAAAATAGTTGAAAGTTAATGCATATTTTCGCAAGCGGATATGGAGGGAGTTAAAAAATTATTTAATTTTTTAATTTTATTTTTTTTTGTATCCACTACATTATCGTATATTCTAAAACAAGATCATAAAGATTTTGGAAAGTGTGTTTCTAAAAAATATAGATACTGGAATTTAGCGGCAGTATTAACGTTAGGTCTTACGTATACAATACCGGAAAAAGAACAATGTTTTGCACATATACACTTAGATACGACGTTAGTCATAGGATACGGGTTAAGTATAGAAATTGAAATAACCAATAAAATAGATGGACAAGTGGTATCCGTAGTAGAAGGATTGTATAATAACAACACAATTATTTTATTGTTATTTATAGCCAACGATAGAAGTGATTACGAAAACAGCGTTATACCAAATACTAAAATATCAGTTACATGTACAGATATTGACTGTGATAATAATCCAACAAGACAAGTTTTAAATGGTAAAGTAAGTAAAAACGAATTAATAATTTTTGGAAGCTGTTTAACATGTGTTCTATTAGATACATATCCCAATAGTATTAAAGGTTTTTTGCCACCGAGTGGAATAGTCGCAAAACCGTATTCTAAAGGCGTTAACGAAGATAACGGATATTTATGGTATAGACACAAAAAAGATAGTTGCAATGTAGATTTTTTAAACACTAGCTATAGCATATGTAGTAAAATTAGAAGATAATAAAATGAAAAAGTATAGCAAATATCATACGTTGTTATGGACGAAGAACGGTTTACAGATTACGACGAGTTTATAGATAACTTATTTGTATCGTACACAAATCCAATATTTTATTATGTTTGGAAAAATGACATAGAAAACGTTAAAAAATGGTCTTGTTTTGCTAACAAGTTTAACGAATATTATGAAACTCCAATTCACACATGTTTAGAAAACAAAAATGCAAGTTTAGAAATGGTTGAATTTTTAATAAAATCAGGCGCCGATGTAAACCATAAAACAAAACATTACGGTTTTAGTCCACTTCATACGTACTTATCAATTAATGAAAACGTTAACATCGACATATTACAATTAATGGTTAAAAATGGTTCAGATATTGAGTCTTTAGACGAAGACGGAAAAACGCCATTTCATAGATATATGACTAACTGTAATGTTAAAATTGATGTTGTAAAATATTTATACAAACTTGGATGCTCCATTCATAATATTGATCACGATGGTAATAATATGCTACATTCGTATTTTCTATTGCGATCAGAAGATGAAATATCTAACTTTTTGATTGAAGAAGGAGTTGATATAAATAACGTTAACAAATATGGCGTAACTCCATATCAATTAAAAAATTACAATAAAGTTTTTTTAAATAAAACTAAAAAAGAAATCTGTTAAGTAAGCTAGGTTTGTAATGAAATACGTTATTACTATAAACAAAAGTATGATAGATTACATAAACATTGAAAACACCACTGAATACTATTATTACGACTATTTGGATGAAAAATATGCTCCGTGTGATAACAATGTTATTTACGATAACAACAAAACAATTATATCATTTGTATATTGCATGTTGTTTATTTTTGGACTATTGGGTAATTTGTTAGTTATTTATGTATTAACGTACTGTAAAAAGTTAAGTACTGTAACGGATATATTTTTGCTAAACCTGGCAATATCTGATTTATTATTTGTTATGTCATTTCCGTTTCAAATACATTATCAATTGAGTCAGTGGATATTTGGAAATTTTATGTGTAAAATTGTTTCCGGACTGTATTACATAGGTTTTTATAGCGGAATGTTTTTCGTTACAGTTATGAGCGTGTATAGGTATATATCTATAGTTCACATAACATACTCATTAAAGATAAAAACTGTAAAGATAGGATACATATCTTCTTTATTAATTTGGATTATATCTATTGTTTTAACGACACCGTTAGTAGTTGTTTATCAAGTTGAAAAGCACGATCAAACTTTAATATGCTATGCATTTTATAACAATAAAACATTTATATGGCGGTTGTTTATAAACTTTGAAATTAATATTATTGGAATGTTGATACCGTTCGTTATACTATTATTTTGTTACGTAAAAATATTAATGCAATTAAAAAAATGCAAAAATAAAAATAAAATAAAAGCTATAAGATTAGTTTTAATTATAGTTTTCGTAAATATCATTTTTTGGATTCCATTTAACGTTGTATTGTTTTTAACGTCTATGCATAGTTTACACTTTTTGGAAGGTTGTAAAACATTTAAAAAAATAACATACGCTTTGTATGTAACAGAAATAATATCGTCTTCTCATTGTTGTATAAATCCGCTTATATATTCCTTAGCAGGAGAAAAATTTAATTGTCATGTTTACAATTTAATGGTTAAATGTAAACGTCGTACGTTATCAATAAGTACTACATCATCAACAAAAAGCACATGTGCTCAAAATGCTCTTTAAATAACTGAAAAACAAACCTATATACTTACGAGTCTGGTAATTAAAAAAGCCAGATTTTTTACTATGGAGTTTTGTCCAGGGTACTGTCTTGTTGATTGCCTTAACCGCGATGATGATATTCGTCAAATTATTGTTGATTACATATATTGGTCAATGTATTCGTACAGAAGCCGCTCTCCTGCTGGAAAAGTGTTTCAAGTTTTAAAAATGTTTAGAAGAGATTCTGAGATTGTTTTTGGAGAAAATTTTAGACACATTGTTAAAAATTTTAAAACATTAGGAATAGAGGATACAGTTCAAGCTGTAAAGTGTTTTACGATTGGAAAAAATGCTCTGAGGGAGTCTGTTTCAATGGTAGATTTATGTGCTTCATTAGCAGAGTATTGGGGGGGTGAGGATTTACCAACCAATGATAGTTTGCAAGCTCTTAAGTTAATGACCATTCTTTTATCGGATGATGATTATTCTTTTATTGATTTGTGTCTTAGGGTTAGGCTAAAAAAACTTAAGTAACATATTAACTTTTTTGTAAATACCTAAACAATTGTTAAAAAACTTATCTTTATACAAAAATAAATGAGTGATATATGTTGGATATGTAACGACGTTTGTGATGAAAGAAACAATTTTTGCGGATGCAACGAAGAATACAAAGTTGTTCATATAAAATGTATGCAATTATGGATAAATTACTCAAAGAAAAAAGAATGCAACCTGTGCAAAACAAAATATAACATTAAAAAAACTTATGTTTCGTTTAAAAAATGGAATTGGTGTTTTAATGATAAAAAAACAACTTTGTTTAAAATATTTTTTATTTTGTTTGCTTTAGTGTTTATATTTTTAACAATAACACTAAGTAACGATATGGCAAATCTTGTTACCGGAATAAACGATCTAATATGTAGTATTATTTTTTTAATAGTATACACAGTTGTAATGTTAACTTCTATATGCTTTTCTGTGTTTGTTGTAGCAATAGTTGTTGATTTTTTATTAGAAGCAAAAGAAAAAAATTCATTTTTAACAATAAGAGAAATAGTATAAAAGTGAAAACCTATTTTGTAAAAAAGATCAATTACTAAAATGGACTACAAGTCTTTAATAACAAAATATGTAAAATGCATCTATAAAAGTAATAACAAAAATTTTGTAGAAGAATTTAAAAAAAATTTTTATTTTTCAGATTTTGATATAGATCCTACAGAAGACGAAATAGTTGGAATATTTTTAGAAGAACCGTTACAGTGCACATTTTATACAATACAACTAATAAGCAAAAGCATTATGAATAAACAGGAAGTTTTAGAGATAATGTCTGAATTAAAAAAAGATAACGTATATTTTGAAAATATATTTTATACAACAATTTTTGACCACCACTTGGTGGATTCCATGTCGGTAGTTTCAAACTTTAATATTATGATGAAAGAATACTTTTCTTTTAGACAAAATAATAAAAATAACAATATACACGTTGGAAAAATATTTAGAGAGATTATGAGCTATGACGAATTAGCAATAAATCATTACGGACAGTTGTATATTAAAAATGCAATAATTGAAATCAACTCACCAAGAGACAGTTATAGCTTTTCAATATATAAAAGATTTAAAAGAAAAATTGATGATACTATAAGTGTAAACATAGATTTTATTAAAAAGATTATAGGTTTTATTTCTATACTATCTGTACATGATACAGTTTATGATAGCAATCCAATATCTTACATATTTTTTGATGATATCAGTTTTTATCACAGACAGATGTTTAAAAACTACTTAACTAGTTTATATCCTTAAAAGTGAACATATAAACATTGTTACGATAAATGGAAGAAATAAAAATAATGGAAAAGTATATAAAGTTGTTATCAAAAAATGAATTTGCTCAGTTTTGCAGTATATTTATGGTTAATGCAGATTTTGCTTTTTATGATCAACGACCAAATCTTAACGAATTACTAAAGATATTACGCGAAGAATTTTACGGGTGCAATGTACGTTTAATTTATGATATAATAAGCATAGTATCAACAAAAGTTTGTAAAATGATCAAAGATGAAAACAATAACCTATTAATAACATCTAATTACTTGAATAAAAAGTTAAATTTTATTAAAATGAATAAAGTTTTTAAAAATAATAGCATAGACGATATTATTTACGTGTACTTTAATTACAAGAAAAATAACAACATTGTTAGCTGTGGAAAAGTGTTTAAAGAGTTAATGAAATATGATGAAATTGCAAAAAAACAATACCAAGAGAAATTACACAAAGACATAAACAATTTTAAACTAAATAATAAATATAAAATAAATTTATATGAAATGTTTAACGGAGATCCTATTAATTATTGTAAGGTATCAATTGGATTTGTTTCCATCTTGTTCGATGTTTTTCCACTTTACTATAATTTTGATACTGATTTTTTTAACCAAGTAAGTATACGATATAGAATGATTCTAAAGGAAGAGTTAATTAGTACTATAAATTAATATTTAGTTAAAAATTGATTAATAAGTTTATTTTTATTGTATAAACATGGATAAGTTACTATTATTTAGCACAATTGTAGCAGTTTGTAACTGCATAACTTTAAAATATAATTATACTGTTACGTTAAAAGATGATGGGTTATACGATGGAGTATTTTACGATCATTACAACGATCAGTTAGTGACGAAAATATCATATAACCATGAAACTAGACACGGAAACGTAAATTTTAGGGCTGATTGGTTTAATATTTCTAGGAGTCCCCACACGCCAGGTAACGATTATAACTTTAACTTTTGGTATTCTTTAATGAAAGAAACTTTAGAAGAAATTAATAAAAACGATAGCACAAAAACTACTTCGCTTTCATTAATCACTGGGTGTTATGAAACAGGATTATTATTTGGTAGTTATGGGTATGTAGAAACGGCCAACGGGCCGTTGGCCAGATACCATACAGGAGATAAAAGGTTTACGAAAATGACACATAAAGGTTTTCCCAAGGTTGGAATGTTAACTGTAAAAAACACTCTTTGGAAAGATGTAAAAGCTTATTTAGGCGGTTTTGAATATATGGGATGTTCATTAGCTATTTTAGATTACCAAAAAATGGCTAAAGGTAAAATACCAAAAGATACAACACCTACAGTGAAAGTAACGGGTAATGAGTTAGAAGATGGTAACATGACTCTTGAATGCACTGTAAATTCATTTTACCCTCCTGACGTAATTACTAAGTGGATAGAAAGCGAACATTTTAAAGGTGAATATAAATATGTTAACGGAAGATACTATCCAGAATGGGGGAGAAAATCCAATTATGAGCCAGGAGAGCCAGGTTTTCCATGGAATATCAAAAAAGATAAAGATGCAAATACATATAGTTTAACAGATTTAGTACGTACAACATCAAAAATGAGTAGTCAACCAGTATGTGTTGTTTTCCATGACACTTTAGAAGCGCAAGTTTATACTTGTTCTGAAGGATGCAATGGAGAGCTATACGATCACCTATATAGAAAAACAGAAGAAGGGGAAGGTGAAGAGGATGAAGAAGACTGAAACCAAGTCGTGGAAGCTGTTTTGATTAAACGTTTTCCGCTAGCGGAAGTTTGCCGCCAAAAAGGGCGATGTTTTTTTAAAAATGAAAAAGTAGATACCGAATGATTGCAAAATGGAGGTTATTACAGACGGCGTGTTGCGTCTCAAGAGCTTCAGAGACGACTTTAAAGGTATTAAGGAGGAACTCAAGTTCATGCTTAACTCATGGGAGGATTCCGACATATTAAGGCACAGGCAATTCATTCCGTGCGAAATTTTGGTACTGGAAAAAAGCGAACGAACCAAACAGGTATTTGGGGCCGTAAAGAGGGTTCTGGCGTCGTCCCTGACCGACTATAACGTTTACGTGTGTGAGCACTTGACTATAGTCAAGTGCTTTAAAGGGGTGGGGTTCGATAACCGCTTTAGTATAATAACCGAAGACAGACACCGGGGGAGAGAATACACGCTGGTTTTGCATCTGTCTAGTCCAAAAAACGGCGGAAAAACGGACGTCTGTGTTGGTGATAAAACGGTAATATCAACCGCGGATGATTTCCTTTTAGAAAAACGTTCCGAGCAACTGTCTAACGTGGTTCAAGAAGGAGAAAAAATAGTTGTGCTCGTTAAGGTGTTTTTGCTACGTAAGGAGGCGGACGTCATATTTACATTGGCGCGATTTTCAAAAGATGTAAAGTTTTACGAAAAAGAGGGAGATAGGAACCTGTGTTACGCTCTTGTAGAAGTTAACAGTCCGTTTGCTGAAGTTGAGTCGTTTGGAGTAATAACTGATAGATCCGGAAGATGCCTGTTGGTTAACCGTTACCAAAAACTGGTTAAAAAGGTAATGGTGGAAAAAACTTTTGTTGACATGTGCACAGAAATATCCTTTGATGGATTTTACAACTTAAGTAACGTAGAAGGAAAAGATATGGCGTGGAAAGAGCTTAAAGCGGTTAAAGAAGATTTATGGGTACCGAGTTCAGAAGAGGATTATAAGTTTCTGAGAGAGTTGGTAGATTACGTATCTTCCAATTTAAAAACAAAGGTTGACTACTACGTTCTTTCGACCTGCGACGACGACGAAACACAATACGTAAGCTTAAACGTTATTCGTTGCTATTTTTCTATATAATTATTACATAAAAACGCAGCGTTTTTATTTCCTTTAAATAATTACAATGGGGAGGGAGAGCTCGCTTTTTTTTTAGCTTGGTGGTTTTTTTCTGCGATATATAACGTTTTCTTAGTCGCCTGGAAACTGTTGCAGGGAACGTTGGTTTTTATTATTCGAATATTTGCGTTTTTAGTTATATGCGCAAAAGAGTTTTTTACATTAATAGTTAACAGCATCGCAAAACTTGCGCTATCGTTTGTGTATTATTTAGCAAAATTTTCTCGGTTGTTTGTATCGAGTGCGGCTAGTCTAATACTGTATCCCATAAAATGGTTAACATCGTTAATATTAGGAGATTTTTTTGATGAGGAAGATTATAAAAAACCAACTTTTTGGCCGTTTTATCCTGTCACAGACGACGAAAAAAAAGACAAAAAGGAAACCGACAATACGCCTAAACAAATTAAAAAAATAAACGATAAAGAATTATCGGTATACGATCCCAACACAATTCCGGAAGAGTATAAAAGAGTAGGTAGCTTCGACACGTTAAAAATACCCAACCCTTTTAAAAAGTACTATTTTCCTCCTCCATCTAAAGAAAAAAGTTTCATGGAAAGCGTAATGGACATTTTTAACAATTAAAACAAAAAATTCTATTTACGTTGGCTTTAAAAGCCGTTTTTCATTAAAAACACATTAAAAGTTAATTATAAACGTGTGTGTTTACTATTTTTTTTCCAGTTATAAATTATAAATAAAGGTTTAAATT